CTAAATATATGCCTTCAACTTCAGGAATTATTGAATTTAAGTATGGTCTGCAGGCTGCGTATAACAGTGCAACCAAAAACGCAAACACGATTTACTTCACAACGGATGCTCAGAGACTCTTTGTAGGTGATACTGAGTACACTCGCCCAGTTTCTCACGGCGCTGCTCTACCTTCTAGTTTCTTGCCTCCGGATTCACTGTTCGTGCTAGAGTCAGGTACTGCTCGTTCACTCTACTTTAGCAAGGATGGCAAGACTTGGGAACTCATTGCTAAGCTCAACGCTACGATCGCTAATGGTGTAGTTGGTAACAACACAGAGGGCGCTGTTGACTTCGGTGGTAGCTTCAAGATTCCGAAGGTTACTTATGATGACAGAGGTAACATTACTGCAGCAGAAGATGTAACTATTACGCTTCCTGCAAAGCCTGCCGATATCAAGAATACCGTTAAGGTGGATGGAACCGGAAATGCTGTTACGGGTGCTACCTTTGATACTGCAGGTCATGCACTTACTCTCACAAAGGGTGAGACGTTTGCAACTAAGGCTTCTGTTGACGCACTTGCAGAGAAGCCGGCAATGGATATTACCTCAACTCAGATAACGAACTGGGACAATGAGGTAGGTGCAAAGGCCATTGCAAATGCTGCTGTAAGAGCTAATGCTGCTATCACCGGCGGTACGCATACTAAAATCACGTATGATTCAAAGGGACTTGTAACTGGTGGTGCTGATCTTACTGCTGCAGATATCCCGACGTTAACACTAGCAAAGATTTCAGACGCTGGTGATGCAGCTAAGAAGGGTGTAGCTACCACTGTTACAGCTGGTGGCACGGACCTCCCGACTGCTGGTGCTGTTCAGACTGCAATCAACTCTGCTATTTCTGGTGTAACGCAGTTTGAAATCGTGAAGGTCGAGTCTTTCGACAAGCTTCCGTCTACGGGTGTAAAGGGTGTAATTTACCTTGTTCCGCATACTCATGGATCAAACGATACATTTGATGAGTATATCTGGAACACATCAGCAGCCAAACCGGCATATGAGAAGATCGGCAACACGGATGTTGATCTATCTGGATATGTTCCGACCTCTCGTAAGATTAACGGTCAAGCACTTACTGCTGATGTCAACATTACTACAATTACAGGTAATGCCGGATCTGCAAATAAGGTAAATCATGCAATCACGATCGATGGACAGAAGTTCGACGGTTCTGAAGCAGTAACAATCAGCACCGCAAAGAGCGTCAGCTCTCTCACGGATACAACTATCACATCAGCTGCAAACGGCAATTCTCTTGTCTACAACGGTACTGCCTGGGTAAACAAGACGCTTACTAAGGCTGATGTAGGTCTTGGAAATGTAGACAATACTGCTGACTCTGCTAAGTCAGTTGCGTCTGCAGGTAAGCTGACAACTGCCAGAACTATCACGCTTGAGGGTGATGCAACTGGATCTGTTTCCTTCGACGGATCTAAGAATGTGTCTATCGCAGTAACAGGTGTTAAGGCCGCAGCAGATGGAGAAGGTAACAACATTGTAGCTACGTATGCTACAAAGGCAGAAGTCGCAGCTGCAGCGCTTAAGTGGCAGACCATCTAAGTTCCTGTAATCTATAGTTACTAGAATATGTAACATTTCGCCGAGTTGATTCAAATCAACTCGGCGATTTGTTTGTTCACCTTTAATACAACTGACGATAAACTACTACTAAACATATGTGGTGATAACATGAAAGATACAAAATTAGAAGATGTATCGTTTAGCCGAGGATCTTCGAGCACAATTCCAGAAACTAAGATACCTGGAAGATTATTAGTCGAAACAGACACAGGAAATGTATTTTTAGATGATACAAAAGAATCTAGAGTACAATTAACAGATACATCAAAGTTATCTAAACACGGTGATGTATTAGATGATAGAGCGTCAATGGAATTTAAATCGGGTGAAGATTTTATACGCATCTCAGGAAACTCGATTGAAGGCACAGCTTTATCCATCAAAAACATAAGAGAATCATTAGGGATTTCCGATAACAGACTTGTATGGACATCTACAAACGAGGAGAGATAACATGAACATGGATGAGATTCTGAAATACATTCAATTAGTTGCATCTTTAGTGTGCTCTATATCTGCTGCATCTGCAATAATTATCAAAATTCTCAAAAAGTCGTTGATAAAGGTTACAAAAGAAGCAATTGATACTCACATGACAGAAATCAAACGAAATCAGCAGCAGAATATCAAGTCACTAGAATCAAAGATGCAAAGTAAGTTAGACGACATTAAATCCTCAACTGATTCACAGATGACTGCTCTAACAAATCAACTACAAAGTTTGTCAGATTCTCAATCAGATACTAACGCCAAGCTTAAAGCTTCTTTGCTAGCATCTACGAGAGACAGAATAAATCAAGCTCATGACTATTACCTTAAAAAAGGATTCATAGGTACACACTCCTTATTTATTGTAGAAGAATTATATTCCTCTTATACTGCATTGGGAGGAAACTCTTTTATAACACATCAAATGGAAGATATCAGAGAACTTAAGCTTATCAGCGCTGAGATGGAACAATATGACAAAGAAAGCTAGTTGTTTCTGCTCTGCAATACTTTCGTCACCTTTTATCTAATATGTAGCAGGTGCTATTACATCAAACAATTTGTTGGAGGATGATTATATGTCGAGTGATAATACCATGATGTTGCCGATAGAAAACAATTCAATTAAGATCAAATTCGGAAGTCAATTGCCTAGCGCACCTGACAGAGATTGCATCTATTTCATAGCTGATGAGGAAACCAACACCTACAAACTCTATTTAGGAAGCTATGCTATACATGCTAACGTGTCCGCAATAACTGACACTGAAATTGACGAAATTTGTAAATAATTCTAGGTGCAAGGGGGATCATTATGACGTTTTTAAATAACACGGGTTTGGAGCGCTTGTGGTCTAAAATTACTGCAAAACTTAATTTAAAAGTAGATAAAGTAAACGGAAAAGGTTTATCAACGAATGATTATACAACTACTGAAAAAAACAAACTTGCTGGGATAGCCACTGGTGCTACTAAAACGGTAGTAGACACCGCATTAAGCAGTAGCTCTACAAATCCCGTACAGAATAAAGTTGTCAACACTGCTATTAGTAATCTTAACACTCTAGTCGGAGATACCGCCGTTAGTACACAAATTACTAATGCAGTCGCAAACAAGGTAGACAAGGTTTCTGGTAAGGGACTTTCTACTAATGACTACACTACTGCTGAGAAGAATAAGCTTTCTGGAATTGATACAGGAGCCAACAAAACGATAGTTGATAGCGTTTTAAGCACTACAAGCACCAACCCTGTTCAGAATAAGGTAGTTAACACCGCAATCTCCAATTTAAATACGCTTGTTGGCGATAAATCTGTATCTAGCCAAATTTCAACTGCTATTGCAAGTAAAGCTGATATTGGTCACACTCACACAAAATCAGAAGTTGGGCTAGGTAATGTTGATAATACCACTGATGCTGATAAAAGCGTTAAGTATGCAACGAGTGCGGGAAGCGCTGCGAGCGTTACTGGCATCGTTGGCGTTGAACATGGAGGAACTGATGCAACAAGTAGAAATGGTGGTTATTCAAATTTAATGAGTGGCGGAATTTATACCGGAAATTTGAATGATTGTCTAAATTGTGGAACATATATCTTTGCAACAGATAATGTAACAAATTATCCATCTGGAATTACAGGTTGGGCATTTCTAGAAGTGCAAACTTATTCAAGAGATTCGTCGGAGGTATTGCAGACTGCAACTTACGTGGATTCAAATAAAAAATTTAGTCGTACTCATATAAATGGAAACTGGAGTTCTTGGCAAGAAAATCTTACTATGCAAGACGCATATAAACAAAATTTCAAACTTATCCCATCAGGTGATGATTTAAATAATTATAAACAGAATGGTGTTTACGTTTCTGCTCAATCGTCAAATAAAATTAAAAATTTGCCAATTTATTTTGGTTCTGATTCTGCAGGAGCTTTTACTCTAGTAGTAACTGGAATATCAAACTCATCATACACAACTCAGATTCTCTATACAATTGGTGAACCACCATACATATATGTACGAAATCAATATAACTGGCAAACGCCATGGACATGGACAAGTTGGCATAGATTAATAAATGAAGAACAGATCTCATATAAATCTATTGTTAATATAAACGCTGAAAACAGATCTGTAGAACCTGGAATAAAAATGAATAGATACAGACCTAATGGAAATAAATATACTCGATTTTATGAAGCTGATGATGACAATGCCCAATTAGCCATTGCTCAATCTTTACCAGGTAGCGGTTCTGAAGGTATTACTCGCTTAAATTATAATGGTAATTACGCTTCTCTACGAGGAGATGTTCCTCTTTATTTAGGAGAATATTTTGCGCCTATTGCTCGATTTTATTTTTCAGATTATGGAACCTCATTACCAGCAGCGGGTAATAAAGGTAGAGTCTTTTTCAAGAAAGTATAACAACACACAATACTCAATTTATACATGAGGAGGATTCAAAGAATGTCATTTTTAGACAATCATGGATTATCCAGTTTATGGAACAAGATACAAGATAAATTAGCTACTAAAGCAGACAGTAGCCATGATCATACAAGTATATCAGGTACGGCTGAGAACGTGACCGGTGTAGTTGGTATTGCAAATGGTGGTACTGGTAGAGGATCTCGTACTGCGGGCTTAACAGCATTATTAGCAGGTTCTAGCATAACAGGAGATCTAAACTTCATAGATTCTGGAGTATATGCGTTCAGCACAAATGATTGTACAAACTGCCCACCATACAGCTCTTGGTATTTGCTGTTAGTATTTAGATATGCGGAGGGTGATAAAGCTTGTGTTCAAATTGCAACAACTTTGGGTAATCCGAGACATACATACATCCGCACATCAAGTGTAACCGGTACATTCACTAGCTGGACACAGCTTACAAATTTCACTGATAGTGATGGCGTCAAGCTGGAGTTGAATGCAGATATGCGGAATCTAGAGACTGGCATATATTTCAATCGAGGAAGACCCGCAGGAAACAAATACTCACTTATATATGAAGCTGATGATGATTTTCCAGAATTATCAATTCGTCAACATACTCCAACATATGATAAAGTTTTCCGTCTATGCTCAAACGCAGATTATACGTGGATACAATCGGATGGTTCATTATATATAGGAAACTCATCACACCCTGTAACTAGAATATACACAAATGATTACGGATCTACTCTACCTTCTGCGGGATCTAAGGGACGTATATTCTTTAAGAAAGTGTAATTTACATAGGAGGTAACCAATGGCTTTACAATCCAAAACAATTACTGGCAATGGTTCAAGAGGACATCACAGATTTACATTAACTGTTACCGAAAATAGTAAAAATGATAGTGCAAACACATCCAATATTAGCTATACATTTAAAATTTCACCTATTCAATCTGGATGGGACTGGAATACGCAAGGAACAAATATCAGTTATACTATTACAATAAATGGAACCAATTATACTGGAACAATTCCAAATTATAATGGATCAAGTACTGTTACTTTGAAGAGTAGCACTTTAAATGTTGCACACAGCGCCGCGGGCACAAAGACAATGAGTTTCAGTTTCAAAGTTACTGACCGTGACGGACTTAGCTATACTTGCGGCTCAGCATCAGCTAGCGGATCTATGGTATTAACACCAACCACTGGTCAGGGACTTGTTTATATCGATAATGGGTCTGGTTGGGATGCATATCAAGTATATATTGACAATGGATCATCGTGGGATAGATACATTCCATATATTGACAACGGATCTGGCTGGGACATGTATTAAGTGAATCAATGATAACAATAACTGTTGAAACTATTCAGCAGTTATTGTTATGTACACCTTTAATATCAACAACTGTATACAAATTCGTTCAACCATGATACTAGGAGTTGATTCATATATGCCAAGACAATTATGGAATGAAGGACGAGTTGTAGGCTTGTCCGCATATGAAGTCTATCTCAAACAGCATCTGTCAAAAAATCCTGATATAGAACCTGCTACTGAAATTGAATGGTTAGCTGCTTCGATTGCATCTGGATCTTCTATGATACTGAAAATATCTGCTCACAAAACTGCAGGTAGACACATAGTAGATTACCCATTACCTGCAGATAGTAGACTATGTGCAGCTAACCTGATTTTTGGTAATTTTTTCTCTGGAGATGTAGATATATCCGACGCCTCTTCTCCATTTGGTTATAGAATGTCATCTGTAGGTCAAACTGTTTCAAATACCGAGCACAGTCATCCGATTGGATCTGCTACAGACGCTACAAGTATTCCGAATCAAGTTGATGATACAGATTTATTTAACTCTAAAGCAAACGAATACAATAAAATTTTAGATGGTGTAGTCATTCAACCAGGTAACTGGGAAGATACAGGTGCGACAGCTCCTGCAGCAGATCTAGTTCCAAACATGAAACTTTCACCTACTGTCCGTATACTATTCAAAGACAAAGTAGATGCAGATTTCTATGTTATATTAACAGGATTCACGAATAGATCTGTAATATCGGGAGTAGCTGGAATGGGAGGATCTTTTGATCCCATTTCTCCGCTAGACGGAACAGCATTTGGACCCGCACAGTTCCCTTGGGCTGCTAAAATCATATTCAATACGTCTAACTATACATTAGATCAGGCTGTATTATCTAATTATTCTCGAAAGCTTCCTACTTCTGCAGCTGAAGTATCTGTAAAAGGCAAACCGATCATAGATATGGCTACAACTGACCCAAACAGCTACTATCATACAAATCTACCAAATGCGCAAGTTACAGAAAATGTCGTTAAATATAGCTCTCCAGACAATCAAATCAATGTACTAACTACATATACAAAGAAAGATAAATATCCGCCTGCGTTGTATGGAGGAGTAGTAACTAAAACAGGTGAAAACACTATAAGTCCAATAGGTGTTGTATCCGAAGGTTCTGTTAAGATATTTGACAAAGACGCAACGAAAGATGATATAAAGGATTATGAAGACACGTATCCAGGTACATCTGGAATTCGTAAAAACGATGACGGAACTATGGATACTCTAGATAACGCTGATAATCTAGTTAAAGTCGCTGAAGTGTCGCACAAGAAGCTTATCTACAACAATATAGTCGCAAGCGACAGCTATGTAAACGGTGTAGTAACTAAAACAGGAAATAAATCTGCGATATCTCTGTCATTATCACCTAACGGTAACGACACGCAATATACTCTAGGAAATGATGGAGATAACAACAAGTCCATCGGAAACACAACATTTGGAGTAGGCAACCTGCCGAAATTGAGTCCAAACTCTTCTAATATCACATTCCCCTATATACTAGAAGCTATGTCTAACAATAAGTCAATAGACATTCTAGGAGATAGCATGAAATTGCTGAAAGCCGGTCTAAATAAATCGGAACCATATGTCCAGCTTCCTAACGGACTTAGATTCTATATATCTGCAACAAAACCAACTGCAACTGATGTCCCAATCGGGTCTATTGGAGTAGGCTGGACAGAGGAGTAATCGTATGGCTACTTCAAATTTTACAACATTCAACAACGACTGGACTTACTGTGCACAAGAGGGCTATATATCTGCGGGCACATTCAAAAACACAAATTCGAGCAAGATTCATATTTCTAGCGTATCGCTGTGGCTTGGTACTCTTAGTGGATATGTAAATGCAGGCGATACGACTACTGGAAATGGCAAACCAATTTCAACCACAGTTAAGATTGGAAACACAATATCTACTGCAGTAAACGTAACAGCTGTAACTGGTACAGGTTACGATTCTAGTGTAGGATACTACCCTACGCATAAAAATAACCCCGAATATAAGTTTCCGATATCCGCTACCGTAAATCCAGGAGCTACAGTAACAATATATGTGCATGCTCCAAATGGAATAAATACCTCCACAGGAAATTGTTTAACAAAAACGCAAAACAAAGGCACAGTGACGTATGAAGTAGTTCCGGACTATTATACTGTATCCTACGATGCTAACGGAGGTACAGGTGCACCTGCTTCTCAACAAAAAATACATGATGTTAATCTAACTCTGTCCTCTACTGAACCAAAAAAAGCATCAACGTCTGTTTCAAGCTACCGTGTTACATTCAATGCCAATGGAGGTTCATGTGATGTAGCTTACAGAGACTCGACCAAAACAACTACTTACACATTTATTTGCTGGGCTGCAAATAAAGATGGATCAGGCACAACCTGGTTTCCAGGAGGTACGTATCGTCAAAACGCTTCCATAACACTATATGCAAGTTACGTAGGCGTAGAGACACAGGATTCAATTGGACTCCCGCACGCTTCTAGACCTGGATACGTGTTTAAAGGTTGGGCAGAATCACCATCGGAAACTTCTGGTGGCACACTATGGTACACCCCACAGAAGAATATTACTCTATATGCAACATGGGAGCGAGCTTCTATCACAATTACATATAACGCTAATGGAGGATCTGGAGCTCCTTCAAATCAATCAGGTGTACCGCCAATTACAATCAGCTCAACTATACCTACTAGATCTAATTGCAAATTTAAATGTTGGAATACTAGATCTGACGAATCTGGTACATCATACAATCCTGGAGATGCATACAATGGGTTCTCTAATGTCACATTGTATGCAATATGGCTATATAAATTCACAATAGGTGGAACAGATGGAACAGTGACGTATAGCGGATCTTCGTTATCTCTCACATACTCCGCAGACAATTCTACGCTTACTGCGTATCTGGATAAGGGTACACACATACCGTTATCTGAATTCAGATTCAATTGGGACTCGTACTCAGGAAAAACTTTACAAAGCTGGAACACTAACACATCAGGCAGTGGAACTTCATACAGCTTGACCCAGACAATACAATTATCATCTGCATTGGCATTGCATGCAATAGCAGCTCCGCTACACACATATACTGTATCATTTTACGATGGAAAATCTCCTGTAAATTCTGTGATCAGCTCTATTCAAAAACCATATGGATCAGAATTGGTTGATTCAGATTATCCTACTCCGCCTACTTGGCCTGGTCACAAATTTTCTGGTTGGGTAGGAGGATATTCGATAGTAATGAAAGACATGACAATAACTGCGATGTGGGGATCTTCTCCCGTATGGATATTCACTACATCTGGGTGGGTCAAATATTCACCGAAGGAGAAAAAATAAATGGGATGGGTAATGTCTTCAAAATTTCCTGGAAAAGCTATCATCTACAACTACTACAATCAGGATGTAGGTAGTTCAAAGAAGGGAACATATACGAAAGCGGATCCAGAATTCTTCAACTGGCAAATAGGTGAATACTGGCTCCAGCACGATCAATGTATAAAATATATCAACACTGCCGAAAGTGCGATACGATTGACACGTGTAGGAATAAAAACCATGTCATGTAACTCCAATGGTCAAAGTTACTGGTCATATGGAGGTGGTCCGAACCCGCCTGTAACTGGCAAAGGTGGAAAATATTATGCATTTATACAGCATTTTGATGCAAATGAAAACTTGCTAGATAGATCATATATTGGAGATACTAAACCTACGATTGATATTCCCAACGTCGGACCTAACATGATATGGGCAGGAGACGGAAGTACGCTAGGGCATACTGCAATATTTGATTCAACAAAGATGACGATGAACACATATGAAACACCAGATTGTCCTGCCATACAGCCAGGAGAAGGATTCTATCTTCATTTAGGCATCGGAGAATTCACTGAAACTTGGCTACCTGCAGTAAATATCATGTTTTCATTAGTGCCTGGAGATATGGATATATATATTGAACCTGCAGAACAGCCGGCAATATGGAGATTCGAAGAGGATAGAAAATGGCACTTAGTTAAACGATTATACAAGATGACAGGATCCGGATGGACAAGCATGTACGACAAGTAGGTGAAATCATGAAAATATTTACAAGCAAGACAACAAAATTAAGTGCTAATCAGCAAGTAAATAGAGTTGGTAAATACTTATTTAATCACATTGACAGCGCATACAACTATAAAAAATCTGGAAATATGTTTGATGTGTATATCACAGCATACTATCAAGATACAAGTAGACTCGACTCTAGTGTAGAAGAAATGAATATTGACATCAACATAACTACATACAGCAATAAGCTCCGAATAAATATTATCTCTTTAGATGAAAATGAGAAGACTATCGGATCTGATGTGTATACGCCCGAGTTTCTTGAGGACTTGCCGAAAGCTTACAGCAAAATAATGAACCGAATAAAGTACAGGATGTCTAAAGAGTTCTCGAAATACGAATTTATTTTCTAGATATGACATAAAAATATAAAATCTATAAAAATTACTTGACATTTCATATATTATCGCTTATAATATAGATATAGGAGGTAATTCATATGAAAGCCAAAGAAGTTATGCAGATTTTAAGGATCTCTAATCCTACATTATCATCCTATGTAAAACAAGGGTTCATAAAAACCACTACTATGCCAAATGGAAGATATAACTACGATGAAGAATCTGTATATGCGTTTTTGAATGCCGGAGTACCGAGAAAGGTGTACCTATATGGCAGGGTATCTAGCAGCAATCAAAAGAAAGATCTAATTTCTCAAATTGAAATGTTAAAGCAATACTGTTTTAGTAATGGAATTAAAATAGATGGAGTGTTTCAGGATATAGCATCTGGTATATCTTTTGAGAACCGAAAGGAATTTTTCAAATTGCTGGATGACGTTATCAACAGAAAGGTTAAAGCAGTATACATCACGTACAAAGATAGATTGTCGCGGGTTGGGTTTGATCTATTCTACCATCTATTTAGAAGATTTGGAACAGAGATAGTGGTTATATCTGAAGTAGGTTCTCCTAAACTTGATTCCGAAGAGATATTCGAGGAGATTGTATCCCTTTTACATTGCTACTCCATGAAGATGTATTCAAAAAGAAGAGTAGCAAAAATAAAAGAGGTGTTAGAGGATGAATCGCTTGATAACTAAATCTTATAAATTTCGATTATATCCGAATCAATGCCAGAAATCCATGATTGAAAAGACATTTGGCTGTAGGCGGTTCGTATATAACCATTTTTTAGCAAAATCAATCGAGGATTACACACAGATTAAAAGGTCGAATTCTTATAACCAGAATTCAAAAGAGCTCACTGCATTGAAGAAAGAACTAGGTTGGTTATCCGAGGTTGACAGTTGGGCTACGCAAAATGCTCTTCGAGATCTCGACGCGGCCTATCAAAACTTCTTCCGTAGGGTCAAGCAAGGGCAAAAACCAGGATTCCCGAAATTCAAGAAGAAAGCTAATAAACAATCCTATAAGACTACTAACCCTAACAAGTTTCCGCTTCCTATCAAAGATAATAAGGTAAGATTACCGAGAATTGGTTGGGTCAAGTTTAAACCGGACCGAGAAATTCTCGGACGATGGTTGTCGATGACGATTTCTAGAAATCCTTCAGGAAAATATTTCATTTCAATCAACTGTTGCGAAGTGCCGTATCAAGAATACGAAACAACTGGTTCCCTTATCGGCGTTGACCTCGGGATTAAGGATTTTGCTATCACTTCAAATGGTGAGAAATTCGATGATCCAAAATTTTTGAGGAAGTCCGAAGAGAGGATTAAGCTGCTACAAAGACGATTTTCCAAAAAGAAGAAAGGAAGTAAGAATAGAGAGAAAGCAAGAGTAAAGTTAGCAAAGCAGCATGAAAAGATTGCAAACCAACGAAATGATTTTCTTCAAAAACTTTCAACACATCTCGTCAAAAACCACGACCTGATTGCTCTTGAAAGTTTGAGAGTGAAAGCGATGGTTCGGAATCACAAACTTGCGAAGTCAATCTCTGACGCTTCTTGGGCAGAATTCGTGAGGATGTTATCTTACAAGTGCGACTGGAATAGAAAAGTTTTAGTGCAAATTGATACCTTCTTTCCAAGTTCTCAACTTTGCAGCGGTTGCGGGTACAGAAATTCAGAAGTTAAAGATCTGGGTGTTCGGGAATGGACCTGCCCACAATGCGGAGCACACCATGACCGCGACATCAATGCTGCGAATAATATTCTTAAAGAAGGCTTGCGGATAATTTGTGCTTAACCTTTTAACTTCAGGTACGGCGGGCTACGCCGGATTTCAAGCCTGTGGAGAGGTTGTAAGACGAAAGTTGAACTTGTGGTTTAACTTTTGCAAACCTCAAAAAAGCAGGAAACAAAATATCCATATTTCATATAAAATATAAGTAATTTTATAGGGATTTGAGTTATTTTGTATAGCATTCGTTATTTATATCGAAGGTGAATCCACAAATGAAACTGTATGTAACAATTCAATGGTAACAAGATGATTACAACTTTCTATTATTTTGCTTTATCTCGAATCGTTATATGAATATGGAGGGACAAGAACATGAAAAAGCTACTCAGGCATCCTGATTCAGTCATGTGCATGTCGAACGTGAGAGGTAAGTATGTTGTCCATCCGGGTCCATTGAAATTCTCGTTTTATTTTTCTGCAAACGATGGATACTCACACGGCATTAGAGTAAAGCCTGTATTCAATCCAGAAAAAATGCTTCCTAGTATGGTAGGTTCATTGAAACTGTGCGATGATTGGGAATATGTCCCAGGAAAACTAGATAAAGACGTATCTGAAAAAGATATAAAAAGTATGAAAGCGTTTTTCAGAAGATACGTTGTATTATTTTGCATGGTATGGGACGAACAATTGCAAGACGGCGTACTGGACTACTATTTAACAGGCAGAATACCATTTCACGATTTACTGGAAGACATCGAGTTTTACACACAATATAAAGCAGAACTTGACAATATTCAAGACGTATCTCAACTTGAACAATTCTGCCGAGATAATCACTTAGTTAACCTACGCGACAATTGAAATAACATCGACAATATCGATGATCACATAGATAGAATACCGCTTGTGTTTTGTAAGAAACCTTGACACCCACAAGCCCAGCAGAAATGCTGAAATAAACAAAAATAAAAGGAGTTAATAATTATGAGTAAACTACGAAAGATCATTGTTTCAGAAATTGAGGACTACAGAGTTCTCTTGCGCAATGCGCCAGCTGTTACAATGATCTTTTTCTGTGTATCCGTTATCTTAATGAACCTATTTGCGTCTAAAGAGCTACTAAATATTGAATATTTGGGACTAGATTGCGGATTCTTGCTGTCGTGGCTCAGTTTTCTTTGCATGGATATGCTGACAAAACGATTTGGAGCAAAACCTGCGATCAAACTTTCATTGTTTGCTGTTTTCCTCAACTTGCTTACATGTATATTCTTCTTTATAGTTGCACACATCGGAAACAACTGGGCAGCTTTCTATACATACGAAAATGACATTGCTAACTCCGCTATAAATGAAACAATCGGAGGTACCTGGTATGTGTTAGTGGGATCAATGACTGCTTTCGTTGTTTCGTCAATTGTAAACGCACTGCTAAATGAAGGAATTGGTAAATTAGTTAAGAGGAAAAATTTTGTCGAATACGCTCTTAGGTCATATGCTTCTACAATGATTGGTCAGTTTGTAGACAATCTTGTTTTTGCAAGCTTAGTATCTAAGATTTTCTTTGGGTGGACATGGAAGCAGGTAGTATTTTGCTCACTCGCTGGAGCTATCGCAGAACTTCTATCCGAAGTAATTTTCAGCCCGATCGGATTTAAAGTTTGCAAGAAATGGGAGAAGCACAATGTAGGCGCGGATTATATCAAGTACACGCTTAGCAAAGAAAGGAGATAATTAAACATGTCAAATAACAAAGGAGTAGTAGTTGTAACTGGATCTTCTGGAGGTATTGGAGAGGCCATATGTAAAAAATTTCTATCCGAGGGGTTTGAAGTTCACGGAATTGATGTAGTAACTCCTTCGACAGAACTTCTACATGATTTAAACTTCTATTCACACATAAACGATATTAGAAATTCTAATGATCTGCCAGACATTGACAAAGTGGAGTACTTGATCAATTGTGCAGGTACTCAAAATTCATACGATGATATCGGAAATAATCTTATCGGTCTAATGAATACTACAGAGAAATATGGACTTCAATATTGGATTAAATCAATTGTAAACATGGCATCTGTATCCGCGCACAACGGATGTGAATTTCCTAAATACGTCGCGTCTAAAGGTGGTGTGCTCGCTTATACTATATGGACAGCCAAAGAAATTGCTACATACGAGAATCACCCAACATGTAACAGCCTATCATTTGGCGGAGTACTGACAGCACTTAATTCGGAAGTTATCTGTGACAAAGAAAAGTTCAACAAGATTATGGACATGACTCCGTTAAGGAAGTGGGCTACAGCTGAAGAGTGTGCAGAATGGACATACTTCATCTCAGTTGTAAATAAATCAATGTCAGGACAAGATATCATTATTGATAACATGGAAACCAGAAACAATCAGTTTGTTTGGTAAAGTATTCAAAGAGAGTTTTGTATTCCTTTGAAACCCTCTCTGAAAATAAAAATAATAAGGAGAAGTAAAAAATGCTAAAATCAAACAATGGAAGAACATCCGAAGACTTATCAGGAGTAACTCTACTTGGTAATAACAACACTGAGTACAACTACGACTATACTCCAGAAGTTCTAGAAACATTTGTAAACAAACATCCTGACAACGATTATGTTGTCACATTTGATGCTTACGAATTTACGTCAAAGTGCCCAAAAACGGGGCAGCCAGATTTTGCAAAAGTTGTAATTAGTTACATTCCTAATGAGAGAATGGTTGAAAGCAAGTCCCTAAAGCTTTACCTCTTTTCTTTCCGCAATCATGGAGATTTCCACGAAGACTGCATGAACATCATCATGAAGGATCTAATTCATCTTATGGATCCGAAGTACATTGAAGTAAAAGGTATTTTTTCTCCAAGAGGAGGTATCTCTATCTTTCCCTTTGTTAACTACGCGAATCCGAAATTTAATTATCAGGATTTTGCAAAGTCTCGAATGCTGGAGGCGCTTAGAGATTCGAGCAATAGAACAGTAAGATACGATATGTGAAACAACGGGAAGATATAAATATAGTAAAGTCTGTAGATACGTACAGCAAAAAAAAAGCAGCAAACTCTAGAATAGATTACAATTACTTAGAAAGGTTAGATGAAAATGGAAAACAAAAGAAATTCAAACAAAAAAGCGTTGGTGCTCTCGTCAGGTGGAGTAGACTCCACTACTTGCGTAGGTATTGCTGTAAATGAATTAGGTTCTGAAAATGTTAGCACTGTATCGGTGTTTTATGGACAGAAACACAATAAAGAACTTGAATGCGCTGAAAAAGTAGCTGAATTTTATAATGTAAAGCACTATGTTCTTGACTTGTCTAATGTCCTTCAGTACAGCAACTGTTCTCTAATGAAGAACAGCACAGAAGAAATCCCTATGATGAGCTACGCAGAGCAGATCGAAAAGAATGGTAAGCCATCAACAGAAGTTCCATTGAGAAACGGACTCATGCTCATGGCAGTTGGCTCATTAGCTATGCAACTTTATCCAGAAGCTGATGTCGATATTTACATTGGAGCACATGCAGATGATGCTGCAGGTAATGCTTATCCAGATTGCTCTGCAGAATTCATGCAAAACGTAAAAGAAGCAATATTGATTGGATCTAGATATAAAGTTAACTTAGTTTCTCCATTTGTGAATCATAACAAATCAGAAGTTGTTAAATTAGGGTTATCTATAGGTGTTCCGTATGAATTAACAACTTCCTGTTACAATGGCAGAGAGAAAGCTTGTGGATTGTGTGGAACCTGCAGAGATCGTATAGCTGCATTCAAAGCAAACAATGCAATTGACCCAATTGAATATGAAATTGACGACCCATTCAAAGAAATGCGATGATATTCAAATGGAAATATGGCGACCTGCTAAAGGATATGAAGATAAATATGAGGTGAGCAATTTAGGACGAGTAAGAAATTCAAAGCATTATATCATGAAGCTACATCTACAAGATGATGGATATCTTTGGATACACCTTGCGTCTAAAACTAGTCCTAACAACACATCAATTCATAGGCTAGTTGCTAAAACGTTTATTCCGAATCCAGAAGGCAAACCGCAAGTAAACCACATAGACGGGAACAAAACAAATAATCGAGTTGAGAATCTAGAATGGGTTACAGGATCTGAAAATGTTAGACATGCTTATGCCAATAATCTAATTGCAGACAAATCTCCTGAAGGCATCAGAAATATTGTAGCAGCAGCTAGAAAATCATTGAAGAAATATTGCAACATCCCGATAATATGTGAAACTACAGGGCAAGAGTTTGAATCTATTCATCATGCTGCACTACATTATGATGTAGACGATACCACTATTCAAAACATCGTAAGAAACGTAACAAAAAGATCTAAAAAACTACCTGGATTGAAATTTAGATTCAAATATCCAGAGATTACTTGTAGATCACCTCATAGAAAGAAACATTTAATTAAATAGCTAAGGAGGAATAAAAATGTATACAGTAAAAACAAAAGTCTCTTTTGAAGCTGCACATCGTCTATACAATGTAGACACATATTCAAAAGAATGCAGAGATAATCTTCATGGGCATTCATACAAAGTAGAAATTGTCGTAGGCGCAGATGATTTAAACTCTGCTGGAATGGTTATTGATTTCAAGCTGCTAAAAACAGTTATTCGAGAAGAGATTGAATCTAAATACGACCATTCTTGTATGTTGAGAAAGTGCGATCCAATTGCAAATACTATCAAAGACAACTGCAAGAAAGTTATTCTTGTTGACGAAAGTCCTACTGCAGAATGGATGGCAAAAGAATTCTATGACATGATTGAATCTAAAGTTCATACGTATTCTTCTGATTTACATGTTGTTTCAATTGGAGTACAAGAAACAGAAAATAACATTGCGTATTATCTTCCGGAGGAATAAACATGAAAGTTATCGAATTATTTAATAGTATTGATGGAGAGGGCAAACGAGCTGGTATGCTCGCTACGTTTATACGTCTGTCTACGTGCAATCTTAGATGCAGTTACTGCGATTCCGCTTACGCTTTCGATGATAAGCTTGCTGAAGAGATGTCAATTCAAAGTATTGTAGCAAACTGCGACAAATATGATTGTCCGCAAATTACGCTAACTGGTGGAGAGCCTTTGATTTCCAGAGACGTAGAGCTACTTTTATCCGAACTTGATTCTCATGGATATGACGTCAATGTGGAAACAAATGGGTCTATTGATCCATCCGCATATCATAAATACAAAAATGTTTGGTTCACAATTGACTGGAAATGCCCTTCTAGCGGTATGGAGTCAAAAATGAATCCGAAAGCATTTGAAACACTTCGTGAGCAGGATGTACTAAAATTCGTAGTAGGGTCAAATGAGGACTTACAAGATGCGTTACACGTCATCAAGAAGTACAACCCAAAATGCTCAATCTATTTCAGTCCGGTATTTGGATATGATGCAAAAAATATCGTAGAATTCATGAAAGATCACAAACTAAATGATTGCAAAGTTCAGCTTCAAATTCATAAGTATATCTATGACCCGAATGCTAGAGGTGTATGATCAAAGAAGGTGTTGATATGAAAAATATTGATAAAAACAAAATTGAAGAGCTGACAAGAGAGTTCTTAGTAGCTTTAGGCGATGATCCTGACAGAGAAGGATTGAAGAAAACTCCAAGTCGAGTTGCAAGAATGTGTGATGAATTATTTGAAGGTATGACACATTCGAATCACGAGATAGCTGAAATGTTCAATACATGCTTTGAAGATGTAAAAACTGGAGATCTTGTAGTGGAGAGCAATATTCCGATTCACTCCTTCTGCGAACATCATCTCATGCTGATGTATGATATGTCAGTAGCTATTGGATACATTCCAAATGGTAAAGTTATCGGATTATCTAAGCTTGCTAGAATTTCTGACATGGTTGGAAAGCGACTTCAGCTGCAAGAACGAATCGGTTCAGATATCGCAGATATTCTCCACGAAATTCTCAATACCAATGACATCATTGTTGTCATTCAAGGAAAGCACGGATGCATGACAGCACGCGGCATTAAATCAAGAGAAGCAATAACTCGAACAGCTACACTTAGAGGAAGATTTGAATCAGATTCAGATCTACGGTCCGAATTCTATTCTCTCATCAAATAACTTACTGCTGAATACAGATAAATAGATTGAATCGTTAATGTAGACGTACTAAACTATAGTGCGTCTACAATTTTGTATACTTCGTTAAATTTTACGAAAATAATCTAAAGAAATGAGGTTAAATAATTGAAAAAGCTGATTAGATCTTCTACAACTTCTATATATTCAACGCGGATCTCACCGAAAATACTAGAAATCTGGGTTGTAGACGATGTTCGGAACTGCAACGCATCTGTAGCAGCTGCAGACGAAGCTGACGAAACTCATGAAGAACTAGAACCAGAGAAAGCATCGCAAGCTAAAAGTTCTAGAATACGGCGAATTGAGCCAAGTGCTGATATCGCAGAATTTCTAAATTGTATAAAGAAAGCTCCTATTCTATTTATAGAAAGATCTGCAAAAAATTCAACATTTTTGAAGCTATATAAAACATTATCCGGAAAATTGTTTGATGTGTCTGTAGCAAAAGAACTTCTGAATCAGCTTACAGTTTCTGATTATGTATATACTACGGAAAGTGATTCAGCTAATTACAAAGGAGATGAGTTAATTGTATTTGAACCTGTGCATGATCTAGTATCTAGAAAAAATGGAGTTGTATTGAAAAATGTCGTAATCTATATGAAAATAGATAAAACAGAGTCAAACGAAGATGAGACAGTTTTAGTATCATTTCATTCCGCTGAATTTGAAGATGACAAACCGTATAGTTCTGCGAACAACAAGGAGGATAGATGAGGTACATGAAAATTTTTGCATTTGCGGATAAGAAAGATAGCATCAAAGACAAATTGAAAGAGAAATCAGATGATTTAGTATATCACCTCGTGAAAGTATTTTTGTTCCCTAACTGCGAAGTGAAACCTCACTGGTGTCAAGAAATCTACGGATTTATTCACAGCGTACCTAAAACTAAAAACAAGAATAAGTTCCCAGACAAGACTTTCATCTTCAATAACACTTACGAAATCTGGGGAGATACAATTGAATCCTGTATCATAACTGCTATGAAGGATTATCCTGATATAGTGCCATTATTTGATCAGCACACCGGGTTAGCTATCTGCGAAACTGCAGTTAGAGAGTATTTTGAATGGTTATCCGAAGAGTTATCTAATATCGGAAGAGTCGCATCTTCAGATGTATACAAGAAGATTGATGAGCTGATCGAAGAAGTAGTTCAAAAATTGAATAACACAACATATACACTATAAGGAAAAGAAATCTGAACTGAATCATCAAAACGATAAGAATAAAGGAGAAGCTTGTTTATGTATGTTAGGAAAATTATGACGGACACAACAAAGCACGCAATGGAAACAATGATGCGAAACATTGGAGGACCGTTTGGAGCTGCAATTGTTAAGAACGGTGAAGTAATCTGTGTAGAATCAAATTCGGTATTAAGGGATAAGGACCCAACAGCACATGCGGAAATGAATGCTATTAGATCTGCATGCAGAAAGTTGAAGACTTATGATCTAAGTGACTGCGAACTATATGCAACTGGCAGCCCTTGTCCTATGTGCTTAAGTGCAATCATTTGGGCAAATATCAAGACGGTGTACTATTCTGGTACGTACGAAGATTGCAAGAAGATCGGATTTAGAGATGACTTCATTTTCAATTTCATCAAGAATGATTGCAAGAACGATGATATTGTTAAACTAGAATTGCATGACAATGATCTGGCAAATACACTATATAATGCATATGAAACATTCTCAGGAGAACTATACTAACATGTACGATATGCAAACTTCAGAATTTAATCTAACTGAACACTTGAAGCGATACGTCAATTACACAGAGGTTGTAATCTTTCCAGACGGACACATTGAATATGCGATTCCTTCGCACCAAGAGAAGCTTATTTCTATACTGTGTAATATAGAGCACAAATCGCGTCAACAAGTAATAGACGAAACACCTCCAGAATATTATTTTGATTGGTTAAACTACTTGCTTAATAAAACCGGATGTATTTCAGTTTGGTTTGATTTCATCATCATTCCGAAGCAGATGACAGATGCTCAAAATGATACAATCATTAACTTGATACAAGCTGGAGCAGTGAAACTACACAAGAATAAGAATGAACCTAGTATTTATTTGAAATATAGCAAATATGCAAGAAAGTGATTCTTATGAAAAAACGAATAATAGAGATTCCTGAAATATCAAATTTCGCATTTGTGCTCAATTCCTCCGAGATATTGTCTTCTATATCCACTCGAGACCTTCTCAAAAATATTGTAAGATGTAGATCATCTAACATATGGGGATACGGTATAAATGTCAAAGATAAAAAAGACAGAGTCGGAAATATGATCATTCAATTCAAAAACAAATACGGCGGACCTGACGATGTATACATGTATTACGATGTACCTATTGAGGTATACAGAAGGATGATAACCGCACCAAGTAAGGGTCACTATATGTGGTACAATATCCGTAACAGATACAAGTATTCAAAGTTAACTGGAAATAAGCGTGGAGTTTTGCCTAATGCGGTAAATTGAGGGAATTGAAAACATTAAATAAACAAGAATCGTTAAATACATTGCAAGTAGATCTATTCAAAATAACTTGCAATGTATTTATTATTTTGAGGAGATGATACAGGAAATTTGAAACGATAGCATAGTCAATATAAGAATAAATATCAAAACCGTAACTAACGATCTGCGCCAAGCTCGCAAAGATCGCAGCCTATCAAGAAAGGAACATTTATCAATGGATGTAGTAAAGAATATGCGTGGAAGTATTTGGTGGTTGAAAGACGAATTTGATAAATACAAAGGTGAAAGAGGTATCCTTAGAGGTTCTAGACCGGTTATCATCATGAATAATCCAGCAAACGAATATAATGATTGCACTATTACATATTTGCCGATTTCTAAGTGCGAATCTCATGCTGGTGATGATAGTCGAATTCAAATGTTTTATCAGGTACCTATTCAGATCCCTGGTAATAAATCTAGTTATGTATGTTGTAACAGCATCATGACTACAACTACTTCACATCTTGGAGAATATGTTGGGCAGATTTCAGAAGATAAGCTAAAAGAAGTCGAAGCCGAACTTATGCGTTATCTTTCCCTTTCTGAAAAAGTCGTTACACGAGAAGTAATAAAAGAGGTTAGGGATACAGACAAGGCAACGAAAACAACTTCTTTTTCTATTACAGACGCTGTCGCTTGTCCAGAACTCAAAAAAGTATATTCTAGTTGTACTGAAATGGCCAAAGAGCTTAACTGCTCTCCTGCGTCTATCAGCAAATCGAGTAGATGGGGAAGTAAGCTGATGCACAAATACACGGTGTTTAAAGTAGCAACGGCTACTGGAAACTATGTTTGCAAAACTAAGGAGGAAATCAAAAATGAGTGAGCTACTTAATATTCCTGGAATTCTTTGGCAAGACCTAGGAACACGAACTGATTCAGAAAACACAACACTTGACAGCTTGATGACGAAAGCAGGTGCAAACTACACTGTATCGGCGTACAAGATGTATACAGAAGTAGCAAACAGCGTACAAGGATATCATGCTATTTACAGAAATGACGACAAACGTCTGATGTGTGTAGTAAATAATTTCTACCCTGAACTTGTTCAGAATAACATGACGTTTGCTCTCATGGAACCTCTGATGGCTGCGGGACTTGTATCATTTGAATTTTCGTCTGTAGCATCAGGTGGACTGTATCACTACGGTGTGTTCAAATCTAATAAGACATGTAGGATCTTTGACGAAGATATTGAACATTATTTTCTTGTAGTGAATGATCATAGCAAGACTGATAGAAAAGTTTCTGTATTCAATCTACCTGTACGAAAAAAGAATGAAACTATTCTTTTCTGCTCTATGACAAACAGTGCTTATAAGCTTCGTATGCCAGTTTCTGAAGATAACCTGTCCAATGAAGCTGCTGGCACTATGATCATGTCTTCGATTGATGACGCATTCCTTTGGTGCGAAATCAAGCTAAAAAAGCTATATAATAAGAAGATTGAGCTTGAGTACGTTGATAAGGTCATGGACGAGTTGTTTCCTTACGTTTCTGCTTCAAACGGAGAGCCTCTAGATACAAAAGCAAACGAAAAAGTTGACGAACTAAGAAGCACCTTCCAAGAGTGCATTGATTCAGATGACAATGATGAATATCGTCAAACTGCACTATATCTTTACCTTGGTATGCTAGATTATACGCAGCACTACTGGGCAAATGCAGAAAAAGGATACGACATCAACAAGAAGATGACCGTAGTACCTGGGTTCTTTACTTCGATTGATACAGAAGGTGCTAAAGTAGCTAAGCTGCTGAAAATGTTGAAGTAGTAAAATACAAAGTAAAAATTGAGCCGAAGCGTAACAACTTCGGCTCTTTTATTATTGTAATGAGAAAGTTTCTCTAACGTTCATAGACGTGTGCAATCTGTTGTAAAGCATGGTTTCTGCAGTTTTTAGCTTACTTTTCACCGTTTTGCTATCTAATCCATACATATCACATATTTTAAATATATCAGAATCTGTAAGTTTGTGCTCTCTATCTATCATCTCTCTCATCAGAAGTTCTTCAATAGTATTATAATTATCAGAAGATAGGGAGGTTAATTCAATCGACGGTATGTCCTCAGAAGTCAAGAAGGGTTCATGCTTATCAAGATCAGCTATGTATAAGGTTCCAAATATGGCTTTTAATGAATCCATCTTATCTACAGGTAAATGTAGCCTTGGATCGGATAAATCTTCATATTTAACTTGACCCCAATGTTTACCTAACTGTTCTCCGACTTCCATACATAAAGATCTACGAATGGAGTATTTAACTTCGTTCAACTCTCTTTCAATCATCTCTCCTATACGAAGTAGATAAAATACTGAAAACGATAGGTCTTGTCTATATCCTTTATGCGTTTCATCACCCTGCCATTTGTACCACCAAAAGCATTCACAAAAATGAGTCAGAGCCGATTGAAGTTTGTCTTCATATGTAACAGTAGAATTGTTAATGAATGTTCTACTTGCTACATATCCAAAAAACGCATAGTTAAGCTCTATTATCTCATCGCGTTGTTTGAAACATTTCATTCGCTCTGCTTTGTTCTGCGGCATAGTCGAATATATGTCTAAGGTTCGTTGTTTTATTTCCTCATTAGTCATTTTCTAGCACTCCCGTATCAATTGATGAAATTCTGAAATATTGAAATATTTAACAAACTAAATAATGTGTAGAATATTGCGAAAACGAAAATATGAACCTTTGTTAATCTTACATGTAGAGGTATGTTTAAATCTACAAATAGATTATATGAACTTAGTTAGCAAAAGTCAATATAAATTAGCCAATTTATAGCAAAATTTTTATTGAAAATAGAAGATTTTTCAGAATCTTGAAATTTTATAGAACTTGATCAAAATAGGAAGCTAGATAGGAGATAACTATAACAAGCTATTTGGCATATAGATATGCTATAGCAAGAACTGAATGACCTCATATAGTTGATATTGCGAATTCACACAATATCCGAAATTTAGAAATATTGAAGATTTGTATATGGATCATCTTAAACATTGAAATCTACAAAATCTACAATATCTGAAATTTTGAGATATTGTAAAATTGAGTACTCTAACATACGTATATTGAATGTGCTTAAAAGATTAAATTTTCGTAAATTATTTTATTTATAGTTAAAATTTATGATTTGTTAATATTTATAAACAGTATAAAAGTGATCTATTACTATAAGTATCACCGTCTAGGTATATATGTATTCAATATATCATATAGTAGATATGTAAGTATTATATAGCAAACACATATCAAAATACTATAGCAAGCTAAGTTATATAGGTAATCCCTATATCAAGGTGTAATATATATACAGTAATCCCTCACAGCGTAAGTTGATCATAAACAATGAAATTGAGACATATAGATATATTATCGCTATATACCTAAACAAATTGATATAGTATTGACATATAGAGAATCACGCGGTGTTATAGCAAACCTTCACAGTTCTGAAATTTCTATGTAACAAAATCAGTCAGAAAACATCAAAATTTGAATATTTCAGAATATTGAAATTTCAATAATATGTAAATTTTACAATCTTTCAGAATCTTGAATATTTCAAAATATGAAAATTTCAACTTTCCGCTAAAATCACCAGAATTTAGTAAAATTGAAAGAATATGAAAATTTGATGCCTTCAATCTTTCAGAATCTGGTCATTTGGTCGCTTTAATATTATTAAAGAAATTAAAGTTATTAAAGCTATAATGTTATTAAAGTTATTTTAAAGGAATTAGCCAATTAAAGTAAAAAAGAATTAAAGTAAAAACTCGCAGGCTCGTTTTTACTTTTTGGGTTTGTAATCTGAGAACATAAATTCTGTTAGTAGATACCTCTATGCTGAAACGCATTGACGTACTTTTATGCGATCATGCGAAACACATAGACGTGAGCGTGACCTAAACACTACAGTCGATACTACACATGGTCGGTTCAAACTACGTAGTAGTTGAAGTTTTGAGTAATTTGGTGGCGATTGCGTTGAATATCCGCCTTCGTCTCTTGTATGCAACGCACGTATGAGTCTCATATGCAAAAAAAAATATTCGCCAGCGCATTGGCAAATATCGATTAGATTTCAAAAATTTTTAAAATTCGGGGTTGACTTTTTGAAGCAGATACCTTATACTATGGGTGTAGGTTCACCTAACAAGTTAAAACTCAGTTGAGCGTAGCACCTCGACTACTTCCTACTTCTGCTAGACAGCTTTAGCTTGCTTCATGATAGAGTCATCGAAAGATCAGCGAAGCAGGTAACTTGTTAGAAACCGAATCGTTAATGTACTTAGCAAACCGCCACCAGGTAACTCCTATCGAGCTTGAAATTGAATAATCTCAAGATTGGTCAACAAAATCTTCTTTCAGAAGAGGCGCCAGTTTTGTACTCATCTTCTACTCACTTTTCGATAGGGGTGCTGGTAGTTGCTAAGCTATCAGTTTAGGTTTGCTAAAGTAGAAATAATCATCTACGTGAATTAGCCGGTATCTAGAGATCGCTACTCGACGGTACGACGTTGTAGCATGCGTAGAAGCTGCAGCTGATGTGATGAGTGCAAAACTGACGCCTTTCTTTTGTTTATTTAGTAGTTCGGAGGGCTAAAGCATACATGGATATCTACACCGCAATGAATTCTATAAATAAGCTTGAAAATTTCATTATCAACGAATTTGATTTTGCAAAAGGAATGTATAGATCTACAATGACTAAGCTCAAAGAGATTGATAAGAAATGTAACGCAATTTCGACTAAATTGAACTCTTCTTTATCTGATGCAGGTGTAGAAGACAAAGTTAGTAAAGCTGTCGAATTGACAAATCAGTTGAATATTTTGCTATCTGAGTTATCTGCGTCAGAAATTGAAAGTTCTAGAGAATTGAAAGAATCTTTCAAGTCTTGCGCAGATATTTTTGTTATAGACGAAGATAAATCTCCAACGACTGATAAGAGACTAGAAAATAAGCTGGATGCAATTTTAGATATATTGAAGAATTCATCAATTTCTGATAAATTTACTAGTATTGAATCTAATCAATTTAATAAGCCTCTTGAAATTACAGAAAATGAGGATTCTAATGCGGTTGTGAGCAGATCCAGCGTTGCTGCAGATCAAATGAACGCATCTGAGACAGATTGCACTACTGCTGTCGATGTTAATCCTGTTTCATCGTTTAACAATGAAGAACACACAAGTGCTTCCAATTCATTATCTTCAGAGGTCAACCGGCGTCAGATATTCAAACGATTTGTCTCTACAATGGAGTATGCAAAGACTCATTCTACAAATTATCCATTGGCTGACGTTGCAAAAGACTTGATTGTAGAGTGGTTTCAAGCTAGATTTTGTGATCCGACAACGCATTTCAAGTATAGACATCGAACTATTATAACTGGTATGCTGTCAATTACACTAGAAGTCGCTAGGAAGTATGCGTCATATTGTAAAGAGTCTTGGAGACAGATATTGGATGTTTGGCCAAAGGTTAAGACGTCTGATATCTTAAGTGTCTCTTCTTTGATATCTGATATTCGTTCAAATAACATGCAATTTGCTTTGAGTTACGAGCTACAGTCTGCTATGTCAGATCCTGATGTTTTTGTTGAACGGTATGGTGAATATAAATTTACAGCGGTATGCGCTGAATATGTTTGGTACATACTTACTACTACAGTTTTTAAGAAAATCTGTGCCGACGATGCGTCTAACCATTTCGGAGTATCTGCAAGCTACTATATTACAAAACACAGTTTATGGGACTTGCTACTTAGCCATGAGGATAGCATCTATTTAGGTAATAAGGATATGTGTGATGTAGATGGCTATATATTTTCACCTGAAGGCATAGAATTCTGCGAAGACATGGAACTTAATCCGCATAGAATGGTTACTCATATTGAAACTTATGACGCAGTCGATAAACATGATAAACATGTTGCAGCTAAGCAGTCTGAGAAGTTGGAGGAGGGCTTGATTTGAAACGTATATTTAGCGAAGCGGGGTTAGAGAACTACTCGCCTATTCAGTTAAAACGGTCTCCGATGCAAATGGTAATACGAGACGAAATAGCTCGTATTATTCAAAATTTTAGAAATACTCAGAAATACAAAAAATCTGCGTTGCGTGCACTGAACATATTGATGTATGCTACATTCTCAAACTCGTATCCGCCTGGTTGGAGCTCTGATGATGGATCTGCTCCTGTAGTATCATATTTTTCTAAGTTATCTGAAGAAGATATTCGAGCAGAGATTGGAGATTACTATTTAGATTATGTGGATGTTAAGTGGATTGATATTCCAGAATCTAATAGTTCTGATAACGCAAGTGTAGCGACTACGAAGTCAAAAAAGCTTGCGCAGAATTCTATTGATAATAATTCTAAATCTGATAGTAGTACTTCAGATGACAAAATATTTGACAGCTTAGAAACTATTGACCTAGATGAAGCACTTAGCGCATTAAATGATAAAAGCACTTCAGCGTCCAGCAGTCAATCTAAAGAAGCTGGCAGCACTTTAGGTAGTAATCATCTTGATACGATCTATGATGAAGTTAGACCAAACTCTAAGCCGGAAGATCTTTGGTTGAATGGGCCCGCAGTACCACAAATTGATACGTCTAAAATCTGGAGACGAGGTATTGTAGATGATACTGAATTAGTGATATATCATAGTTTACCTGAAATTCCTACACGTCAGTGTGAAATCTCTATCACTACAGATTCTAGTAAATTAGCTAAGACAGATCTAATGAAGTTATATCCAGACTGTATGTTTTATACTAGGCCGATGATATTATATTCCGAATCTTGCGGATTGAAGATGCATAAAACCTTTGGTGGCATAATACCAATCAAAGGCTTCACACAAAAGCAGATCATTGATAATATCGTAAAATACCCAGTAGTTACTGGTATGACTAGAGAAGGCAAAAAGCACGGACGGTCTATATTTGTTGAATTTGAAAAATTCATCGAAATTGACGGTGAGTTGTATAAGACAACAGACATGATTGATAAATTACCTGACCTGAAAACGCTGAAGCCTTCATGGTCAATTATCGCTGAATACGTCGTTCGTCGTTATTTACTTGAGAGAGACATCTTACATATAGACCATAAGTACAAGATGTATGGAACGCTAGATCCATACTTAACATTGTTCATGCCGTCTCAAGATTATGTATCTGCTGGACACAAAGATGTTGTAGCTATTGCAAAACATTGCGTAGAGTCTAGAGTAAGCTATCTCCAGAGTAGAAGTCCCATCATTCGGAGGTTAGAAGAAAATGCATGATTGTATATATACACCATATTGTACATACAAACAATGCGACTTAGCTTGTCCTAATAGAGCTGAGGTGAATTGTTGGTTCAAACGATGCCGACTTGATATGTCAAATAATTGCTTGCATACTAATATCCGAAATATTGAGAAAGCCGAGGATCTACTAAGTAACAAGTATGGAGAAACTGTGTGGTTTCCTACAGATAATCCTTCAGATGCAAGCGACACTATTTGCTACGTAGCTATTTGCAAATATGGTAAAGGTACTGCTCTTGGAAACGGAATATACAATCTGGATTTTGCAAGATTTATAGATATGATCAAGGAGTCCTGGAATACGCATTTTGAAACAGATAACTTAATTCAGATGCGTGTGTGGTCTTTGTCTGCAAATTACCTAGTTATCTCAAATTTAGATTATGTTAGATTTCAAGATTTTGAAAGTCAAACGCTGCTAAGGCTTCTGAATGATCGAAGAGATTATACAAAGACAACTGTAGTAGTTACTAGTAAAGAACCTTTGGTCGGCAGCGGAAATTTCTTTCCTAGATTGACTTCTTTGTTAAAGGGGGTCAAGAGCAATTGACGAATTCAGTAGAACTTCAAGTTATTTGTAAAATTTTAACAAGTCAAGATGATTCTGAAATTGATAGGCTGTGTGCGTTTGATGAATCTTATTACGCAGTATTCAAAGATCAGATCAAATTTATTCTAGATCATAGAGAAAAATATCATACTGTCCCGGACTTGTTTACGTTCCAAGCTCAGTTCGAAGACATTGTTTTGATTGATGTGAACGAATCTGCAGATTTTTTAGTAGACGGACTGCGGAAAAACAAGCAGCAGATCATACTCTTGCAAACATTCAATAAGCTGTCTGAGTTAGGTTCTGCAGACGTTTCTGAAGCTTGGGAGTTCTTGCGATCTCAATGCGACAAAGCTGCTCAACTTGATAATTCTAACCCGATGGATATCATCAAAGAAGCTCACAAGCGAAGTGATCAAGTTTTATCTTTAAGTAATCAAACAAGAATTCCTACAGGATTCAAAGAAGTAGATGAAACAATGTATGGAGGATTGTCAACTGTTGAAGAACTTTGTCTTGTAGTTGCTAGAACGAACACAGGTAAAGCTCAGCCTCTTTGGAGTAACGTCTTAACACCTAATGGGTGGAAGCGTATGCGAGATATTCAAGTAGGAGATATTGTATGCGGTAGAAATAATGACAATGGTAAAGTAGTTCAAATCTTTCCGCAGGGTACAATCGACTACTATCGTGTAAAGTTTGATGATGGTACTTATACGGAGTGTTCTGCAGATCATCTTTGGGAAGTCTTGGATAGTGAACGAAGGAAGCACGATCGAAAAACTTATGGTCAGTATCTTACATTGACTACTAAGGATATTCGGAATCATATGTATCGCAGATACTCTGTTGATATGTGTGATCAAATTGAATTCGAGAGTGATTTTGATACAGATAATGAACTTGACGGATATTTTTTAGGCGCATTTATCGGACATGGTAGGAATGTAGGAAACAAGCTATATATTCATTCATTGTCAGATGTTTCGAAGCAACGTATAATTGATGCACTATCTAAATATCATTGCCAGTTTACAGAAAATGATCCAAACACACTTGTCATTGAAGATAAGAACGATGGTAAACTTATTAGAAAACTGCTAGAATACAACTTGATGAACTGCAAAGTCATTGATCGGTGCATTCCTGCTGTATATTTTCATAGCCCTGTAAATGTTCGAAAAGCTCTGTTATCTGGTCTCTGCGACACAGACAGTACAATGGCACCAAAAAATCATAGAGGTTGGATTTTCGTTACATCTTCAGATCAGCTTAAATCTGATTTTGTTTATATTGCTAGGTCTTTAGGTGTAAAAGCAAAGGTGATGCCTTCAAGATCTGGTAGATGGGTTGACGCAGGTGTGTCGCACGTTGCAAATACCTATCACAGAGTTATGTGCAACTCAAAATTCAATCCGTTTTATGGTTCGCCAAATTACACAGAATTTGAACGCAGGCAGGATAAAACTAAATCTAAAAATCGCAAGCGTGTTTGTAAATTCATTGATTCTATTGAATACGTAGGTAAGACGGAATGCCAGTGTATCATGGTAGACAATAAAACGCATACATACATTACAGATGATTTTATTGTTACACATAACACCTGGGTTACTACTAAGATGATGGAGTCTGCACAAGCGAATGGATTTCCTGTACTATATTATAGCCCAGAGATGCAATCTGCTTTCATTGGCACACGATTTGATACCTGGAGAGGTCACTTCCGAAATAGCGATATTCAACGAGGTAAATACAGCGAAGACTACATTCAGTACATCAAAGACATTGTTAAAGAGGAAACTGGTGCATTTGTTGCTGAAGACAAAGATATGCCAGGAGGAAAAACAACTGTCAGGTCGATTGAAACTCTAGTCAAGCGACATCATATAAAGCTTGTTATAATTGATGGTCTGTCTTATATGGCAGATACAGAAAAGTCTGATAGCGATGTTATTAAGTATAAAAATATATGTACTGGACTATTCCGAATGTCTAAAACATATGGATGTGCTGTAGTAGTATCTGTACAAGCTAATAGAGATACTAAATCTAATGTCGATGACAAAGGAGTCCCGTGGCCTGATATGTATTCGATTGAAGGCTCAGACCATCCAGGACGTATTGCAACTCAAGTATTTGCGCTCCGTCAATTGTACGAAGAACATACACTAGAAATAAAGCTGTTGAAGACTAGAAATGCGAAGAATGCAAACCCTACGTTCGCATATGTATGGGACCCAAATACCGGAAACACAGAATTCGTTTCAGATGATGCATCGGCTGCTCCACCTTCTGCTCCTGCACAGCCTAGCAAGTTCTCAACGCCGACAGTGTCAGCAAAGATTGTACATACGGATATAGATGATAATCTAATCGATGGTAGTACAGATGACGATCTAGATGACGTTGAGTTTTAATATACTCCCGCCGAATACTGATTCGGCGGGTTTGCTTTGGCGCGATCGTTAGATAAACTAAGAAGGGAGTTAATATGAATATTGATACCATAATTGATAAACTTTCATCTCAAGGGTTTATACGCCTAAATAGGCATATAGGCGACTACTATAGCTGCTATTGCCCATTTCACAGTGATGGAAAAGAGAAAAGGCCGTCTTCTGGTATATTGCTAAGAGATCAGTATCGCAATGGACAGCACTATCCTGCTGGATTCTTTAACTGTTTCACCTGTCACCATGCATATCAACTGGAAGAGTTCATCACAGAGCTACTGAAAGTTAATTCTATCCACATGTCTGGTAGAGATTGGCTCATCAAGAATGACCCAGATTATGATCCAGATACAGAATTTGAATATCTCTTACCTAGAGATATGATGCAGTCTGTTGTGAATTCTTTTGCATTAAAGCAGATATCCAGTAAGTCAGGAGTTCAAAAACCTTCATTCATATCTGAGTCAGAACTTTCTAAGTATAGATACACAGTACAGTATATGTATGACCGAAAACTTACAGACACTGTGATCGACTTATTTGACGTAGGGTTTGATGCTAATTTCGTTCCAGCAGGAAGAAAGAAATCAGTTCCATGCGTCACATTCCCGGTAAGAGATGTCCATGGAAATACGCTGTTCATCTGCAGACGATCGATTGAAGGAAAATCATTCTATCTACCGTCAAACATAGAAAAATCTGTATATGGGCTGTATGAATTACCTCAAGGATGTAAATCTGTCATCATCGCGGAAAGCTGCTTTAATGTTCTAACTTCTTACGTTTACGGTGTACCTGCTGTAGGTTTATTAGGTACTGGTACTCCTCATCAGATTTCTCAGCTTAGAAGTTTAGGTGTAAATGAGTTTGTATTAGGATTAGATCCAGATGAAGCAGGAGATAGAGCTTGCAAGCGATTGAAACGAGCACTCGGAGATATTGCTATTATCCGACGCATGAATGGAATACCTGAAGGAAAAGATATAAATGATCTCACTAAGTCTGAATTTTTAGACATATACAGAAGTAGAATGTGATAGATCGTTAAAATTAAATGTACTAAATACTTAGGAGTGATATGTTGATTACACTGAATATTAGAAATTGTAAGATTTTAGACACTGCGACTTTATCTAAATTAGCAGCATATATTGATAAGTTGCAAAATAAACTTGAAGCTGCTGAGATGGTTGAATCGCAGCAGAATATGTTAATCGACGCGTTGATCGAAGAAAATCAAAGACTTCATACTTTAGTAGATACTGGGAGGGATATCAATGAAACTAAACAAACAGCAAGAAAAGCTAATAGATCTATCGTTTCTGTCCGATATAAAACAAGCTCAAGTTATGCAGACATGCGATAAGATTATCGAAGATTTGACAAGCAACCACTCTAGCATTAGACAATGTTCTGATAATATAGGAGTGCCTAAGTCTACAATTCATCTTTATATTCACACTTATATACGAGAATATTATAACAGCGATTATAAGGAGATCCAGCATCTTTTGCAATTCAACAAGAGATACAGATGCAAATGTAGAAGATGCTGGACAGAAAGGTACTGGTGATATTTTGAATTATGCTTGGATGTTGAGGCAAGACGGTACGGCATTCAGCTGCACACATCATTTATATTGCATGGATGACGACGATTTATCTTCTGAAGCAGAGTGTGCTGCATTTATTTTAAATAGCAACTCTAAAGATTCTAAATTAGCTGAATTGATTCTAGACGCTTGGATGGCATTAGGGATTGAAAACTCTGTCAACTACGATGCAGATGAAGAAGACATTGAAAATGCAATCATCAAATTTGCAAACTCCGTTCCTTATCATTTTCAGTTTGAGTTAAAGTTAAGCAAGCTGTTACAAATTCACAAATCTTCACATAATTATAGCGATGTGGACAGCTTGTATGAATTCTGTGACTATGTTAGATCTGAGTTATCTACACTTCAAAGACAGATAAAACATTCTATCAATCAGCAGTTTTGTAGAGTTAGATTTGGAGGGCAGTATGACTCAATCAATCCTACTAGCACACTTTGGTTTAGAATCTCTAGTGTAGGATTCAATTGGGCTGATACTATATACATTTTCGCTTCGGAATGCAAGAAGTCTTATCATGTAGCATACATTACTATATGTAGAGATCACGAATCTGACAATGGTATAGATTCAGACGCAGACGAATATTTCTACAAGGCTCGAGATGGAGCTATCTATTACAACATGCCGATTGAAGAGTTCCTTGCTGAAGAACATGAACATTCTTTAGTATTTTCTAATAAGCAGATAAATGTCATGAAGGGCTATGTGAAGACTATTAGAGATTGCTTCAAGTTTGGTAAAACCGAGCAAGAAACTGCGAATATTTTATTGTCGCACGATATTAACTATGATCCGATGATGTGGGACAGATTGAAGAATAGGGACAGAGCGCGTTTTTGTATTGCAGCGTCACAATACTTTGATGAGGCAAACAACAGGACAAAGAACCGATTGAATAAGATTATGAATATGATCATCAATCGCTACCCTGAAATCAAATCTGTGGATATTGACTACAAATACAGAGACAAGGTGCGAGGTAAAACACCTGGATGCGAATATCTATTCTATTTGACATCTAACTTTGATGAAATTGATAGACTAGAAATATCAACTGTATTTAATCGTCTAGAAACAAACCCAGATATTATCTTTAGAAGATTCAAACAGGAATATGAATCGTATAAAACATACTCAAACTTGAATATCTAAATCTAAATATTAACGAATTATTAACGAACGGAAATAGGTATTGACTTTTTAGTCATTTTATCATATAATAATAGCATAATAAGTCAACCAAATAACACATATCAAAACACATCAATTGGAGGATTTACAAATGGCTAAGAGAATCAGATTCAACGATATTTCCCGTTTCGACAAAAACAACAGAAGAAGAATTGCTCATGGCTCAGATCCTATTCCGGTTGTTAGACCTTTCCGTGCAGCGTATCTGATGTTCCGTGACTACCTCGACTATGACAGACCGCTGACTTATGATGAATGGATGAATCGTCCAGAAGCAGATAAGGCAGCGGCTTTATATGTTCAGTTCTACGACCAGATTCAGCTTGCTTGGTACAAAGCAAAAAGTTTCTATGCTATCGAAGAAGATGGCGTGTCTACAATGATGCAGTATCTTATGAAGAATGTTCCTGTCATCAACAAAGACGAAAAGCGATTCACACCTCGTTATATATATCGTGTAGCCTACAACTGCTTGTATTGCATCTGTCATGACATCAAAGTTGATAAAGACAGATGGGAGTTGGAGAGCAGCAATATTACATCTAATTCCGATGAAGAAGAAGTAGATGTGTTCAATTTCATTCCGTCTAATTTTGACATTGAGCGAATGATGAATGAAGAAAAATTCTGGAAGGCTATCATGTCTCAGGACGAAGATACAATTACATATGTGGATTGCGTCATCAATCATACAAGATTTCCTGCGGGTATGAAAGCTAGGAGTCCTAAGATCATCGCAAAGTTAAAGGTAGTTCTTTCAGAACTGGCTGATGAGGAGTTCTAAGATGAAACGTACTATCACTCAAAGTATACGAGTAGAGCTCAGCTATCTGATGAAGCTAAACGGAAAGCCTCTATTGAATTCACATGCCTATCGAGTTGAAGCTACGATTTGCAATAATTCTAACATTGGCAGGATGATGGATTTCGAGGATATATCAAAACTACTGTTTGAGGCTATCCCAACGAATTCATTTCTCATTTCTACATCAAGCGAAGAAGCTGAGTTAGAAGTAGCTAAAGCGCTGAAGCAGTTTGGGGTTCCTGTAATTGTATATTCTGAAGAGCTCTGCACAGAGAACTTGTTGATGCTATTCGTCAAATCCATAAATCAGAAATTAGTAGAATATTCAGACAGTTTAAGTTCATACGAACTAGTAGAACTTAAGCTTTGGGAAACAGATAATTATTGTGCTACTTACGTAGCATAATGAAATTTATAGCATATCTAGACATATCAAATTAGGAGGCAATAATATGGCATTCAAAACAGTAGATAGCTACAACGAAGCACGATTTGGTGGATTCTTCCTTCTTAGAAACGATGGAGATTACGCTGATGTAATCTTCATGTATAGAAGTAGAGAAGATGTACTTGTTGCAGATACACATTACATCAAGTCTGCTGACTATCAGGGATACGTTCATTGCTGTGGTAAGGGTTGTCCTGCGTGTCAGAAGGGCATCAGAGTTCAGACAAAATTGTTCATCCCTCTCTACAACATTTCCGAGGGTAAGATTGAATTCTGGGACAGAACAATGCGATTCGAGCCGCAGCTGATGAACGATGTATTCAAGAATTTTGCTAATCCTTCCGAATATGTATTCAGAGTTACGCGACATGGCGCAGCTGGATCTATTGATACAACATATGAGATCCAGGCTATTTCTAGAAACAACGTCATGTCTTACTCAGATATCCTTGCATCTAACAATGTAACTTCTCCTGAGTATTATTCGGAAGTTTGCAAAGAAGTCGATAGTTTCCATCTTTCTGACATGCTAAATGAACGAGCAGATAATGTATCTACTCCTTCAACTGCTGCGTATAGCGCAAATCTTCCGGATTATCAGATTAAGCCTAGAGCGGTTGCAACTACGTACACTGATCCAGCTCCTGCAATTGAAATTCCAGACGACAATGATGCTAGCTTAGAATCTTTAGACGAAGACGATGTTAATTTTTGATCTAATCTAAGCTATCAGAAGCCGATTCACTTTTCATTATCAACAACAACAAAATATTTGACCTGTAATCGTTATATATCTTGAGGAGGGCTTCACACATTAGATAAACTTAATTGTGTGAAGCTTTTCTTTATACAAAAATAAACTGATAAGGAGGACATTAAGTTGAGTTTATTTACCAAGTCACAAATGGCGAAATTCAATGAAGTTGCCGAACGAAGTAAACAGCTTAACAAAGAAAAACCAAAGTCTGTAAATGTATCTACAGTAAATGCGGAATTGAAGTCGATGTCAGATTCTGTGCTAGAATACTTCAAAGACTCTCCCGCTATCTGCATTCGAACTGCTGATCAGCTACATGAATACATTGATAAATGTATCGAAGCTGGATACGCTGGTATAGATACAGAAACAACGGGACTAGACAGACAAAGAGATTACATTGTAGGCGCGTCTTTATATTATCCGGATGGTACAGAATGTTATATTCCGATGAAACATAAGATCCCTATTTTCGAAACTCCTTACAAAAATCAACTGTCTTATGAAGAAGTAACTAAAGAATTCAAACGACTAGAAAACAGCAACATACGACTCATTTTTGCAAATGCTGACTTCGACTTAGCAATGATCTACAAGGATCTAAAAGTTGATTTCAACGATAGATTCTATTATGATGTTATTCTTGCATGGCGTTGTTTGAAGGAGAATGAGTTACACAATGACTTGAAATTCCTTTACAATAAATATGTATTGAAAGGAAAGGGAGATCCTAAACGTTTTAGCGATTTCTTTTCTGTAAAGCTGTTCCCATATTCTGATCCTGAAATCGCTAAATTGTACGCAGCAACCGACGCAAAAATCACATTTCAGCTGTTCAAGTGGCAGCTTCCTTATGTTACAGAAAGTCATCCTAAGTGTCAGAAAGCTCACCTAGAAGCAATATCTAGACTCATTTGGAACATAGAGTTTCCACTAGTTAAAGTCTGCCAGAATATGTTTAGAAGAGGTTCATACATTGATTCTAATGTTGCTAGTGTTTTGAAAAAGCGATACAGAGATGAATACAATGTCGAAGTCAAAAAGCTACAAGACATGGTACAAAAAATCATTGATAATACGAATATAGCATATTCAGGTAAACGTCCATTTACTAGAGGAGCAGATTTCAACCCGTCTTCACCTCCTCAAGTTAAATATTTGATATACAATCTACTTCAAATTCCTAAAGGATCGTCTTCTGGAACAGGTAAAGAAGTATTGAACGAACTTAATCTGCCTGTAACAAATCAGATACTGAAGGTAAGATCTCTATCTGTACTTATCAATACATTCGTAGAGAAGCTACCAGCTGCCGCAAGTCTGGATCATAGAATTCATGGTCAGTTCAAGCAGGTGGGCGCTGCATGCATTGTAGGTAATAGCATAATTCCTACAAACTCTGGGTACTACACGATAAAAGAACTTTGTAGCGATGCGGATAATGCATCTGATGGCGTCTTCAATGAAGTAAACAACGTACAAATATTTAATATGGATCAATCGCTAGAAAGCGCAAGCCACTGGGTTAAATATACGGATGTAGATACTGTTAAAATCACCACAGAACTTGGGCTTGTTATTGAGGGCACACCTAATCATCCAATAATGGTAAGTAAATATACTGAAGCAGATAAAGCGAAGTATTTGATGTACTATTACAAGGGTGAATATCCAAGACTTTCAAAGATGTGGGAGGGTCGAAGATTCAAACGACTTGATGAGCTGTCAGTTGGAGACTTGATAGAGGTGCCTTGTAACTATTCATTTGATACTGAATATGTACCTACAAATCTCACTGTTGTATCTTCTCGCAATAGTAGATTTCATGATGTAACTATGCCAAGCATATATGACGAATTATTTGCAGAATTCTTAGGTATGTATCACGCAGACGGTTCATCTTGTCTTAGAGACGGAACATATACAATAACACTATCAAATGATGATCCAGACGTATACACTAGATTTGAATTCTTGGCACGAAAATTGTTTAATTTGCCAATAAGTCAGTACACGAAACAGCGTGAATTGAACGAAGTAGACAGTTACATAAATTGTATTCAGATTAAGCAGATCGACAGTATATTGTGTAAAGGTATTAGAAACAAACGAATTCCTAAACAAATTTGGCACTCGCCTGTTTCTGTTATAAATTCGTACATTCGAGGAATGACGTTAGACTCTACCGTATACCTAGATGAAACTGGTCGAGCTAGCTTCGAGCTTTCAATCATAAACGAAGAGGATGCTAGATTTGTGCAGCAACATCTACTGTCTCAAGGTATATACAGTCATATAACTTATAATGTTCTAGGAGTACGAGATCAGTTTTTACGTCTTTGTTTCAATGCAGACAATTACATGTTGTTTAGAGACTGTATTGGATTCATCGAAACTAAAAAAGTAAAAGACACTAAGCCGTGTTTTCGTAATCAATATTGGCATAGACGGGTAGGAAATTCTCTCTATGTGAAAATAGCTAAAATCGAAATAAGTCGGAACGACGTATATGATTTTACTGTACCAGAAAGTCATTCATTTATTAGCAATGGTATGATAAGTCATAATACAGGCAGATTGTCTTGTGCTGAGCCGAATCTCATGAATATCCCGTCGCATGCGGTTGATATTCGACATATGTTTAGAGCAACTCCTCAGAAAGATTACACAGTTGAATCAGAAGTAGATGACAATAACGAAGTATCATTCGTTATTGATAATGGACATGAATTACAAACATCTGAAGGATACAAGCCAGTAGTAGATATTGTTCCTGGAGATGTTGTAATGTTTGATGATAAGGAGGTATCAAGCTTAATTGTCAAAGAAGTTGAAACTAAAGGTACGTCAACCCGAGTACGTTTTGATGTCATCTGACTATAGTCAGCAGGAACCAAAAATTTGCGCATACGTAGGTAACATCAAAGAACTCTGCGAAGGTTTTGCAAACGGAAAAGATGCTTACGCGATGATCGCAGCTGTTTCTTTCAATAAGTCATATGAAGAATGCTTAGAGTTTCACCCTGTTACGCATGAATATCAGCCTGAAGGTAAAGCAAGAAGAACAGAATCGAAGTCCGTACTTTTGGGTGAACGTAAAAGTTATGCCCCATATTTCAAGTTCTCGCATTAAATTTGCTTGAAATATGAAAATCTTGTGAACTACATTGCTCATAGGTGTTGAGAACACGATTAGGATATACAGGAAATGGTATATAGGTTCTCAGCTAACTGGGGATACTCAAAAGAGTGAATCCAGTGCCAAGCATCAAGTCTTCACGGAGTTCTATACCTTATATCATATCGGAGGTGTAGAACTTGAACAATTATTCATCATACATCATAACTTGTAAGGACAATGGAATGCAATACATCGGAATAACTTCTATTGGTTTAAGAAATAGGTGGTATGCACATGTTTCATGTTCTCGAAATTTAAGTAGTAATAATCCAATGTATAAGGATATGAAAGAATTTGGAGAATCCTCTTTTGAAATACATGAAATTGAATCTGGGTTATCAAAAGAAGAAGCCGATGCGCGTGAAAAGGAACTAATAAAGATTTATAATACAAAGTGGCCTAACGGATATAACTTAACAGACGGTGGATTCAAGAATGATGGACAGTTATTACCAGAAGGTCGATCGGCTAGAATATCTTGTAAGCTACGCGGAGTTCCTAAATCAAGCGAGCATAGATTGCATCTAAGTCAGTCTAGGATTGGAAAATACAAAGGAGCAGACAACGCCTTCTATGGTAAACATCATTCTGATGAAACTATATTGAATCTTCAGAAGCTATTATCCCACGGAAAGGTTTATCAGTTAGACAAAAAATCTAAATTAGTTGTAGGCACATTTGATAGCGCAGCGTTTGCAGCAAGATACATATCTGAAAACAAATTATCTTCTGCAAAAATAGATACTATAAATGCTAGATTATGCGAAGTTATGAACAATGATAATCGTTCCGCATACGGTTTTATGTGGAGACGCGATGAAGGTCAATCGACTAAGTATTAGAGGAGAAAATAGAGCTACTCTTCGAAGCGCAAGACATTAAGCGAGATAATGATGATATAGTCAGCGCCACAAGTGATTGTGGACTAAGTGGTACTTTACGGACGTTCTATTCCTTCAATTGCTGATCAGTTATATGGCAAACGAGACGATATGACAGGTGAGCAGAAACTAAAAGCAGCTCAGAAGGTGTTTGACGCAGTTATGGGAGCTTTTCCTGGACTGAAAAATCTAATGATCGGGTCTCAAGATTTTGCAAGAAAGCACGGATATACGGAAACAATTTTGGGTAGAAGACGACATATTCCAGATATGCAGCTGCCTGAATTTGAATTTAAGGCGATGAAAGGATATGTTAATCCTGATATTGACCCGACAGATATCACTACGCTGGAAAACAAAGATGAGATCCCCGAAAGAATTGTAAACGAGCTTTACAAAGAATTTAAAACGTACAAATACTACGGTCAAATCGCAAAGCGTACAAAGCAGCTATATGAAGAAGATCATATTAGGGTGATAAATAATAGACCTAAGATAAATGATGCAACTCGTCAGTGTGTTAACTGTGTTGACTTCGATACTGAGATACTAACAACAGACGGATTCAAAAGATATGACGAGGTATCTATAGGCTACACGATTATTTCATATAACTTAGCTAAAGACTGCTTAGAGGAAGATGCCATTGAAGGTATTCATATCGATGATAGAGATGTTAAGGGATATGAATTCAATGCGCCGGAGCTATCTTGCGTATGCACAGATAATCACAGATGGGTTATTCAAGATACTCTGTATGAACACCCTGAAATCGTGACAGCTGAAGAATACGTCTGTGATTATGGTTGTCTATTCCCGATTTTAGCATCCGCTGGATCTGAATTACCTGGATCGTTTGGAGAATATTCTCAAGCAGAGTTCGGTGTATTAGCATATCTACTTTACTACAATGCAATCAGGTTAATTGAAAACGGTACTACGTGGCTAACATTCAAGTGGAATAGCCCTAATCAGAAATCGTTTGATTCACTTATTCAGTTTCTTCGTAGCACAAAGTTTGATTATCAGATAAGTAGCACAGGTGATCCAGTATGCACAGAAGTAAAGATTGCATACAATACATTTTTATTCGATGTGTATACTAGCCTCAAGGGCAACAAACTAACCAATGAGTTTGTAAGCTTATTATCCGGTGAGCAAGCTTCTCAGCTTTGGTGGACATTTGCATACCTGAAAAATCCGGATTTAAAGCTAGATGAGAATATTTCAATTGTTTTTGACAGCTTGTCTGACGCAGATGTATTTCAGCATCTCTGCTATCGAGCAGGACATTTTAGCAGATGCATTCCGCTAAAGGATATGATTGATGCGGTAGATGAGCCACACATTGAAGACAGAATTCAGGAGCCTTCTAACAATCAATATGTAGTTACTACATATCAGCATAACACTGTCAATATGTGGGACAAGCGATATGTAAAACGAACAACATTACACGGCTGCTGGTGCGTAACTACTAACAACGGAACATGGGTTGCTAGACGAAATGGTTCCGTATTTCTCACAGGCAACTCTATTATTCAGGGTAGATACTTGCTGCCCTTATCTATCTAACCTCATTGCTCAAGGGTGTGCTCATATATTTGAGTGCTAACGGTATCAGTGACATAAGACTGCTTCACGAAGCGAGAGAGATGTGAAGCTCTTCTACTAGTAGAAGATCCATAGACGAATCAGCTGACTAAGAAATCCTAAGGTCTGATTATTCAATTAGATAGCTGGTAATACCGTGTCAAGTGCACCTTATACAGGGTGTAAAGATGTATCGACTAGCTCGCGTTGTTGCGAGGGTAGGTCTGAAGACGAGCTGCAGACTGAAATGGTAGACTGCAATTATTTTGCAGAAGATATAGTCAGGTTGTATGGAAACATGCATTGCTGCACGAGCGCGGCGGAACTTACAAAGATGGCTATTTTGAAGCTTGAGAACAACAAGGAATGGCAGAGAATTGGAGGAAGATTACTGGTACCTATCCACGATGAATTGCTGACAGAAGTCCCTGCACGTTATGCTGAGGAGGGTGCAAAAATCCTATCGGATTCAATGTGTGGAGCTGCAGATTTCATGCCGTTTCCAATTACATGTGACGTTGAGACTACTTATCGATGGTACGGTATGGCATATCCTTGTCCTTACAAGAAACCAAATTCTATCGACACGAATGATGAAGATGAGATAAAGTGGATTCAGTATCATCTAAGAGAATCCGAATACCTGCTGCCAGTACTGAAGGACGAAAACGGTGAAAAACCTAGAGGTGATGCAGCCAAGGGTGTAAACGGTGTTAGAACCCCTGAAATGGAATCTGCTATTGAAGATTATATTAAATCTCGACATATTTTAAAAGAAGATTTCATTGATACTATTGATCGAGAGGTTGACATCGGCGGATAGTGAATGTACATTTACAACTATCAAGTAATATAGTGTAGATCAAATCGTTAAATATCTTACACAATCTCAAAAACAAGGAGAATACTAACATGAAATTTACTGTAAGCACAAAACCGTTTTCAGAAGGTTTGAACCTCGCAATTGTCAACTCCAATGTATCTAAGTTCAGCCAGAAAAGTAACATTGCTCAGGTGACTGTAAAGAATGGTATGCTTGTCGTGAATCTTGAATGCGACAATGTCAAGACAGAAATTAGATTCAAGGGTGGAGTAACAGAAGAAAACAGCAGCATTGCAACAGTAAGCTGCTTGGTCTTGAAGCAGCTTGTGTCTACATTCGACTCTGCTGTAACTGTTGTAGAATTTGATGAGAACGGACTTATTTTAGTTTCTGGTAGGTCAAGATTTGTATTGCCTGATATCATCAAAAATACGGACATGGAACTAGATAAACCAGATATGGATTTAACACATCTTGTAGCTAATCCAGTTCCGATTAACAAAACAAATTGGAAGTTTGTTGATGATCATCAGATGTTTGCCCTTAGCATGTCATTTGTAAACCCGATCTATACGAGATGCTGGGTAGGAGCTGATTCAGATGTACTCGTAGGCGACATGGATAACAGTATCTTCACACACTCTAACAAGGGAACTTTGGGTGAAACTTGCTTGCTTAGACCTGATATCATCAACATGTTTGTAGCATTGCCAGAGGGTGCTACTATTGGAAAACTTTCCAACAGCTACATTGTGCATACCAATACAGACGCATATGATATCTATTCTGAAGTAGTACCAGAACATGAAGATGATCCAGCTTTCGGCAGTTATAATTCTGAAATCATTATGGATATGATGCAGAAAGATATGGACAATGCTATTAAAGTGAATACATCCTCTATTCTTAAGGCAATCAATCAGTCAGATTTGTTGTCTACTGAAGATAAGTCTAGTAAAGCGCTTTTCATCGATGTAGATGGTTCTGTGCTTACTGTAGCTGATGACAATGTTGACTGTAAAGTAGACGTAGAAGGTAATCCGGCTATCAAATACAATATCAAGATGAAAGCACCTAACTTCAAGTCTGCGATTTCTAACATTGATAGTGACTCTGTATATATTTCCCCTGTCACTAATGATGAGAGTGAAGAGCTTGTAGGATTGATGATGTGGACAGATAACATGTCTATTCTAATTGCAGGAGCTGATCAGTAATGGCGTTTAGGTCAGCAGCTGCTATTCGTGCGTCCAGATTTAATTCTGCTACAAGCTGTAATTTTCTTGAAGATTATGAGGAATATATAGAGAAGAAATCCGAATGTAGGAATATCGAGACTCCTAGTAAAACTTTTGCACCTTCATCTTTTAGATGTATGCGAAAAAGCTGGTTCAGACTTAGAGGAGTCGATCCAGACAAAGATAGAAAAGCTGATGTAATGTTAGATTTCGCTGCTGATATGGGAACGGCGTGCCATAGAATAATTCAGTCAAATCTTTCTGACATGCTCAAAGAGAATTGGGTGCCTGTTGAGAAATTCTTGACAGACACTCATAATCCTCATCAATATCAGTTAACTGCATCTGAAGACAGCTTAGAGACAAAAGTCGAATTTTTTGATATTCCTATTAGATTCGCCGTTGACGGTATACTCAAACTAAACAACGAATACTATCTTTTAGAAATAAAAACAAGCGAATTTTTGTCATTTAGTAATTTGACGCAGTGGAAATCTGAGCACGAAGCTCAAGTTAAATGCTACATGACTTTGTTAGGGCTGAAACATTGTTTGTTCCTATATCAGGATAGGCAGCATGGTCAGCTAAAGTGCTATGAGTTTACTCTATCTGACAGAGATAAAAAAGACGTAGAAGACAAATTTAAAACTGTGATGAGGTGTGTTGAAACATGTATTGCTCCAGAACGTCTTCCAAAAGGAGATAAATGGTGCTCTATGTGTGAATACAAGAAATCATGTGACAGCTGGGGGTGAAGATATTGCCATCATTAGCAGTAAAGTATAGACCAGCAACATTTTCAGATTTAACTGAACAGTCTACTATATGCGAGATACTTGAAAACATAACGAATTCTGATCCAATTCCAGTACGGAATTTCTTGTTTGTAGGTCCCGCGGGGTGCGGAAAGGCTCAACCGTTGTATAGTAAAGTTCTGACACCTGATGGATACGTAGAAATGCGAGATATCCATATCGGTTCTGAGGTGTTTACAGGTAAAGGTAATATAGGTAAAGTGTCTGGAGTATATCCACAAGGCGTAAGACCTATTTATGAAATAACTTTACAGGACAGAACAAAGATAAGAGTATCAGATCAACATCTCAATGTATGCTATCGATACAACGAAGATAAAAAATGTAGAGAAGACTTTACATTGACTACTTTAGAGTTGATAGATTTATTTGAGAGTAGCCGGTTCAAGTTACGAATAGATATTCCTAAAGTTGATTGGGACAGCGTTGATCTACCTATTGATCCTTATTTGCTAGGAGCGCTAATCGGTGACGGATCGCTTTCAAACAATTTTGGATTCTCTAATTCTGAAGAAGATGTGATTGACAAAGTAGATAGTATCTTGAGACGAGATTGGAACAAATGCTTGAAAAAAGTTCCCGGAGATAATTTTGATTATCAAATAGTGAATGTTAATTTTGTATCTCATAAATATACCTTCTTATACAAAGGTGAAGTATACAATTCTACTTATGCTATTCAGGCTAAACTACTTGAAGAGGGTTATCCTAAATTTGATAGCGAAACTATAATCAATATAAATAATCCGTGTGTAGATTCAACAATACTTAAACAGTATCCAGAATTGACGGATGCTATTGAGATGAAGCTGAATTCTGAATATAAATCCTGGACAGAAGCAGATGAATTCAACCAAATACTAACAGAATTAGGATTATTTTGTAAATCTGTAGATAAACATATACCTAAAGTTTATTTGAATTCCAGTTATGCACAAAGACTGGAGTTACTTAGAGGATTATATGACACATATGGATATACAGATAAATCCGGTTCAACATGTTTTACTACTTGTTCAGATAGATTGTCTGACGATTTTAGCTACCTTGTCAGGTCTTTAGGTATTAGAGATACTATATCGAATTATCCAGCTAAGTATAAGGTCAACGGTCAATATAAATACACAGGATCAACTGCGCATGATCATAACTTGAAATTTCCTAATGATATGTGTTACTGTTCATCAGAAAAACATGTAGCTCGTAGGCGAATTCGTCAAAATGACCCTATGCGAAACATTGTATCTATTGAATATGTAGGAGATGAAGAGTGCCAATGTATAATGGTTGATCATCCAGATCATACTTATATCTCAGATGGATTTATTCCTACACACAATACTACGCTTGGACGAGCACTGGCTCATAAACTAAATCATAATGATTCAAATATCATTGAGGTAGACGCAGCGTCTAACAATGGTGTAGATAGCGTTCGTCAGCTTATTTCTCAGATGCAAACATATCCAGTAGGAAGTAAGTATAAAATTTTTATACTTGACGAGTGCCACGCATTCAGTCAAGCAGCCTGGCAGATATTTTTGAAAGTCTTAGAAGATGTACCCGCAAATACTATCAACGTATTTTGTACGACCAATCCGGAAAAAATTCCCGCAACTATACTATCACGTGTACAAACATTTCAGCTATCTAAGATAAGCTTATCTGGTATCACTAACCGTCTTAAGTATGTACTAGATAGCGAAATATCTGAAGGTAAGGATATCCGATATGATATGGACGCAGTAGGATATATCGCAAAGCTTGCAAACGGCGGTATGAGAGATGCATTGACGTTGTTAGACAAGGCTCTGACATACAGCAATGATATATCGCTAGAAAATATTTCAAAGTCTTTGAATATTCCAAATTACGATGATTATTTTGATTTATTGAATGCGTGTGCAAAGAAGGACAACGTCAACATTACAAGGATTGTAAACAACGTATATAATTCGGGTGTAAATTTTGTCAGCTGGTTCACTGGATTTCATTCGTTCATTATCAACATAATGAAATACATCTTCCTACAGGACATCAAAGAAACAATGATACCTTCGTACTACGAAGATAAGATATCGAAGTATAGTATCAAACATTCTGCTGTATGTCTTAAACTTGCAAGCAAAGTGTTGAAAATGAACAATGAATTGAAGACAGCTGTATATCTACAAGAAGTTGCTCTAACGTATCTTTGCTCTTGAGGTGATGAGGTGAACTATGAATTTATCTGATGTACAGAATCAATTTTCGTCTGAATTAAATAGCATGGAAACATGGTGCAAAGAACTGTACGATACAATGTTTTCTATGTACTTCAAAGATCATAGGATGCTTGCAAACAAACTTAGATCTCAGAATACTCCAATTTCTGATGAGCAGTTAGAGTGGATACTTACGCAAGTTCCATTAAATCTGTTTGATGCTTCAGAGAAGCTGTCTACATTGAGAACTAGATATGAAGTTATTCGACTTTCATCTAAAGAAAAGGAATACGAGGCATACAAGCAGTCTGAAGAGTCTACAGAATCTAAACGAAGAGAAGCAGCTGCAGTAGCTACTACGGAAGATAAGATATTGCTGGTTGCGTTAGAAAATATCCTTAATCGTGTAGACAAGGAGATGTCATATTCGAGAGAGTTGATAATGTCAGCAAAGAAAATCTATGACGGACGCAAACAGACTGAACGGTCTAACCCTGTGTCAGAAGTACCTACAAAGACAGATGATTTACCGGAATACTATTCAGAAACAATGTCCGGCAGATATGCGTGAGGTGAAACATGTCAGCATACGACGACATCATAAACAGAAAAAAGAAGGAATGGGCAGCCGAAGATTTGATGGAAGGAGCCAAGCATTCTAGAGGAAAGAAAATTCCGTTTTCTTCACCTTTGATGAACTGGGCTACATACGGAGGCATTCCAAGAGATAAAATTACGGAATTCTTTGGTGAGCCGTCAGGGGGTAAGTCGACTTCGGCTGTAGACATTTGCAAGAATGCTTATCCTATCTTCAAAGAAGAGTATGAAGCTAGAATGAATGAGCTACGTGACATTGCAAAGACTGGAAACAAATCCGCAGCAAGCGAGCTAGAAGATTTAGAAGAAACCGGACCGAAGAAAATCCTATACATTGACCTAGAACATTCATTTGATAGCGCATGGGCAGACACAATCGGTATAAAACCAGATGAAATTGAAATCATGCAGCCGCCAGATGTTGTCGCAGAGGACATTCTCCAGACTGTTCAAGATTTGATAAGTACTGGAGAAGTCGGACTAGTTGTACTTGATTCTATTCCATCGCTTGTACCTAGAGCTGAACTAGAGAAGAAATATGGAGAAAGAACTGTAGCATCACTGGCTGGATTGCTAACTATTTTCTTTAGAAAGATTGTTCCTATGTTAACTCGATATGGGTGCACACTCATTTTTATCAATCAGATTCGTCAGAACATGGATAATCCATATGTAGTAAAGACTCCAGGAGGTGAAGCTCCTAAATTCTATGCGTCTCTTCGTATCCTGTTCCAAATTGGACAGCCTGTTGACTTCTTAGGAAACGAACTTCCAAAGAGTTCAGAAAACCCAGCTGGATACATTGTAAATGCAAAGATATCTAAGCAGAAAAGCGCACCGAATGATAGACGAAATGCTTCATATTTCTTGATGTGTCAATCTGGTATCCGAGAAGACATGGACTTTGCGAATCTTGCTATGAAGAAGTACGGCATCATTCGCAAAGGAGGTGCTTGGTTTGGTTTTGTCGATCCATATACTGGTGAAGCTCTTGAAGAGGACGGCAAGATTGTAAAAGTAAACGGTATGACAAAAGTTTATGAATACTTAAAGAGTAATCAAGCTTACTATCAGAAATTAAAGAAATATATCATTGATGATATAAATGGGACAGACGAAGCAGTGTCTCGAGAATCGGATTTAATTTAATCAATATAGCGCTCATCCGTGGGCGCTATAATTATGCTATAAGCTGAGGTGACGCTTAATGAGCACTAAAGACTTCTCCAATATACAAGAAACCACTATTGCAAAATACTTGAATTGGTCGACTGTATCTGGTAGCGGAGCTACGCCTTTTCATAAAGGAGACGTGTATTCCAGTACATGGTTAGGTGAGTGTAAGACTCGTATGAAATCCTCTAAAACAATCGTGGTTTATATGTCGCATCTAATTAAGATATCAAATGAGGCGATGTTTGATAGGAAGAAATCGGTACTGTTTGTAGATGATGGAAGCCAATTATTGCCGTTTACCTGGGCAGTGTTCTATCCTCAGTCAATATTTCCAATATCTAACTCCATCTGTTGCATTAAAGTGAATGATCAATTAAATATAAATGAAAAGACTGTCACTTTCGAGCACAGCAAGCTAAAATCGTTATATGAAACATTGATCAAAAAATTTAAGCACGTTGTATTTGTACTAGATTGGAAAGCTAAACAAATCTGTTTAGCTCCTATATCAGAGTTCAAATACATATCTGAGGTAGCGAGATGAAATCTATTCAAGATGCGGGAAAAGAAATATTATCAAAACACCCATGTAAATTCTATGTATTTATAGGCGAAGAGTACGGAATAAAGCAAAGATATTTAGATATACTGTCTACGGTATATTCTAGAACCATAACATATGAACATGTATCTGATATCATTGCGATGTGTCAAACAAAACGAATCATACCTTTACCTCCTACTTTATATGTTGTTCGATACGATGAAGAGTATGTAAAATCGCTGAATGAAAAATCAGAGCTTCAGATGAAAAAATTGAATTTACCTGGAACACTTGTTTTGATCTACGAGGATAAGAAACAAAGCGATAAGTTAGAAAAATATTTACCTTCATATACAACATCTATTGATAAAGTAGATATTAAATTCATGATAAAGTATCTAAGACAAGATTATCCAAATCTCTCGGAAAACGTCTGTAAGTATATATGTGATGTATGCAACACATATGGTCAAGCTAACATGTTTGCAAAATGTCTATCGGCATTACCTAGTAGTCGGCTATCTGCATTATCTAAATCTAATGTGCAAAGCATAGTTGGATATTCTGCACAGTCTACAGATAGTTTAGTGAAAGCGGGAGTAGCTGCTAGAGATGTTTCGTACCTTCTTAAGATTATAGATATCTATGAAGGCGATTACAACAATATATTCTACGATATATTATCTACTATGATTGATCTAGATAAGCTTAAAACTAACCCGTATTATGACTGTGAAGCAAAGCCATATAGCAAAGGTTGGTCAGGACCGGATATTTACAACATGTTTGTGCTAACTTATGATACACTAAAGATCTCTAGGAGTTACGGCCAAGTTGATACAAAGGAGCTTATCATATCCTTGATATCAAACTTAGCTTTCAGCCCTATTCCTAGTTCCGGGAGGTACGCATCTTGATTTTTCAGAGTCAGAAGTCTCAGCTTACTCAGTTATCAGAATTCTCTAAGTCCAAATGTCATAGCATTTTGATTCATGGGCCTAAGGGTTCAGGAAAAACATATCTGGCCAAACAATACGCAGGTATGCTCTGTATACCAAACTTTCAAATAATCAAATGCGATGTGGCTACTATACGAGAAACAATAGACAGTTGCATCTCTCTGAAGTCTGATGTTGTCTTATGCTTAGAAAATTTAGACACTGCTGTTCTTTCTGCATCTTATACAATATTGAAATTTTTGGAAGAACCGCTGCCCAATGTATATATTGTAGTAACTTGTCGAAATATCGAACAAGTTCCTGATACTATACTAAGCCGATCCGTAGTAGTAACATGTAGCTGTCCTACCGATTCAGATATTGAACAGTACGCAGAATCCGAAAACTTGGCTAAGTTCTCTGCAATAAAACATACAGACATTTGGAGAGCTGTCAAGTCTTTTTCCGATGCTAAGCTAGTACTTGGTATGTCTTCAGATCAGGTCAACTATTTCTGCCAGATAGATTCGTTGATGAAGTTCCAGGACTCTGTGTCTAATATCGTCTGGGCGCTAGGACATTACTCAGATAATACTGAAACGCCTATCCAGTTTGTGCTACAATACATCATGACGAAAACATCTTCTAAAACAATAAAGCAAGCGGCAATGGCTTGTATTCGAGATTTAGCTCTAAGTAAAGTATCAGCACATGCTGCTTTATCTCGGTTTGCATTTGAGGCTAAATATGTCGAATGATATTCAATACAAGTCGATAAATGGTTCAGACTACTACGCATGCACAGATGGACATATTTATTTCAAATACGGACTGGATGACGGATATAGCAAGCTACACGAACGACTCCATCCTGATGGATATCTTGAAGTAGCTAAACCATTCTACGCCAAAGGTAGCAACTATGTTCACAGAGTAATTGCAATTACATTTTTAGGATACCCTAAAGATTATTATGATAAACACTACGTAGTAGATCACATTGACGGAAATCGTCTAAACAACAAACTAGATAATTTGGAGTGGATAACGCAAGCTGAAAATGTTAGACGCGCTAAATCACGAAGACATAAGAACATGAGTGTGATGTGTATCGAAGATGACAAACAGTTCGATACAATCTCAAAAGCTGCTAACTACTATAATATCCGATACTACAGTATCTACGGATCGTGTATCACTGGAAAACCAATTCACGGAAAGACTTTCAGGCTTGTTTCAAAAATAATTTGATGTAGGTGTTCAACCTTTTTAGCATAGTGCGCTACCGGTGAAAACATACAAAATGCTATTTACAAATTACTCTAGAATCGTTAAATGTATTATCGGCAGAATATCACAGACAAGCAATGTAAAAATATTTTCGTTGGATTAGAGCAAAAATTATGGAGGTTCCAAGATGGACAGATATTACTTCAGCGGATCGTTGACGCAGCAGATGCATGACTATTTGATTGCAATGCCTGACTTCAAACCGCTTGACATTTTGATTTCTCAGCTCGACAAGAGTGCAATCACAAAAACTATTCAGTGGAAGAGAGAAGGCTTCTGCCGATCCCTATTTATCGACAGCGGTGCGTACTCAATACATACTGGAAAGGCAAAAGTTACGGTAGACGAATACATCGATTATTTGAATTCTATAGATGATGATATTGATGTATGCGCACAACTTGATACTATTCCTGGTCATTTTGGTAAGACAAAGAACAAAGAAGACTACGAGGAATCAGCTAAAAAGAGTTGGGAAAATTTCTTGTATATGCGAACAAAACTTAAATCTCCAAACAAGCTGATGCCTGTTTATCATCAGGGCGAAGATTTTTCTGCTTTAGCTAATATGTTATCGTGGCGAGATGAAAACGGGAAGCAATTAGACTACGTTGGAATTTCTCCGTCCAACGATAGAAGCGTCAAGATGAAGGACATCTACCTTAAAGAAGTAGAGGAATTCATTGCACGCTCTGACAATCCAGATGTAAAAACACATCTATACGGATACACTTCCATGCAAGGTCTCAGCAAATATAAATGTTATTCCTGCGATAGCATTTCGCATAGGCACATTTCTGGATACTGTAAAATCTTAGTTCCGGAATTTGGAGTCATTTCCGTATCTCAGAAGTCTAGAACTTCTAAAACAAAGTCAAATATGAGCTTCCTTGACACTGCGGATGAATACAACAAGAAAAAAGTAGAGGAATATATCAAAAATTTAGGATTTACTTTAGATGAAGTAGTAGCATCTTCTTCTGTTCGTGTAGCTATCACTATACATGCAATTCGAGATATGCTAGATGATAAATATGTATACAAGAAAGAAAACGTGCTTAGACCTAAGAAGTTATTTAGTTTTCAAGCGTAAGGAGAGCTAAAAAATGAGTTTAAATGATACTGGAGACCGTACTAATTTTGAATCTGGTGCTGTTCGAGAGGTGCTGGATACCAATGGCAGATGCGACCTAATGCCTCTCGGTATAATTGCAAAATTATTTGAAAGAGATCACCCTGCCACTTTCCATATACTAAAAGCACTTGACGTATATATTTACACAGGAAACCAAAACTGTCTTTATGATGCTATAAATGAGTTTATCTTCAACGACAAACCATCTTGTATTTTAGACTTGTCAAAACACTACAAAGAGGCATTAGCTAAGTATCCAGAGAGAAATTGGGAAAAGGGGTTGCCTTCTCATTCATTTATTGATTCAGGTGTTCGTCATTTGATGAAAGTTCTTCGGGGTGACGACGATGAACCTCATGATCGAGCGTTTCTCTGGAATATGTTAGGTCTACTGTGGAATGATGAGCATCATCCAGAACTTGTGGATCTACCATTTGTAGACAAATTGACAGTTCCAAACAGATATGTCAAGGGAGACAAAGATTGCATCGGTTGCGATGAGTCCTTCTCCTCTGTTCTAGCTTATCGATAACCTTAGATAACTTTGATACTAACATACACAGTCTATGTTTTACATCTTGTATCACGTCATCTGTAGAGCGTTGATACATATGGATTTAGCATTTGGAGGATATTGTAATATGGCACTGATTGAGAAGTCTGACATGGCTACACTGAAATCAAGCGCAGAAGTTGCAGAAGTAGCAAAGTCGGCGAAACTAATACTCGAAGAAATGTCTGTTGCATCTTTAATAAATGAAGCTGCTAATACCGGTAACACTGAAGTATATTGCACTCGAAATTTATCATCCGTTATCAAAGATAAGCTTGTTTCTTTGGGATATACAGTTGAAGCTGTGCCAGAAGCATTGCCTATGCAATATTGTTATCTGATTAGATGGTGATTTCATGGATAATACATTTTCAGTAGTATTATGCAAGGAGTCTGAACTGGTGGAATGCAGAAGAGTATTCAGTGAGTCTGAGATAGCTCCTGTACTTTCTATTCATGTTCCGCATGAATACTTCACTTATTCTAGGTATGCCATACATCAGATATCTGATTCTAAGCATGCAATTGATATTTCTAGGTATGTCAGACCTAGATGCTCACCAGCTTGGTTAGATATTTGCACATGCGGATTAGATGTATCACCTGGTCAACATGATTATGTTGTTCGATACTATGATCATAGTACTCAGTCGTATGCCTGTGCATATTTCGGCTACATTATTCAAACTGAAAATACTAACAAGTCATACCTGTACATAAATAGAGAATAATTCCAGCAGATTCGAGCACCATTACTAAATATGGAAGTGATTGAGTTGAATTATATATATGGAGCTAAATTATTTAGATCTAGCTGCCGTAAAGAACATATCAAAGCTAACATAGCTAATCCAATCAATACTGAGCTAGTAACTCAGCTCAGCAGCATGATAGATACTGTAGATGACGATACAGATGAGACTATTGTTGATTCTATTCCTGAGGATGCCGATTCAACTGTAGAAGAGCCTGATATGGTTGATGATGAAGATGCTGATCAAGCTGGTTCTAGTGATGAGTACGAAGACAATAGTTCAGCATCTGAAGAAGATTTTCCAGAACCCGATGAATCGCAGCCTGACAATATAGACTCAGAAGATTCAACTGTTGACGATATAGATAGACTCGAATCTGCATTGAACAGTAATTCGAACACTCAAGGTGTAATTCGCTGTGCTGAAAAAGACGATGAAATCTGGGTGTATTACAACGATGACATAAATATCAGCAAAATATTGCCGGATATCATGGATGAACTTGATGCTAGCAACATCACAGATATGTCATTTAGTAGAATTGCACGATCTAATAACGCTATCGTGTTTGACAGAAAATGAGAAATTACCATCCACTACCGATAACAGAAGAGCTTGACTTCCATTATCTATTGACTCTGATGCCTGTGTTAAAAAATCTACCAGAGTACTCAAACTTACCTGAGTTGTTTTCTATCATTGGATACTCCAAGTTAGTAGACCTGTGTAGATACGCCGGAGGGGAAACTATTGTTGTACCTACGTTAGAAGAACTAAGTAAATCTGTGAACTCAATTCAATGGTTTTACGATGTATATATTAAAAAATGTAAGCAGGAGTCAGATATACCTTCTATATATGTAGACGAAGTATCAAAGATAAAAATTGAATTTAATAAGAATATTTGATGTTAGAACATATAAAAGCCAGAATAGAAGCTCGAAACAAGAAGAATGCGTTTAAATCGTTTTCAGCATTCTACACAGATTTTGTCTGGAGAATGCAAGACGTTCAAATAGCTTCAGAACTTGAATACTTGATATCTTACAACAGATTAACGGCATTATCTTTAGATAAGCTGATTGCAGCTGAAATGAATAGGAAGGTGATATAGCTTGATAACTGCGACAGACTTACAGCAAAGTTATATCCATTTATATAAACAACTTAGAGAATACTTGTGGCCGTTCCACACAGTAGAACTCATTGCAGAGCTTGAAATTGAATGCTATTCATCGTTCCCACAAGTGAATAGCTTGAGAAATATATACAGTAGACTGAAAAGTGAAATCTTTTCTGAATACATTTCTGACGACGATGAATATCGCACTCTTAAAGATGCTTTCAATAGATTTGATTCTACATTAGCGGAAGCAAAAGACTTCCATGATATATATGCAAAAATACCGTCAATGCGTGAGGTGACTCGGTTTGAAAATAAGTAAGAAGCTTGAATCTTGTGATAGCTGTAACGTAGTTACAAGTGCTAAAGATGCAGCTATCTGCAAAATCAAAGAAGCGATTGAGCAGCTTGCTACATGCTGTGCAGACGATGAAATCGCAAGAGATTCTATTGCTAATCTCAGTGTTGTTTTATTTGATTTACAAAGATAATATTTTATCTAGGAGGTAGAATATTTTGAAAGACCTCAAAACTGTTGAGGAGAATCAGAATCTTCAGATACACGATCCTAACTTGAACTTTCAGAAGGAGGCCGTCGAACGAATGCGGACCTCCTTATTGTCATGTACGATTGATTCAAATAGCAAAACTGCTACAGCCGCGCTTCAGCAAATTGCAGTAATGCGAATATACCATCAAGTAAGTAGAGTGATAAAATATCTTGACTTGATGGATAAGCTTGAAAATAAGCTTTACGAGTCTATAGAAACTTCTATGGATAATATGTCAGCTGCAAACCCTTCTACTTGGGCTATGTTACTGCGAATACAGTCTCAGCTTCAGTATAACATGGTACAATCTCAAAAGCTACTAGAGCCTTACATGAACATGGATACATTTCATGTTCCGGATTTCTCCTCAGATAAAGACTACATTGACGCAGATGCTAAGCTTATTCCGCAAGAATCTAGAGAGAAACTACGAAATACTGCACAAGCAATACTAGCAGAGCTGAATAGTAGTACTTCTGGAGGTGATACGGATGAATCTTCCAGCTGATTTGCCTGAAAAGATAAAATCTATATATGACTCTGTTTCAGAAGCAGAAAAAGCATATTTGAGAAAAATACTAGAAGAGCTAGCAGAAACCGGGTATTCTAGCACATATGAGAATATTTGGTTGACCGATTTTAAATCCGTACCCGTAGACATAGATACATTTGTTTGCGATCCTTATTATTTAGGTTCCGTGAATAGAAATGGTGACGCTGTATATCCGTTTTGGCGTAAAACATTACGAGAAATCTTCAGTGCAGGTAACAAGTACAACGAAATCATATTGAGCGGCGCAACTCGTATCGGTAAGTCATCAACAGCCATTATCATAATGGCCTACATGTTATATCGATTGATGATGTACAGAAACCCACATACATACTTTCAGAAAAAGGAGATATCAAAATTTTCTATTGTATTTGCAAACTTGACTAAAGATCTAGCATTAGGTGTTGCTTACAGAGAATTTCAAGATACATTAAGAGCATCACCGTTTTTCAATGAGCATGGATCATTCACCAGAAGTGACCGAAATTTCTATTATGTGCCAGAGGGTAATAATATAGAAATAATTGCCGTATCTGATGGTGCACAGGCATTGGGAAAGCAATGTCTTGTTGGAAACACTAAGCTATTGACACGTGATGGATATAAGCTGATCAGCGAATGCGAGGGTACAAATCAAGTAATCTATCAACTTTTAGAGGATGGGTCACTGGAACCGACTGAAGCAGATGTTGTTTTAACTAAATATGTTAATGAGACTATCCGAATAGAACTAGAGGATGGATCTGTAATTGAAGGTACACCAGACCATAAAGTGATGCTGTCTGATGGAAGCTATAAAGAGCTTCAAGAATTGACAAGTTCAGATGATCTACTAACCTTAGATATTAGTGAGGTGGATCAAATGAATTTCAATTGTTACGACAAAAAATTTACAGTTTACATGCATGTATCTCCAAATGGTAAACGATACATAGGTATAACTTCTCAAGACCCTAAATTGAGATGGGCAGGTGGAAGTGGATATTCAGATAACATGCACTTCAAGTCAGCTATAGATAAATATGGGTGGAATAACTTTGAGCACATAATTGTTGCGTCTGGACTTTCTCTTGAATCTGCGTGCAAAATGGAGTCAGATCTAATATCTAAATACGATACTATGAATCCAGATAAGGGATACAATCACACTACTGGAGGAAACTGGTCTACTCCGGATGCCGAAACAAGAAAAAAGTTATCCGAGCATAGGAAACTACTGGTTAAAGATGCAGATTTTATGACGAAATTATCCAATAGCTTAAAGGGGCATACTTGCTCAGATGAGACGAAACGGAAGATATCTGAGGCCAATAAAGGTAGAAAGCTTTCTGAAGAGCAAGTTGCTAAGCGAAGAGGAAGAAAGCTCAGCGAAGAAGCTAGAATGAAGCTGATAGGCAGACCTAGCTGGTGCAAAGGACTTACAAAGGAAACCGATGACCGGCTACTTAAGCTGTCTCAAAGTCGTAAGGGAATACCTATGGCAGAAGCGACTAAAATTAAATTATCAGAAATTCAAAAAGCTAGATTTGTTAATGGCTTTGATCCTGTATGGATAAATAACGGAATAGTTGAAACTGTTATTCAACGTAATTCAGAAATGCCGGAAGGGTTTTGCCTAGGTAGATTGAATATATTAGATACTTATGTGTATAGAGATTCAGAGAGCAAGAAAATTTGTAAATCCGAAATAGATAAATATATATCTGAAGGTTGGAAACTAGGTAGAAATCCAGAAGTAGGAAAATCAATAAAGAAAGCAAAGCAAAAATACTATTGGATGTATGAAAACACAAGATTTGATAGCTCTGAAGAGCTAGCTGAGCACCTAAGACTCCATGGATATCCTAAGATAGTAGGATCTACAATACTTACATTGTATAAGAAAGGATTCAAAACATCTAAGCAATACTGTAGCTTAGAAGATAAGATACAGAGGGTTGATGTATGAAGATAAAATCAATTCAGAAAATACATCATGACCAAGAAATTCCAGTTTATGATGTAGTGAATGTCCAGCCTAATCATAACTTTGCAGTCTTATCTAATTCTGTTCTAATTTCGCATAATTGCTGGTGTTGCTTCCTCGATGAAGTGTCGTTTGCGAAGTCAGGCGTTAAGGATATCAACAAAGCAAAAGAACATATGAAGAGATTGTATGATACAGTCAATGCTCGTGTTTCTGGTACGTTTAGATTGGGCGGAGAGGTGTATGGAAAGCTAATTGCAGGTTCCTCGAAGAATCAAGACAACGACTTTTTGTCTACACATATAGAAACTCAGCTGAATTCTGGTAATACTCATTTGTATATTGTAGATCAGCCTCAATGGAAAATACTACCGCCTTCAATGTTTAGTGAAAAGAAATTTCATTTCACAGTTGGTGACAGATACAAACGAGGGTTCGTGATTCCAGAAGAGAACGATGATGATGCTCACATTCAAGAATACATCTCTCAAGGGTACAAGATAGTTGAAGCGCCTGCAGAATTAAGACGAAATTTCCTCGCTGACTATGATATATCTTTGAGAGATATTGCAGGTATAAGTGTTGTAGGTGCAATGGGATTTATAACACAAGATGCAATCACACCAATTGTTTCTCAAGATAGGCATAATCCCTTCTATACCGATACAATACAGATTGGTACACGAGATAATTCTTCTATTGAACAGTACTTTCATATAGAATCCGTGCCAAGCAATCTAAAAAACTGTTATATGGCTATACATCTTGATTTAGCCGAAATCAGTGACCGTCAAGGTATATGCGGAGTATGTGTAGACGGAAATAAAGTAGTTGAAGACATAAATGGAAAGAAAGTATCTTTACCATTTTATAGAGAAATTTTCTGTGTTGGTGTAGAAGCCCCTAAAGGCGATAGAATGTCTTATCAGAAAGTAGTAAATTTTCTGCTATGGCTTAGACGACAAGGATTCAACATAGGTGTTGTATCTACTGACCAGTTTCAGTCTAGCTACATGCGAGAGATATTGTCTCAGCAAGGATTCAACACCAAGAAAATTTCTGTAGATAGATCAATGGAACCCTACATTGGATTGAAAAATGTTATATATGATCAACGCATAGAACTTATCAAACATCAGCTACAAGAAGACGAACTAGTTAACTTAAAGCGGATGAATAACAAATTTGACCACGATTCTGAACACTCAAAAGATTGCTCCGATGCACTATGCGGCGCAATCTGGGACTTAGTTGAAGAGAAGGTAACACCTACACCAGCGCCTAAATCTATAGCTAAAACGATAGCAAGTATAAATGGAAGGCATGCCACTAATCGAAGTAATATAGCTGGATTTAATTTTCCAGCTATTAAACACTATTAAATATAAGGAGTCGATAAAATGTTCGTAAGAAACTGTCTACGCGCAGGAGACTATCTGGTACCAATCCCTTATGGAGTTCCTGTAACTTTGGAGTACGACGACGGGAAGCTAAGTAAAATTTACAGATACTATGATGATGAAAAACAAGCTGTATCAGCAGAGGATTATACAGTATACTCCGAGCTTGAAGGTGTAGTAAAGAAAGTTCCTATAAAAGTAGGAAGAACTTGGGTCAGAGGTGTACTGTATTCTGGCTACCATGCAAAATGCGGAGGATATGTACCTGCTGATGTAATGGCTGATCTATCAGAAGACGTGAAGACATCAAAAAACTACAAATTCTACGCAGCTGATGTGCTCAGCAATTCTACTGCATTTCACGGTGCGGGTCCAGTTCGTCAGTGGCTTAAGATGGCAGGGTTTACAATTATTGCAGGGCAGCTAGTTCCAGCTAATGTTGATCAAAAAATATTTGACCAGATGTGGGATAGTAGATATCCATTTGAATATCCTTTGATGACGTATTATTTCATCTGGAGAGGTTCCGATACATTGATCGTAAATACATTTTTACTTCAGGAAGTTTGTAAAAGTGTGTCAAAGTATCTCACTGAAGATGGTTTATTGCGCGGTAAAGTATCATGCGAAACTGGAAATACCGTAGATCTAGATTATTATCAGATATATAAATACAATATCCACAAAGGCGTAACATTCATAATGAATGCTAATCATATTGTATATAGTTCTTGTAATGATAAACAAGCTGGTATAACATGCTCAGTTTGTGGAAAACGATATGTTCCAACTCAATTCTGTCATTGTGATGATACACATTGCCTATCATTAAAATTTAAAACTGCTAACAACTTGTTGTCTGCTTTTAACGCGCATCCAATCACGTTCGACAGATATAAGCAGCTGATAAAGAACAAAGAGATTCTCTGTGTAGGGGATGTATTGAATACAGATGAATATTTAGAGTACAGTTTAGAAACTTCTCTATATGCTATTCTTCGTGCTCTAATTGACATCGACATTGTTAGAAATGATGATCTGATAACGTCATTTGTCAACTATTGTAACAACAACATAGACAGCTTAAAGTATTATATGGATAATCCAGATAGAGCAGTAATTGATTTTGATCTAGATGAATCCAAGTATTTTGACCTATTGAATTGGTTCAAAGATGCACAAAATGTGCAAGATGTGGTCAATGTTATCGACAATCCAAGATACAATGCGTCTTACGTAAACAAGCTGTTTGATGGCCCGCCCATCTTTAGAGATAAGAAAATCTATATTACAGGTAAATTCAAGCATGGAAGCACAAATGATATAATCAGCATCTTTAACAGTTACGGCGCAGCGACTACAAATACATTCGATACAGACGTAAATTGTGTAGTAATTGGAGATATGCTAGAAAATATCGATGGTCGTAGCGTAAAATATGCTAGAAATATGAACATCCCTATTTTCTCAGAAGAGAAAATGTTTGATCTGTATGATATTGATGCGGATATACAGCAGAACCTTCAATAGAAGAAAGTGGGTGACATAGTTGGCAAATAAGTGGATTGAACGATTTAGACCTAAGCCGAATAAGCCGGTTGTATCTTACTTGAGAAGCGTGCTGTCTGGTTCTTTTTTCAAGATGTCTGATATCCGAAGGAACTCGGCAATTGACGACATAAAAAGTAGAATAGTTGCTATGCGAGCCCTTGCAAATGATTCTCAAGTAGCTACCGCATTATCTTACTACGCTACAGATGCAACAATTCCTAATAGTGATGGTCAGATAATTTGGGCTGTACCTATTGATAAAAAATCTAAAGATGCTGCAGACATCGTGAATGACTTATTCAACCGATGGAATATAAACAGCTATGCTAGAGATCATATTTTAGAGTTGGCAACTGTTGGTAACTTGTATCTACCTACTACCGATATCTATAAAGAACCTTTATCGTTTTATCGAAGAGAAAACATAGCACTAGACAATAATACTATCCCAGACGCGGGATACGATATAGTACCCTCATATAAACTACGTCCTGAAGACATTATACATCTATTTTATCGAGGTGTAGATGAAGGTTATCTGTATCAACCGGATTCAGCTGATGCATCTTCAGTAATACGATACCCGAGCTCTTCTGTTATCCATTTTTCATTGGGAGGACTACTAGGAGATTATACTATTAGATTAAAAACTTCTGACGGTGATACAAAGGACTATGACATTAAATTTGCTAGCCCGCTCATGGAACAAGCTGCACAGCCTACTCAGACTTTAGGCTTGTTAGAAGACGCGCTGCTATTATCATCCTTGACTCGCGTAGTTAGATTCATCAATGTAGAATGTGGATCTGCAGAAGAAACTGAACAACGAGATGCACTTCAGATAATTAAAGATGCAATTGAACAGCAGCTTTCTCTTAATACATTGAATGGAGATGCGCAAAGCTATGTCAATCCTCAATCTCCTAATAATTTAATATTTCTGCCTAAAATCAACGGCCAGGATGCTATCTCTATCACAGATCTAAACATGTCAGATACATCTGAATCGGATTCTAAGCTTCTAGAGCATTATCAAGATAAGAAATTGTCTGTGTTAGGTGTACCTAAGGAAGCAATGAACTTTTCCTCTAATGAAGGTCTAGGCGGCGCTGGATCTGTATTATCACAAAGATCTGCACTGTACGCCAATTCTTTACAGCGTCTAGAAACTGCGTATATTTCTGGCTGGACTGATGCAATAAATAAATATTTTATGGCTAGAAACATGTCTGGATTTGTAAACAAATTTAAGCTTCATATGCAGCCTATAATCACTACGATGTCTACTGTAGTATCTGAAAAGCGTGATGCTTCCGTCAGTCAGGCTCAAAATCTCATCAGCTTACTTCAGTCTATTAAAGTTGACGGTAACGAACCATATCTGAAAGCGATTCAAGAAGCGCTTAAAGAATCATTCCCGCAGCTCGGATCGCAGATAATGTCCTGGTCTATAGAGCCGGAAGAGAACGGAGGCAACGAAGGTGGCTTCTAATTCAGAACTAATTAAATTGTTTTTTCATGACTTAAAGACATATAATTCTAGTAACTTCAGAACGCTAGAGCATGCGGATTTAACATCTCAATCACCTACAGTATTTAAGTCTTGTAGTAGTGTAGTAACACGATATTTCATATTTAAAGAACGTCATCCTGAATTTTCCGATGAAGATATGCGATTGCTATACTACAGATTAGGAATTGATCAAATTGCTAGATATTTTTCTGAATACCCTTCCGCTTGTATAGAAGATCTAAAACCATTCCAGCAACAGCTTATCTGTCATGTAGAGCGTGAAAAGCGAGCTGAATCTAATGAGGTGAATTAACATCATGCCTGCTCCATTACGATATAGAATATCTAAACTAGATGATTTACCTAAATGTGTATCAAACAACAGCAGAGATCTGAAAATAAATGTAACAAATTTTCTGCAGAATGATATATTAGTAGGAAAACGAATCTCTATCTTTCATAGTAGATTCGGAGTGTTGTTTGCATGTACACTGAATTGTCATGGTAATCTTGTATCTGTAATGGACAATGGAATTGATCCAGATATTTCGTTATCGGATATTTTGAAACAATTTGCTAAATTTGGATTCTTGATTGAGTACAGACCAGATAGCCAGTTGTCTGGAGATCAGTTAACATATCTCATTAGCATCTCTAACTTAAACTACGACAAGATCCGGATAATGAATGTGTACGAATACAATAAAGTGGGTGAACGTGTTAACACTCAATATGTTGTAGCATTCATGTCAATGTGCAATCCTTACTGGTTAAACGCTAACTATTCTTGTTCTATGAGTGAGTTCAAAGAGAGGCTTGCACATGGATCTGTAGCAAATTTAACTAGAGTTAGTCAAGATAACAATTATGATTGGTCTTGGTTACAAAACAATATAGCAAACATTCAAGATATTCTAGATAATAATTCGAGGTGTCTAGAATGAGCAGAAATCTAATCGGAAAAGATATTATAATGATGCGGAAGCGTTATGCCGAAGCGTTACATATGCAAGGAGTACCTTGTAGATATCAATTTCCTATACTACCTGACACAAATCAGAATGGTGAGCCTGTAGTTGATAGCTACTCTGACATGATTGATACTTATATATTCTTTGAAGGTTCGCCTAAAATAAAGACATTCAAGCGAATGGGATGGGTAGTTGAAAATGATTCAGATCTACCATTCCTCATTCATTGTAGTTTTGATTTACCAAACCTGCAGAAAGATTCTATATTCAGAATAGCTGGACAGTATAGCGATGTAGATGAGAGAGTGTTTCGTGTAACACAGCTTTCTTACGATATACAAGCACCTGATCATATTGTGTGCCAAGTAATTCCTGTATACGATAACAACATCGTAGGACGAACTGATAAGGAAGTAGAAAACACGTTCAATACTTCAAATCATTTCATAACGCAGCCAATCGACTACAGAGGTAAATATATCAGTGAGCAACCTGGAGAGCGGTGAGATAAGTGATATATCTATACGACAAATCTATATGCGATGATCTAAGGCGTTCCTTCAATCCTAATAATATGCCGAATCCTGTTGTTAAAGTTGTTGACACTTCAGACTTCTTGTCTATAGGAGCTCAAGTAAAAGACGATAAGCTTTCGTTTCCTATAGTAGGGTTGAATCGACCGGATAACTATGAAATAGATACAGATCGTACAAATTTTACTTTGATGCATTCAGGGTGTGTAGTCGCTTTTGATGATAAAGAAAATAATCTATACAATGAACAGGTTATTCCAATAAAACAAAATTACGATCTACATGTACTTGCAACTAATCAAGCCGATATGGACGAAATACTTCGAGAGCTGATATTCAAGTATACTAACATGTATTTCTTGACCATAAAACTTCCGTATGAAGTGAATAGGAAAATTCGTTTTGGGCTAGTGATTGATGGGCAGGTAGAACGAACGTCAGGATATTCACAATATGTTGAATCAGGTACATTATATGAATCAGTGATTCCACTTCGGACAGAAGGACTTGTGCTAGTTAACTACAAACCAATACGTCTAACTAGAAATGAATATCAAATAGAGTTCAATTAAGTGTAGCAAATAAACGAAGACGCATCACAATGTGCGTCTTCATTGTTTTACTGAACTACTATAACAGAACCTGAACCTTGTATACTTCTAGAAAGAGGTGAATACTGTTGATATATTATAAGAATACATCATCTAGATCACTTACATTTTACAATGTAACTTTTGGTCCAGGGGACATCAAACCTGTTCCGGATTACATAAATAGATCATGCATGATTAGATGCGATGAACCCAAGCAAACTTCTCCTAAGCCTAAGGCCGCAGCTGAAAAGCATGCATCTACAAAATCATAGATAACATCTCCTTTCTTATATTAAAGAGTAGCTAAAATCAAGGAGGCACTTTCAGATGACCAAAATGATTCTGAAAGCTTATAAAATAAGGATATATCCGAATAAGCAGCAGATTGAGCAAATTGCAAAAACTCTTGGCTGCTGCAGATTTGTTTATAACTACTATCTTGCTAAATCCATCAAAGATTATGAAGAGGCAAGAAAGTCAAATACATATAATCAAAATTCTGCAGATCTGACAAAGCTCAAGAAGCTTGACGAATATTCATGGTTGAAAGAACCTGAAGCAATGGCTTTGCAATCTTCTCTTAGAGATCTTGATACTGCGTATCAAAACTTCTTTAGAAACGTGAAGAATGGAAAGCAACCTGGTTATCCTAAATTTAAGAAGAAACTTTCGAGCAGACAGTCATACAAAGCTACATACTCTACACCTGCACAATTTCATTGTTTAGATAACAAGATCTTTTTGCCTAAATTGAAATGGGTTAAATTCAAAGGAAACTTAGATATCAAAGGAACTCCGCTTTCGGCAACCATCTCAAAAACAGCTTCCGGAAAATATTTCGCAAGTATCTGTTGCAAAGATGTTGAAATTGAAGAGTTTGACAAAACCGGATCTGTTGTAGGAATTGATCTCGGCATTAAAGATTTCGCAATAACTTCTGATGGTGATAAGATCAAAAATCCAAAGTATCTATCAAAGTCTACTAAGAAGTTAAGAAGACTTCAAAGACAGCTCTCGAAGAAGCAAAAAGGATCTAATAACAGAAATAAATCAAGAATCAGACTTGCTAAACAATTTGAAAAAGTATCTAATCAACGAAATGATTTCTTGCACAAGCTGTCAACCGAATTTGTCAAAAACCACGACATGATTTGTGTTGAAGACTTGAGAGTCAAGAATATGGTCAAGAATCACAAACTAGCAAGAGCAATTTCGGACGCAAGCTGGTCAAAATTCGTTGAGCTGTTGACCTACAAGTGCAGCTGGTACGGAAAACAACTTGTCAAAATAGACGCTTTCTTTCCGTCTTCTCAAACTTGTAGCTGTTGTGGATTCAAAAATGCAGAAGTCAAAAATCTGGAAGTCAGAACTTGGACTTGTCATAATTGTCAAACAACACATGATAGAGATATCAACGCAGCAAAGAATATATTGAACGAAGGCTTGAGAATAGCTTTCGCTTAAAAAAAATAACAAATACCGCTGCACAAGCGGAAATTAACGCCTCCGGAGATCTAGTAAGACTTGACTTGTCAAGCAAGGTCGTTGAAGGAGGAACAGGTTAAGAAAAATAAATATGTTTAATGTTTATTTTCAAATCTGATGTGATCTGCCGTAGTAGATGTAAAGTTCAAATCTGATAAACAAATTGAGCAAGGAGGAAATGCTAATGGCTCAGATAAATATTTCTGAAATTAGTCAAAATTATAGCTATAACATTGGTACAAACACATACTGCTGTGTAGCAATGCCTATTACAGCGTGTTGGGGACCCGGGTACGTTGATCCAACGTCAGCAGGAATTACTGAAGACGAACTCATGGATGAGCTCCGATGGGAGAGATTCAACGCAACTCAGCAAGGTCTAGAAAGCTTTGTATCTACTTACAGAGGTCCTGCGTCACTGTATAGATCTGCGAAAGATTATTCCTATCAAATGGCAATGACGCTTCTTACTGCTGGATATGACGTACTTATCTGTCGTGTGTGCCCAGGTACATCTGCTCAGGGTGAGCTTAAAATTCAGGACGAGAACAAGCTCACTATCAAGGCCAAGTACGCTGGCACGTTTGGTAACAATCTTCGTTGCACATTCAAAAAGCTCAACTCTATCTTCCTAGTAGATGGAAAAGCACAGAGAGTAAACTATTGGAACTGCATTGTATACGTGCTAGATTCTTCTGGTACAAAGACAGCAGTTGAGAATCTAAGCTTCGTATTTGAGTCTAAGAATTCTAACGACTCACTCTATCATATTTCTGAAATTGATTCTAATTTCATCACATTTGCCGGATACGATGAACTCAAAGATTCATTGACACTTGACGGATCTGTATCTATAGACCTTGCAAACGGTTCAGACGTTGCTAACCCTAAAACTGCACAAGAAATGATTACAGCTGCAACAGAGTTAGCAAAAACTCGTTATAGCAAAGTATATACCGATATAAGTAATGTTTCTTATCTGACAAAGCTATCTAGTTTGAACATTTCTGATATAAATAAAGCTGCTGCTATTCAATATAGAGAATGGTGCTGTACTGCAGCATATTCCGTATTTGAAAAGCTCAAGGATAAGTTGTCATACAACTACAATAGAGTAATTGTTCCAGGTTGGGATGATCAAGATTTCTCCGCTGTAGTACCTGATTACGTATACAATGATGTGGACACAAACTTTGTTCTATCTCCTCTCCATATCCGATTGATGGATGTCGCGTACAACAGCCGTTGTGGTACCGCATACATTGACATCCCGAAGAGCCTTCCTAGATCTCGTGTATGGGACGAAGACGATAATAAGGAAGGATATGCACAGAAGCTTGCTAGGTATGTACCTACAAACAACGCATATGATCTAAACGCAAGCTTGTATACTTCGCATTCTGCTCTATTTGCTCCTTGGGGACATTATACGTATGTCGGAACTTCCAAGCAGAACATCGCATCTCCTTCGTTCATGGCTTTGATGATTGAAAGAGCAATGATTCTAAATCAGGCAAGCCAGTATGAATGGGCACTACCTACAACAAGAAAACATACACTTAAGATCGGCAAGCTTGATTACAGCGTAACAAAGCATCTGCTTGATGACTGGCAGGGTGAAGAAGGCGTAGGTGTAAACGTAATCACAGATATCCCAGATATGGGTATGAGCCTATGGGGAAATAGCACATTGTTCGAAGTTCCTGTCGGAACCTATCAAGCACTAGCAAATCTATCAACTCGTAAACTGATGAACGCTGTTGAAGATCAGGCATACAGATGCGGAATTAACATCACGTTCCAGTACAACAACGAGCAGGCATACAGTAGTTTCTACGCTGGTATGACCCCACTGCTAGACACAATGAAAAATATCGGTGCTATCAGTGATTACTACATGGTAATGTCTGCAGACATTGATGGTACAGATAAGGTTCGCTTAAATAGTATTGTGGGCCAGATCTTTATCGCAATCCACGGTGTAATTACAACGCTGAGTTTAGATTTGATTGCACTTCCAAGCTCAGTTAATCTAGACGACTACAGGGCATAACTCATATAACAAATCGTTAAAATAGACGAGGAGTCATTTCCTCGTCTATATTTGTGTTGAGGTAATATATTGATGTCAACTAAGATATGTAAGATATGCGGTAAATCATTTGAGTCCAAGTCATCTAGACGTTCTATTTGTTATGAAGATCATTATCATCCTTGTCCTGTTTGTGGTAAACTAACTATAGGAAATGATATGCAACATTTGAATTCTTGCTGCTCAATCGAATGTTCTAGGAAGAGAGCGTCTAATACCACACATGAAACGTATGAGGAATGGCCCTCAAATTCTGATAGTGCAAAGCAAAAGAGAGTAGAAACTAATGTGCAGAAATATGGAGTAGATAATCCTTCTAAACTATCAGATGTGAAATCACAGATATCTAGTAGTTTGAAAGCTACGTGGCAAACTCAAAAAGATGACATACTATCTAAAACTGAACAAACTTGTTTAGACAAGTACGGTCAAACTCACTACATGAAATCTGATGAAGGCAAGCAACACGTATCTGATGTATTTACTGAAAAGTATGGAGTTAAAACCAGCTTGCTGTCAGATATTGTGAGAGATAGGATAGAGAAAACCAACCTGGAAAAATACGGATCTATAAATCCATTTGCATCTGCAGATATACAAGACAAAGTAAAGCAGACCAATATGCTTCGATACGGATATCAATACTCTGCTAGTTCACCCGAAGTTAGAGAAAAGATGAAATCTACTATGGTGAAACGATACGGTGTGAAATATCCACTTCAGTCTGATGTGATATTGAAACGTGCTAAAGGAACATTCTCAAGTCATATGGAATCTGAAGCGTTTAGGCAGCAGAGACGAGAGAATACGAAAGCTACTAACATGATTCGATATGGTACTAAATCTGCAATGTCGAACATTGAAGTTCAATCACGCATTCAGTCCACTAATTTGTCTCGATATGGTGTAGCAAGCTATACATCTTCTGATGATTTCAAACAGAAACGCCTGAAAACTTTTAGGATAAAATATGGATCAGATAATCCAATGAAGTCTGAAGCAGTCAAACAACGATTATCAGAAACGATGAAGTCTAGATATGGTGTTCAACATGCGAGTCAACTAAACATGTCAGACATATCTAAAATTGACGAGTTGATTAAGTTTAGGTCAAATCCTGCTCAATACATATCTTCATTACCCGAAAGCGAAAGAACAGAATCAATCATAGCCGATAAACTTGGGGTCACTCCAAGCGCTGTTTCTAACTATGTTGTACAAGATAATCTTCATCATCTAGTAAGTTACAGCAAAAGCACCATGGAAGATGAAATTGCTAATTTCCTAAGTCGAAACAATGTCAGTTTCCTTCGCAACTGCAGATCTGTCATATCTCCGTATGAACTAGATTTTTATTTACCTGATAGCCAATTAGCTATCGAATGCAATCCGACGGTAACGCATAACTCTTCATTTCATGATCCGTGGAATGGCAATGCGAAATCACCTTCATATCACAAAATGAAAACAGATATGTGTGAGAATGACGGCATATTTCTATTTCATATTTTTGGCTATGAATGGACGTATAGAAAAAATATAATATTATCTATGTTGTCTTCCTTACTACATAGATCCAGTCGAAAAATCTACGCCAGAAACACATATGTGGCTGAAATTGATCCAGCAGAATGCGCTGAATTTTTAGAATCTAATCATAGACAAGGCGGAAGATTGTCAGCAAGTATTCGATTAGGACTGAGATGTAAGGACACCAATGAGTTAGTATCTGTAATGACATTCAACAAAATTAGAAATACTATCGGATATACAGGTCAAGCAGGTGTAGAACTATCTAGATTCTGTTCTTCACTCAACACGTCAGTTGTAGGAGGAGCCAGTAAGCTTTTTACACATTATCTGAACAACATACATTCCGATGAATTAGGTAAAATTATTTCGTTTTCTGATAGAGCACATACACGAGGTAACTTATATTCAAAGTTAGGATTTGTACCTGTTAATGTATCAAATCCAGGATACGTCTGGGTAAGTATGGTAGATGATTCATATTACAATAGAGTATCTTGTCAGAAACGTAATTTACAGAAGCTGTTTAACGATACTCGTATAGACGTTGATAATCAAACAGAACGTCAGATAATGGAATCTCATGGCTATGCTCAGGTGTTTGATTCTGGAACAATCAGATGGGAATACCTTAACTGAGTAAATCAGAATCGTTAAATAATTTGATAAGTCACATACAAGGAGAATACAAAATGCTAGACGTTGCAACGCTTCAAGGATTTCTGTCACCTTCTGGAGAATTTTATGAATGTGATACATACGGTCATTGTGAATTAGCAAAGCAGATTATCAAGTCAATGAATCGTTACTCTGTAGATGCAATCAAAACAATGTGTCATGAAAATGTGTTGTTAAAGCATGGATGGGTATGTGTACGAGCAAGAGATGTCTATAAATCTGCGTTTGATGAAAATAAAAATTACTTGCCTATATCAAATGAGCAGCAATCATGGTTCGAAGCCAACTACAATAACTTAACAAAATATCAGAATTCAGACATATACGAAATAGTAAAAGATTTCGGAGATGCTCGCCATTACAGAAAAGCTATAAAATCTGCGGAGGTGACGTAAATTGAGTATCTACGATTTTGAGTTGAGGAAATCGGATGTAGTATCTACCATGAAAGAGATAATGGACGAAGAATACAGACAGCATGCTAGAAACTGTGCGCAAATGACGAATGTGGAAAGGTTAAATAACCTCCAATATTTATCGGGTATGAAATACATGCTGACTGAAACTTTAGTGCGATTGGGGCAAAAACATGCTTGAGCGGGCTATTTTATCAATGATTGGAATTATTTCAATAGTATGTGCATCATACATCGTTGAATATATCTTTCATTGGCTAAAAACTAACAACACTGCATACAAACCAATTCAGATTCGAAAATCTGATGAGATATTGGAGAAAAGATATGAAAATTCTTAACTATGTACTAGACTTGATTATAAAAAGACAGCGATATGTTGAAAAAGCCTTGGATGCAGCTTACTCTCTCTCTTCAAGAATGGCTTGACAAGAATGAAATATACGTTGAAGGATGTGATGAGATTGGGGGAACAGAAATGTTTTTGAATCCAAATGAATCTGCACGCAGAGTTATGAATGCAATCTTAGAGAAGGAGTAATTAGATTGAATTTCATGCACAGTTTTAGCTATCCTCTATGTAACAGATATTTCTACGAGGGTACATTGAGCAAGGAGGAAGTAATTGATGATTGAAATTGGGTCGCTCATAGTAAATACATTCAAATGTTTTGGAGTAGAATTCAAACAAACAAACTATAATTCGATTGAAGACGTAATTGACATCAAAGTTACTGTTCCTAAAGATAGCGAAATTAAACATTCAAACGGAAACATGATGGCCGGAAAATTTTTAGCTACATTATTACGAGATAAAATTAGAGCACGTGGAGTTAATTGCAGAGTAGCATACAAAGAAAGAGACGAAACTTGGAATGAATTCAAATACGAGAAGCTGAGAAAGGTGATCTACGGTGTTTGAATATAGATATTGTTTCTTTGAAGCAGAAAGTTTTAAGGTTGAGGAATTAGTTGATTCCGAAACAAATGAATCAGAATTTGCATTTTACGCTAATAACAAAATACTTTTTATCACAGACAAACACGGGATAAGAGAGATTTGGAATCAGCTAGATTACTTACTAAGAGGGGTTGAATAATGGGATTATTTGATAAGAAGGGAACAGTCGTATTTGATTTTGATGGAGTAATTCATTCTTATACATCAGGTTGGCAAGGTGAAGGTGTAGCAAATGATCCTATTGTTCCAGGAATGGCGGAGGAGCTAAAAAGAATATATAATGATGGATACAAAGTAGTTGTCGTATCAGCCAGGTGCACTTCAAGAGAAGGAATGGACTGCGTAAATGATTATCTATTAAATCACGGTGTTCTTAAGTACGTAGACCTGATTACTGCAAAGAAACCACCTGCAATATGCTACATTGATGACAGAGCTATTTGTTTTGATGGTCATCCTGAAGGGCTTCTTGAGAAGATTCAAAACTTCAAACCGTGGAACAGATAAACGCCTAAATACGCCACACGTTTTCTATGCGCAACCTATATTAGTATTAGGTACACGGATAGGAGAACGATATTTGAAACGATGCATAAAATGCGCAGTAGGTAAGGCAGAGGCTTTAGAAGCTCTTGCTGAATACGAAAGAGAACTATTTTATGATAACGGATACGAAGTAAAAATCGACAAACAACATAATTGCGCAGTTGTAGAAAGATACAATCAAATGCAATTAGTTGTAACTCCTGCAGAAGTACCTGCTACTGTAACAGGTTATAAGTTTAGACCTGCGACAGCAGCAGATACTGCGTCTGGTCAAAAGTTATACGTAAAGGACAAGTACGACCTGGAAACAGTAAAGCAAATAGGCGACCTTAACAGAGCCTCCAGTAGAGGTAATATTAAATAATTTTGAGGTGAAATATCATGAAAATGTATGTAAGAAGTGCTGTTGACAGCAAAAAAAAATGGTGCGACTAAACTGATAACTGATCCATCTGTCCCATTAACTAACTCAGATGTATCCAGAATTAAATCAGTAACTATTCCAAGCGAACTATCAAAATTCAGAGAGTCACGTTTGGATCTGTTAGCTAATCTACAAGACATAGAAGTTGAAGCTACAAATGATAATTACTGCTCAATTGATGGAGTTCTATTTTCCTCTGATAGATCTACATTGATAAAATTTCCTCGAGGAAGATCTGGAGAATATAGAGTTCCTGTGTCTACAACAGTTATAGGTGAAGGCGCTTTTGAGGATGCAACAAAGCTTACATCTATTAAACTACCGTCTGGCCTAAAGTTAATAGAAAGCAAAGCTTTTAGAGATTGTCATAGCTTGCAGTCTATTGTTATCCCTAAGTCTACTGAGGAGATAGAATACTACGCATTTTCACATTGTAAATCGTTACAAACTGTTGATTTTTCTAATTCTTCTGCGCATGTAGGGGAGTTCTGCTTCAACTATTGTAAATCATTGAAAGAAGTGTATGGAGATGGCAACGTAACTTTTGACGAAACTGCTTTTAAGTATTCTTCAATTTCAGTTGACGGCGAAGGATGGAGTAACAATTGGCCTAAGCCGCTAAATAAGGAAGATTATCCTTGGGGTAAACAGATAGAAGATGTCTACGTAGCCGTATTAGACAAATTAGGTCTTTGGTCTGAACCATCTGTTCATGGCAATTACGGACGAGAAACCATAATGACGAAGTCAAATGATGCTGTAGTTTATGTAGGTGACTATTATGAGATCGGAGACGATCTAGAGGACATCTACTACGAATCCAAGTCTAAGGCCGATTTCCGAAGATCTGTCATGGAATATGTGAAAAACATGCTTTCAAGTTATCGAGAGTCTGACACTCCTACGCTCTAATCATATCATGTAGAACAAAAAGAGCAGGCATTTATTGTCCGCTCTTTTATTTATTGTTTGAATTCATATACACGCTGACCACAATCGTATACAGGAAGCCATCCGTGTTCAATCATAAGCTCATCGTTTGATGCACCCTTACCAAAATTAGTTCCAAAAAGCTGGTCATAACCTCTTTGTCGAAGAAGGTTGGCAGTTATTTTATTCTTTCCCTTTGACCAAACCTCTTGAGGAGGAGTTGTTCTGACTAACGTCATTCCAATCTTTTCATAAACACTTCCTAAAAACTTAGACCTATCGCAGTAAGATATTATATTAGATACTCCAAAGTTTTCAGTAGCAAATTTGAAGAGCTTAGACGCACCTCCTACAATATTGTATCCAGGAAGGGAACATAGCCTAAGTAACTCTACATCATGAGTCTTGTCGTATCTAGATTTACCAAATGTCATAACCTGATAAAGTACATTATCTTTAACTAGCCCTAAGCAAAGCAGCTGACCTCTACAAGTTCCTTGAAAATGATACTTTGACAAGAATTCGTCTACAACTTTCGTATTAAGCTTATATATCGATAAATTCCTAGCAAACACAGATTTTCTTCTATAGAGAGACTGAATTATTTTATCTGAATCATCCCAGTCAAATATATGAATACATCTATATCCAGATTCTTCCGCAATCCGAGATTTATCTCTATGATAGTTGATTTTAACACCAGGTCCTCTCCATGGATTTTTCAAAGCATTATGAGTGTATGATGGATCAATCTCAATCAATGTCTTTTCATCATTTAGCGCAATGTCGAAGAATTTTCCATCTAGATAAAATTCAAAGCTACTATCTATTCCCGATGCTAAAAGCTTGTCATGAAATGCTACATTTATCTTTGGAATCTTACTTATACTCTCTTGAGCTGAAGGTACAAGACACCCATACGGAACTCCATACTTCTGTATACAGCTTTCTTTTGCTTTCTTCATCAATTCTGATGGATGAGACAGATCATCTACACCATACCTAGATAAAAACGCTGATTTTGCTTTATCATCAATCTCTTTAGGCCAAAATTCACTGTAATTCTCTATTCCTGTTTTTATCGCAGACATACATACATCTTCATCTTTCATAGCATTAGAGAACCCATATTTATCTAAACAGGATTCCTCCATTTTCTTCTTAAACGATTCAATCTTCATTGGATTTCTATTTCCATGTTTCGACGCCATCGTCAACTCAATCTTTTTTCTTAATTCCTCAGATTGCATAGATGTAGGAGCACCATATCGTTCTGTCATTGTTTGCTTTATTTTATCATGAACCTCAGAAGATCCTAGAGCCCAATCTGAACCAAATTTATCTCTATTTGTTTTCATTGCTTTTTGTTTTATCTTATCGGATTTAAGCGGAGAATCTACACCATATTTATCTAGCATTGCTTGCTTATGATGCATCTGAACTTCCTTATTTTGCATCGGATGTTCACATCCATATTTGATAATGTTGTTACGTCGGGTTTGTTCCTTCTTACATTCTCTGCTACACGGTTCTATTTTTCTAGTTGTATTCCATATCATCGGTTTACCACATATAGGACAAGTAGATACATGAGATTTAGAGCAAATACGTGACGAAGGCGCATCAGGTAAAAATAACTCTCCACATATTGCACATGGTTTCAACTTTTTAGGCTTGCTGTATCTTGGATTCATACCATAAACTTCTCCTTCAATATTGTTATTTAATTATAAAGTAGATTCTGTGATTTGTCAACAGTTTAGCACCTTTTATTTTTCTAGACAGTCAAAAAAAATACAGTTAACATTGAGGTGTATTACATGTTTAAGCCTTTGAAGCTAGGTACAAACCACATGCTTGGGCAAGATTCATACGTGCCATTAACAACTAATAACTTTGAAATTAGAATATATGGAATGGATGGAAGTGCTCCAAGCGAATTTGCCGACCTCTTAACATTATCAACAGATGAAGTGGGAGAAATTCAAGAAGATCAAGATTCAATCACAGTACATTATGGAAACGGTCTAATCAAATTCCCGAGCAAGGTTGATTACGCAGATGTAGATTGGACATTAAATTGCTACTGCAGTCCTAATGTACTTGAAGCTCTTAGAGAATGGAGACGCCAAGTCTACGATCCCGATTCAGAAAGAATGGGATTACCGTCTGAATACATGAGACAGGTATATTTCATAAAATATGATGGCCAAGGAAACGTAAGAGACGTCATTAGATGCCCAGGAACATGGATAAAGGGACTCCGCAACGGTACCCACACCCAGTCCGGAGGAGATGTCGTGAAGGTCCAAACGACGCTAGTTATTTCTAAGGCAATCTATCTCAGACCTTCTGAATTCAATCAAGGAAAGTAACTGGCATCTAAATAAATAAAGCAACCCTTCTAAAGTTATATTACATCAATCGTTAATATAATTGTAGGAGGGTTAATTTTATGACCATAAAAACATGTAAAGCGTGTGGAAGCAATTTGAGCGTGACCTAGAATACACAACAGATGCTGTTCTGCAAAATGTAAGGCGAAGTTGAGAAAACAAACATGTTTAGATAAATATGGAGTAGACGTAGCTTCTAAATCACCAGAAGTAAGACAAAAACTTAGAGAATCTTCTAATACAATTGTTGACCCATTTGCAGGTTGGGGAGCCAGATCAGACGCAGCTAAGAAGCTTGGTAAAACGTATATAGGATGCGATCTAAACCTAGAACTTGTCAAGTGGCATATCGATTGCGGTAGAACTAATATCTCGTTAGGCAATGCAGTAGATTTTAAGTTCTCAGACACATGCTCGGTATTTATATGTCCTCCATACTCAGATCCAAGCACGGGTAGATGTTTTGAAGATTACAATTTTGAAGGATTCGATGAATCTGCTAAATCCATGAGTCAATGCGATTAGCTCAAATTAGTCATGAGAAACGTACCTAATGCAAATGAATATGTAATGGTATGCAAAATTGTAGATCCAGGATTTGAAAAATACGTAGTAGAGACGAAAGAAAACAAAAGGCATTTTGGTACAAACTACGAATATGTTTTGCGTGTTTCTAAGAGCGTATCAAATATCGAGGTGATTTGAATTTATGGGAAAATACATATGCCAGATATGCGGAAAAGAATTTGATAGAGTAGGAAATGGCAAATATTGCCCAGGCCCTCATTATCGAGAATGCGTGATATGTGGAAAGGAGTTTGAATACAGCAAACCTTCTGATCCGAGAACTTGCTGCTCTAGGCAGTGCTCAAACGAATTGTCTAGACTGTCTAAATCTAAAACGATACGGAAATGTAAAGAGTGCGGAAAGTTATTCCATTCCAGCTCTGGTACACAGCTATATTGCGAAGGTCCACATTTCACTACATGTAAAGTTTGCCATAGATCATTTAGCTATACATGTTCACCGAATGAAAAGCCGACGTATTGCTCAAAGGAATGCCGAGAAATTGGTAAACGAAACACTGTTTTTATTCGATATGGCGTAAATAATGTATCAGAATCTCCTGAAGTGCGAAATAAGATTAGTTCTGCGAATAGTTCAGAAGAAGTCAGAAACAAACGGCAGCAGACTTGCTTGATTCGATATGGTTTTACACATATTTGTCAACGACCTGATGTTAAGGCAAAGTTAGCTGAGAAGATGAATTCAGCTGATTATATTCAGAAATATACAAATACTTGTTTATCTCGATTTGGCGTAGACAGCCCTATGAAGTCAACTGAGATTGTAGAAAGACGTCGTCAAACTTGTTTGGATAAATATGGATCTATTGGACACCCTTGGACAGAAGACGAATACAAAGCAAAAATGATAGATCCATCTAAGTTTGATAATTACTGGTCTTTCAAACAAGATCCAGAGACGTTCATAAAGTCAAATTATCAATGTTCTCCTGCTATTACTCAATTAGAAATAGACTTAGGAGTTACTGACACACCTATATACGACATATTAGCCGCTAATAACTGTTCTGATTTAGTTGCGCATACTTCGAGCAACATGGAAGTTGATGTGTATAACTTCTTGCGTAGCGTGATTCCAAATGCTACAATAATTCAGAATGACCGACATGTTATCTCTCCTAAGGAAATCGACATCTATCTGCCTGATTATTCTTTAGGGATTGAGTGTAATCCTGCAGCTACGCATAACTCATCTAGTGCAGATCCATGGGGAGCTCCTCCTAAATCTTATAAATACCATAAAGACAAATCTGTATCAGCAGCTAGTAAAGGAATATTCTTGTTTCATATTTTTGGATACGAATGGATTAACAAACGACCTATAGTTGAATCCATGCTACGAAACTTAGTCAGTGCAAATACTCAATCTGTAGGTGCACGAAATACGCATGTTGTTGAACTGCCTTACCAAGAGTGCAAAGCATTCTTAGATATTAACCATAGGCAAGGAAATGTATCTGCGTCTGTTAGATTGGGACTTAGAGATAACGTGACAAATGAATTATTGTCAGTTATGACGTTTGGACATGTAAGAAATACAATTGGATATACTAATACTACTGAAAAATCCGATTGGGAGCTGTCTAGATTCTGTACAAAGCTCAATACTAATGTGTCAGGTGGAGCAAGTAAATTGTTTAAATATTTTGTATCTACTTACAATTTCAACAAAATTGTATCTTTTTCTGATGTTGCTCATACTAGAGGAAAATTGTATAGCAAGCTTGGATTTGTAGAAGTAACTCAATCTGACCCGAGTTATGTCTGGACAAATATCTATGACACAGTATACTACAATCGAGTATCCTGTCAAAAGAAAAATCTACGAAAGCTACTTAAGGACAATACTATAGATATTGAAACTAAGTCAGAATCACAGATAATGAAAGAACACGGATTCGTTAAATTATTTGATTCAGGCACCATTCGCTGGGAATACAGTAATAACTAGTTTATATTTGTAATTTCAACGCCAGAACCTTAACTATTATAAAATAAATAACTGGAGTGAGTTAAATGAAGAGAATTGTATGTAATTCAAGACAGGACTCTACTCTCAAAATTCTTAGAAATATCCCAGATGATGCCTTTAGAAAGCTTGCCGTAGCAGAAAAGCGAATACTCGCAAAAGCGTATCATTCTGTAGATCCTCAGATTTATCTTCAGGGAGCTGTTGATGGTATGGAGCTTGCTGGATTTGACTTTAGCGAAGCGTTTGATAGCATTTATCAAGATGTTGTATAAAGTTAGGATTTTAATGTTTATAGGTAGTGTAATATAGACGATAGTAACTATTATCGCCTGTTTCATGTAAAATCGTTGATGGAGAATGCGGATGATTGATTACCTCGTTGAAGGACTGCTAGGAATACTGTACTTAATATTCACTTTGATTGTATACATACTGCTGTTTGTTATCATAGTTGTTATCTCAATTGTAATATCTCCTATCTGTATTATTTTATTACTTATTGATAGAAAGAAGGATAAGCTTTGAAAAGAGTAATCAGATGTTCAACTGAAAATTCATTATCTGGTAAATATGTCAAAGATATTTTGAAGAAGTTGTCGTTCAAAGACAATGTTCGTATTCAGATGGATAAGGAATCTGTCTTTAAATATGATATTCCTTATGGCGGATTTAATGGAAGGGTTATTGAAGTTCCTTGGTTCTTTGCTGATCTTATAGTAGATTCAGTTAACGACGATGGAAATGGAGTAAGAATTCGAGTTAAGTAAACACAAATGATGACGAGTCTTTTAGGCTCGTCATTTTTATGTTTATTTGAGCATCGTTATTATTCTTGCAACAAAAAAAATCAAAGCTCATCAAATTTAGGAGGTCATACAATGTCTTGGATCAATATCAATGAACGGAGAGTTCCAGTAAACGACGGCAGATATAACAATCGGTTCAATCTTTGTTTGGAATACAGTCAAATCTATGGGCACACATACAGCATCGATAAAGAAGTTGTCGTTGCAAGATACAATCGACTCGATGATACTTTCTATGAAGAGGATACGGGAAAGCCTATCAACTACAGAGATATTAAATCTTGGTACCTCTCTTATGATGATGACGACGAAATCGGGATGCAAATTGTTCATCAAGCTACTTTTAAGTTTGATAAGAATTTGAGTGAAATTGTAGTTTGCTACAGCATGTTTGATTACTATTTCGTAGATGTTTTGTTTTCTGATGGAGAAGCTGATGACAACTCTCCAAACAGAATCAATTACATCAGAACTAAATCTTTTCCAGCTGCAGAGAAAGTATACTACGAGAAACTGTCTGATCTAAACAAGAAAATGGAGGAAAAGAAGATGAGTTGCTGAACCTAAGCGCAGTGGAAGATCATGAACAGTTATAGGAAAATTGATAGGGGGAAATCATATGACACTTATGGAACTGCAGAATAAACTTGGAGAGCAGATAGACGCATTGACAGATCCTGACACTTCTTTTGAGTACAAGAAGCAAGTTGCAGAAATTTCATCTGTTATCTCAAGTTTAGCAAAACAGATGATCAACAATGCGGACATTGTTCTTCGTAGAGATAAGATGGTATCTGAGGTCAAGCTCAAACACGCTACAATCAACAAGCTGATTGGTCATGAAAACTAAGCGACACTTCACGCAAGAGCAAGATACTTGGTTAAAGAAAAACTACGCATGTTTTTCTAGTTACAGAGATATGACAGAAAAATTCAATGAGCTGTTCCAAGAAACTAACTCCATGGAACGCGTCCGAGAACATTGCAACAAGGTACTTCATCTAAAAGGTAAACCAAGTATAACAAGATATGGATGTAAAAGAAAGGAACAGCTGCCTATCGGAACTATACGTGTTTCTCAGACTGCTACATTCATTAAAGTTAAGGAGATTCTAGAACATACTGACATCACTGGATACATGAGACCTTATTGGATACCTTTGCAGGAAAAAATATATTCCGATAGATTTGGACCTGTACCTGAAGGCAACATGATATGTTTTCTCGACAACAATAGGACGAATTTTAGCATCGATAATCTTTACATGATAGATAGAAAGATTTCTGCTGTTATGTCTAGCAATCAATGGTGGTCAACGGATCCAGAGCTAACAAAAACAGCTATACTCTGGTGCAAGCTACACTACGCAATTAAATCCGCATCTAATTAAACAAGCATCGTTATATCAAATGTAATCAATATTACCTGGAGGTAAACAATATGTCTGCTAATGTAGAAACAATGTTTAGTGTGAGAGAAGTTCCGTGGCACGGTCTTGGAACTATTGTGCAGGAAGCACCTACTTCTAAAGACGCACTTCATCTTGCTGGCCTGGATTGGAATGTTGTCTCTCGTCCGATCTTCACAGAAGACGGACAAGAAATCGAAGGATATAAATCTAATATTCGAGATTCTGATAATACAGTACTCGGTATTGTGTCTAATAAGTATAAGATTGTTCAGAACGCTGAAGCCTTTGAGTTCACGGATGCGCTTATTTCCGAAGACGTAAGATACGAAACAGCTGGATCACTTAGAAATGGAAAGCAGATCTGGCTCCTCGCAAAGATGCCTCAGACAAAAATTGTAGGAGATGCAGTAGATCCGTATATCTGTTTTACAAACAGCTATGACGGCTTAGGTTCTATTAGATGCTGTATGACTCCGGTTCGCGTCGTTTGCAACAACACCTTGTCGCTCGCCCTTGAGAACGCCTCGAGATCATGGTCTACTAAGCATGTTGGTGATATTTCGACTAAGCTTGCAGAAGCCAGGCGCACACTAATTCTCGCCAATGACTATATGAACAACTTAGCCGAAACTGCTGATAAGCTTGCAAATACAACATTCACACAGAGCAAGGTTGAGGAGTTCGTTTCTGAGTTGTTTAAAGCACCTGATGACGCAACAGATCGAGTAAAGAACAATGTAGAAGCCTCTAAGCAAGCTTTCATGTATTGTTACTTTGCTCCAGATATTGCGAAGTTTCAGGGTACTGCGTGGGGAGTTGTAAATGCGGCTTCTGATTTTGCAACACATGCAGCTCCAGTTCGTAAGACGGCGAAGTACGCGGAAAATCGATTCTCAAATTCGTTGAATGGTAATGTTATCATCGATACTACAATGTTAGCTATGATGAAGCTTCTCAATAAGAACGTCAGTTAATTCCGTATTCGATTTTGACAAATATGCCTGTTGGAAGAGATGCCTACTACGAATTATTTTATCGGTGTAGAGGATTTAGTTGCAAATGCATTGATTGAATTAGGTGAGAAAACTGAGAATAGAACTGTGTCTGCGTACCGTACAACACAGACGGTAATATCCGTTATGAGCGTGCGGAGCTGGTAGGTAATCATATTTGTCTGGATGAGGTGGGTAAGTATAAAATGAATATGACTAAAGTAGAACTTACAAATGTGGTAGAAATAACTTATTTCACGGAGAGAGATAAGAATAATATCCCCAAAAATTTGATGACGGCTATGGTTCATGTACCTGAAGATTCCTTGCCTCCCATGAGTGAGACAGATATGAAATACGGAGGTCGTCTACTTGATGTGTACTTTGATAAGGCTGTCGAAATTCTGAAGAATGAAATTGGACCGATCGAGCTCTTTCCGAGTCATTGCTTCCGTTTTATAGGAGATACGACTATAGTGTATTAAAATGCTTCAAATATTCAGGAGGTAGAGCGATGATTGTTCCAAATTACATACGTTCGAAGATGCACTTATGTGCCAGTCATGCTCGTCAGGCAGCAAAATACGACCTTGAGATAGCCAATTGGCTTGAACAACACGGTATTGATGTAGAGTCTATAAGTAACGGCGATGGTATGTCCTTAGAGGAACTAATGCATGGTAATGACGTAACTGACGAACTATGTCGCTGCATTGAGTAAATTGAGGTAAAAAAATTGACAGAAAGAGTTCTAATGCTTTGTAAAAGATGCGGTTACAATCATGGCAGAATAATACCATACGGTCATTTTCGGAGCAATCAAACTACATATCGTATTTCTTGTACAAGATGTAGTTACTGTACTAAAGAAAAAGAAACAGTAGAAGAAGCAGCTGAAGCTTGGAACAGGAGAATGAAAAATGACTCGTAAACGATTTATCAAGTTGCTGATGTCTTGTAGAATACAGAGAAATAGCGCGAGACGGTTGGCAGATCTTATGTGCGCAGCACGGTATCCATACTTTTTCGCTTGGATCATTATAGAGTGGAGGTTACATGAAACATAAAAAACTAGTAGAGGAGCTATCAGACGATTGCAATAGTCTTGATATTCTTGCTGGTTACATTGAGCTTGCTCCAGAACTAGAACAACTGCGCACTCATCTGATTTCCATCAAGAGTCGAATTTTAGAAGCAGTCGATATTCTGAAGGAGAAAATAATGATTAAAACTTTTGTTAAGAAACCTGTTGAAATTCACGCAGTTCAATGGACTGGTGACAATTTCAGTGAGATTGCAGATTTTGTCGGAGCAGAGAATTTAGTCTGTATCGGAAGATGTGGAGACTTAGATCTAAATATCTACACCTTAGAAGGCAACCATCATGCTGAAGTAGGTGATTGGATTATCTGTGATGTTAAAGGAGAATTTTATCCTTGCAAACCTGATATTTTTGAGCAAACATATGAAGAGGTATCTCAATGATATAGCCTAAAGATATTTCATTTGAAGGGTACAGCAAAAAGAAAGACGAGTGGTTCAACGATCCGGATCATTTTCTTGGTGATCCTCCAATTTCTGCTCAGTATGCACTTGATCTGCTATTTAAAACTTTGATAGATGATAAGGAGAATTATCCTTATCTTACAACTACGCCGGAAACCGCAGAACAAACTAACTCGATTATGTTAGAACTATTACTAAGGAGATACAGCAGGAAATATCGCAAATACTTAAAAAAGCTAAGAAAGGAAAAGCATAATGAGTAATGCAACGCAAAACGCGTCTAGATGTTTTCTTGGAGCAACATTCAGAGGAAAAGCTCAATGCGCAGGAGGTAGAATAATGGATACAGTAAACTTCATTAAAGAACGAACTAGAATGTGCAAGAGTTTTGGTGATAAATGTGAAGAGTGTCCGGCTTTTAATGCCTGCGAAGATGAATTATGTTCTTGTGCAGTTGACGTAGAGTCGCCAATGGACGCTGTAGATCAAATCGCTATAGTCGAGGAGTGGGCTAAAGATCACCCACGCAAGACTCGGCAGAGTAAGTTCTTAGATCAATATCCAGAAGCAGATCTGAATGCGCTTGGTGTGATATCTATCTGTCCGCTTAGAATCATCAAAACTCATGAGAATTCCAACAGAATTTGCAAGACTTCAGGCAAAACATGCGATGATTGCATGCAGGAATTCTGGAGTGAGGAAATAGATTGACACAGCGACTATGATATTTTAGATATTTAGGAGGAACAAAAAAATGAGTATTGAAGTAATTGTAGATATGTTAGCAAACGCTTTTCCAGATGCCGGAGTCAGAATCGTCAAAATGATGAACTACGGAGATCGAACGCTTGTGCATGAGGGTAAGATTTCGGATAGTAGACCGATAGCATCAGCACTCAATTCAATCTTGTCCGTAAAGTCTACCGAATACTATCCCGAAGCAGGTATAATCGTGATTTTGTGTACAGCTTGATTTTTTTATTTTTCCTTTCGAGCTACTGGCACAGCTAACCGCTGTGCCTTTAGCTTTGATCAAATTATTAACGAATTATTAACGATAGTTGAATTTCTGCTCAAATCGTTATATAATATAAACAATAAGATATGTAGGCAGTATCAGGACGTAGATAGAAATTATAAACATAAACAAATATCCTCAACACATCAAGAAGGTTCAAACCTGGAGGTACTAAAATGGCTCAGTATGCAATTTACGAAGAGAATTTCGATCGTCTTCAGAAGAAGATTACGACAATCGCAAACAAGTGCAAGAAGTTCGGATGTGAGTTCAAGTTTGAGGTAGTCGGAAGTGAAATCCGAAAGGTAACAGATGACGAAGGAAATCAGAGAAACTGCAGATTCATTCTTGTAGAAGCCGAAGGAACTGCTAAGATCAATGATTGGGAGTTTATCGCGTCTATCGAACATAAGGAAGGCGGAAACATCATCCGTACTTTCAACAAAGACGCAGAGATTCCTACTCGTTACTTCAATTCGGATCCGATTTGCGAACATTGCAACAGTAAGCGTCGTCGTAGTAAGACTTGCCTCGTTCGTAATACTGTCACAGGTGAGTGGAAGCAGGTAGGTCTTTCTTGCCTGAAGGATTTCACTTGTGGACTCAGTGCAGAAGATGTAACAAGATACATCAGCTTCTTCGATAACTTGATCGAAGGTGAAGCTCCTTATTCCGGAAGTTGGGGCAAGCCTTATTGGTACATTTCTCAATATCTTCCTTACGTAGCAGAATGCGTCAAGCGTTTTGGATACTTCAACAGCTACAGCAACTATCCTACTTCAACCAGAGCTTTTACCTACTTCGAGGTTGACGCATTGGATAGAAAGTTCATGGGTAGCGAATCCATCAAGCAGGAGATGCTTGATTGCGATTTTGAAGTTACCGAAGAAAGCAAACAGCTTGCAGAAGAAACTATCAATTGGTGCAAGCACCTTTCCAACGAGACGGATCCTTACATGCACAACCTGGAGGTTATCTTTTTCAACGATTACTTCGCAAGAAGTGAGCTCGGATTCGTTACTTCCTCAATCAAGGCCTACATGCGTCACAAAGATATCGAAGACAAGAAGCGCAAAGAAGCTGCTGAAAGAGCAAAGGCTGCTCAGAAGTCTTCTCATAAGTACAACGAAGGCGACAAGGTACAATTTGAAGTTGTCAACTTCAAGTACATTACTTCTTTCGATAACATGTATGGAACCACTCATCTTTACAAGTTTGAAGACAAAGAAGGTAACGTCTACTCTTGGTTCGCTTCTTCTGGGTGTGATGAAGAGAAAGTAAAATCTATCAAAGGTACAGTTAAGTCTAATGGAGAGTACAAAGGAGTAAAGGAAACTTGCCTTACTAGATGCAGAGTTAGTTACTAACAGGAGGAAAACAAAATGAAAAGGGAACTTACACCACAGGCTATGGTGATGCTTGAACAACAGGCTAAAGCAAATATTAAAAAGTGCAACGAGCAAATCCGAAAAAACACCGAAGTATATAACAACTGGGAGTCTGTCACAGATGAACGGCTCTTGAGGTACACCAGAGAACAATATAAAGAAAAATTCATCGACTATTGGCGTGAAGAAAGACGACATCAAGTTTACCGTCTCAACAATCAAATCAGAAAAGGTTTCTTGTTTGAATAAGCCGAAACGGGCATAAACGTCCGTCCACGCGAGACGGCCTACGCGTATTGATAAGACAGGTCAGAAAGGAAGGTAAAACATGACTCGTTATCATTACATCAAGAAGCTTATGTATCTCCAGTACCGGTTGCTGATGCTCCCTACTTGTACAAACCACCATTATTGTACTTCCTATGCTACGTGGAACTCTCGGATTCCTCATCTTCCTTTTCCAAATGGCTCGCAGACTTATCAGGAGGATTGGGACCGCACTTGTAAAGAGCTGAGACGTATTAAAGGATTGAAAGATCTAAAGTAATCAACACATCAATAGAATTCAAATTTGGAGGTAGTATTATGTCTAATGGATTTTCTGTTTATCCTTGCAGATGCGGTCGTATTCATATGATTAGTTGGGACCTTGTAGAGGAAGCTTGTGAAAAGAACATGGACATCATTCATATTTGTCAGAGATGCGGAAGGATGATGAGGATTGGCGGGGATAAGTTCGAGGACGGATACTCTCTATACTCATATGATATGACCTTAAACAATCATGTAGTAAATATCGATCTATCTTCTGACTATTCTAGCGAATGTAAACCTATTCTGAGAATCATTTCAGAGCCTGGTATTTGTGTTCCAATGAGGACTGGCGGATATGCAACCGAATATTACTGCGGAATTTTTAGAGATGGCACTAGACCTGATTTTTATAGAAAGCATCCAGATGAAACTTACGAGGAGTTCATTCGAAAGTGGGACATCGATGCTTCAACGGTCAATATGAATCTTTTGAAGAGGTGGAATGACAAAGAGAAGTTGGAATACATCAAGAAGCATACTTGTTTTGATCAATTCGATTGGAGTGAATAAAATTATTCTTCTTAAGTTTGAAGGCGGAGATTGAATTAACTTAGCGAGGAGAAAGTATGAAGATTATTTCAGCTACAGAAGCTCGAAGACGTTCAGCATGCTCGGACGATAGGTTCTTAGTACAAATAAACAACGAAATCAAAGCTGCTGCTGATCGAGGCGAATATATGTGTGTCGTGCATCTAGATGATATCTACACTGACAGAGCAGCTTATGAATATCGTAGTATGCTGGAAAACGCTGGTTATCAATGTAACGTAGCTAAAGAAGAACATAAATATTCTGATGATAATACAGAGCATGATCCACATTCGTATTTTACAACAGTGATAGCACTCATTTGGAAGTAACACATTTAGTTGCTACAAACCGATCATTTGTCAAGATTAGGAGAAATAACTGAAATGGACAACACCATCTATTCAGCTGAATTTGCTAAGAAACTTTGTGACGAATATCACTCACTAACGAATCGAATCAACCGATCGATAAAAGAAGCTGTACGCTACGGAAGATACGAAACAAATCTTGTATTAGCAACCGATTGTTATGATTACGGCAAGATTATAGAATGCGTAAATCAATTCAAAGATCTTGGTTACGATATATCTATTCAAACTGAGAATTGTTTCTTAGATGATTCTGTTGTGGTTTCAATTTCGTGGAGGTAACAATCAAAAGTGGATGTAACTTAGCTGCTATCTGGTTTGGACCTTGTATACAAACGAAGGTGAGGCATAAAATTCACCATAACCAAACAAAACTTTTGGAGGTTTTACTTTATGGCGTTATCTGAAAAGATACAGCTTCTAGGCGCAGGGCTGTATAAAAATATTCCCGATGAACTTACACTTAAGAACATTCCGACAGCGTCCGAATTGGATTATGTAGGTAGCGAAGATTTTGATCAGACCATGATCGATACAATTCTTCCTCAGGCCATTGAAGAATCAATAGACACGAAAGAGCTTCTTGAGATCGACTACCAGTGGATCTGTAGATGCCTTAGATTGCTCAACTACGGTCCGTATGTGACAGTTCATTCCATCTTCTGCGATCACTGCGGTAGAGTTGATGGAGAGTATCGAGTTAATCTCAATTCTGTTCAGTGTAAAGCGCTGCCAGATTCATTCTTAAACAAGCTTGTCATCAAAGCAGATGAATTCATCGATTTTGATGGTGATGTAGAACTACATCTTCTTACTATGCAGCAAGCTCTGAATTCATACAAAGATAAGCAGTTTATCATCCCGTCTTCCGGTAAGTCAATGAGAGAGCTGTCTAGAATCTGTTATATGATTACATCTATGGGTGAGGATAAGAACTTAACACCTGTTGATGTAAATATGCTGATTAAGTCCAAATTGTCTTCTGCAGATTACATTGTTCTCAAGAATAGAGTAGCTGAATTGACTGACTACGGTTTGAGAGCAGGCGGAGAGTGTAAATGCCCTAGATGCGGAAGCAATGATGCAGCATTCATGGCTCTGATAGATGAACGATTTTTTCGCCCAACCTTGGACGATTTACGGGAATGGAAACGAAGTAGAAATAAACGGAGAGATGAAGACGTACATGGAGCTTCGGCAAAGGATGTACGAAAACATAATTGATGAAACCTTATTTATTTCTAGAGCGTCAGAAGGCGCAGTTTCTGCAGAATGGCTCATGACTCAACCAATATTTGTAAGAAAGAAATATGTAGAGTCTTTTGAAAAAGAGCTGAAAGAACGCGAAAAGCGATTGAAGCAGAAAAAGTAAACAACTCCTCCTTTGAATAAATTGCCATGAGAAGCAGATCAGTGAAATTTTGCCAGTTTTGCTGATCTGTTTCTATGTATGTGCTAATCTTTTATAATAGTATAACAACCAATATGTTGAGGTGAAGAAACAATGCCAGATAATCCTAGTAACAATAATTACGCTAGCAAATCAGCTAGATTTGTTTCTGAGTCTCAAGGACTGACAGATAACACTACAAAGCAAACAAACGCAACTGCAGAACAATCTATTAAGTCACAGGTAATCGAAAATGGTGCAATCCGAGATTATTTAAAATCTATTGATTTGACCACAAAGGAGATACTTCGCAAAGGTGTTTCGCAGTCAAGTGCAAAAGATAGAATAAAAGACGAAAAAAGCAAGTTTCAGAACGCTGCTAAGGAAGCAGAAAATAGAAGATCTGCTACACGAGATAGTGATAGTAAGAAATCTACTGAAAAGAAAAGATACAGTACATTCTCTGAAGGTGCTGAAGATGCATTCTGGGAAGAAATTCTAGGTAAAGACTTCAAAGACCAGATGAGCAGTATCGTTTCTGGTTTTGCAAAAGATTTTGGTGTTAACTTAAAAGACGTACAAGGCGAGCTTGGAAATCAGCTCATGCATCAGGGCATGCAAGCTCTTAAGAACACTAAGTTCGGACAAGCTGTTCAGCAGAAAATAGATGATGTAAAAGCAAGTGCGTTTTCAAAGCTTTCACAGGCATTTGATAAAGGCGCTGATGGTGGTAAGTCTTACGGTGGAGATGCACTGCGAGATGTAGCTAACCGGATGAAGGGCAAAGAAGCTTCGCCTGCTGCTGAAACAATAAAGAACGCAGCTCCTGAAACCGTATCAAAGGTCAGATCTATACTAAAAGATAAAGGATTATCTGCAGCTGCTACAGAGACTGGAGATCTTGGATCTACCGTAGCAAGCGTTGTAGGAGACGCAATTGGCGGATCTGTACCAGGAGCAGAAATTGCAACCAAAGCTGTTGCAAACGTAGCTACAGACGCTGCAGCAGATATGGCAACAGCAGCAGCGGGAAACGCAGCAGCTACGGCTTCTTTGACAACTGCGTCTACAGAAGCAGCAGCAGGTTTAGCTGCAGCCGGAGGAACTGCTGGAACCGCTGGAACCGCAATAGCTGGATTATCAAGCGTAGCAGCTGCAGCTGGCCCAATACTTTTAGCTGTATTGATAGGAATAGAACTATTAACAGACGCAGTCGGTCCTGCGATTGAAGGGTTCAAAAAATTTGGCGCTGCTTTAAAGAAGTCTGCTAATCGACAGAATGAAACAGACGATAGGCGAGCTGAACTAGCAAAAGATAGGCTTGAAGCAGACATAAAAACAATAATAACAGAACCATTCAACATATTAAAAGAAGCTGCACAAGCTGTATATCAAGCTTGGGACAGCAATCTTCGTCTCATAAATCAAACTCAAGGATACACAAAATCAGACCTACAGGATCTGATGGCTATATATGCTCAACGATTACGAGACGAGAATCTATCTAAATATGTCAGCGGTTCTGATATAACAGCAAATCTAACAAAAGTGCTTGAATCTGGTTTATCTGGACAAGTCGCAGAAGAGTTTGCATATGTAGCAACAAAACTTAACGCAGCAATACCGACGGAAGATTTCTTCCAGTATTCTTCTACATATGCATCTATCGCCGCGAACCAGATAAAAGCTGGAATGTCTCAAGCAGATGCAATTCAATACGCTACAAAACAGCTGGAGTCATTTGCAAGTAGTTTGCTATATTCTAGCCGTCAGCTTGCTGGTGGATTTAGTTCTGGATTGAAGAATGCATCATCATTGTTTGAAGAATCTGTAAAGATAACACAAGCAGCAAAAACAGGCAATGCGAGTCAGCTGTCTGCTGTAATGACTGCAGTATCTGCAGTAACTGGTGCAATTGCGCCAGATCTTGCATCTTCCATGACAGATGCAATAGTGAAAGCAGCAACCGGAGGAAACTCAAGCCAAATTGTTGCACTTAGATCTCTGGCTGGTGTAAACGCAGGCAATACAGAATTCTTAAACCAATTAGTATCAGATCCGCAAAGAATATTCTCAACTTTGTTTGAGAATCTTGCTAAGATGCAAAATATGTCTAACGACAACTTCATGGAGGTTGCCGAAGGACTTTCCGATGTATTCGGAGTATCAATGGATGCATTTGCAAGAATCGATTTTAATTACCTTGCAAATGCAATCAAAAACATGAATACATCTGACGCATCGTTAAATGAAAATATAACGAATCTTAAATCTGGACAATCTACAACAAATGCTGACATACTCAAGAATCAGCAAATAAACCAGTATATAATTGAAAACGGGTTATCACTTGTCCTAGATAACGAAGCTGCTAGAACAATTCAAGAGCATATGTGGGACGAGCAGATGATGCAGCAGATTCAAGAGACTACATACGGAGTAGAAATCCAAGGTGCTGCGTTAGAGTTATTATCAGGAATTCGTCAAACAATACGTAATTTGATGAACATGCTGAACCCGATAGGTTGGTTGGTAAAAACTGTATCCAACGTGTCACAATCTGTGACTGAAGGCGAAGCGCTGAAGGACGATGTAGCTAAGATACTTCAGCTAGGCGCTGTTGGACAAGGAAATGCTAAATCGTTTTATCAGCTTACTACAAGAGGAAAAGAATTAAATGTAACAAACAATCTTGTAGAGCTACTAGGTGGTAGATCTAGTTATCAGTTAGCTGGTGATTTCTACTCTGCAGTACGAGACGCTTCAGATATATTCAGCCCGATTACGTCTGGTACATTTCGCTTAGCAGATAGCGCAGCAGAATGGCTGTTGAATAGAGACGCATGGAATAATTATGCTTGGCAAGAAGCGTATAACACAATAACGGGAAAGTCTAAACCAACATCTGTATCTAGTAAGTATACCTGGGGAACTATAAGCAAATCATTAAGCAAATCATTGTCTGCGTCCTCTAGATCAACTTCATTGATATCTAGCGCAGCTTCAAATTCTGCGTTAGCTGAATCACAACAACAAGCAGCTGACAGACGAAGCACAGAAATCCTTCAGTCTAACTTCAACAGGATGAAGGATACAATCCAAACATTTGTAGATGACAATAAATCATACGACGAATGGAAGGCAACTGCTAGAAATTACGGAATATCTGATTTCGACAAAGCGATAAATAAGTTAGGATATGCAGAAGCTGACCTACAAGGCTACTTCGAAGCTCTACAAGGTCAGAAAGGTGCGCAAGCTGCACATGATCGACAGCAGAAAGAAGAAGATTTCTGGGCTATGATGTCTACTAATGATGACAGCCAGATGAATCAGCTGATCAGTTTGAAGACTGCAGGTAATGATATTCTAACTAAAATATTGGAAACGACTTCTACATTCAAGCAGATGTTCAACGACTATTTTGTTGAGCCTAAGTGGTATGCAAATACCTATGATAGCGCCGCTGTAGCAAAGATACAAAAAGATGAGAAGTATCAAGCTTCTGACGCTATATATAAACTAGCTGAAGCAATAACTGCTTCAAACAATCTCGATAATCCAACAGTACAAACAAACGCATTGTTAGGCCAGATACTGATTGTTGTACAAAGTATCATGCAACAAAATAATACTAAAGGTAAGCTTACAATTCCTGATGCTATCGCCGCGATGGCTACAGGTCAGATGACTGTAGAAGCAGATTAAAACTTGTTTGGAGGTAAATAGTAGATGAATTTCATTAAATTCTCAACTGGAACTACTAATATATTCCCATTAGCTAATTCTACTACAGGTGGACAGCTGATGACTGAATATAATCTCAGATCCCGAGAAAGCGTAAAAGTTGGTCCAATTGATCATGATAGCAGAATACAGTATATGGTAGGAGAGTCTTTTGTTAATTCTGAAGATGACTTCAAACTTAGCAAAAGCTCTTCTGGAGACAACCAGATCTTTGAAATATCTTCTGGACGAGCTGTAATAAACGGTCATTTCTTTGAATCACTGGTTCCTGTATCTATTAACCTTGCTGAAGCTAATACTACATTAAGGAAGAATGCACAACCTGGGTTAAAAGGCGATCTAGTAGTTGGTCTGAGAGCTATGTATAGTACCGAAAAAACTATGGCAGGTGCTATGCTGAAAGAGAATAAGACCGAGTACTTTGAAGGTGTACAAGTTGTAGTGTGTAGCCCGAGTGATTTCGTACTACCCGAAGATTCTCCAGACGACGAGAGCAAAGTAACTGCTCATATTAAACTAGGACAAATTTATTATAGCGATGGCAATGGGCAGATAAATGATAACATCATTCAAAACGCAGATAAATGTAGATACATTGATGCGAATAGAATAAAAAACATCGCAGATATTACATCAGATACATATATCAGTAGAACTGGATTGAATCCTGGAAAAATATACGGATTTTCCGGTAAAGGCGACGCCGATAAAGACACTTGGTGCGATCTACTTGACAGCTTGATCGTCTGGGACAGAGCGTATGCACGTCCTACTACAAATAAACCTTCGGTAGATTCTGCACAGTTTGGTACATACAATGGACGTGTAGTCTTACATCTGCCGCACAAACAAGTTGATGGAATGGTAGACGCAAATAATAATCGTCTGTACTATCCTACTAAAGTGCTAGAGCTTCCTAGAGCTACATATTCTGGTGGTGAGGCTGGCACCATTGACTATAACTACACTAAGGCTATTAAAGATCAATTTGAAGCTATCCACACTAAGATGCTACAAGGTAAACAACGCGGATATGTACCTGTAATTGACAGTGTAGATAGACAAGAACTTCCACCGGTAAATACAGCTTGGGACCTAGGAGATTACATACTTGTAGGTACAGACAATTCAGTAGTAGACTCTGCGACAACTAATTTGATTAAGTCTCCGTCTACACTTTATGTTGTAGTTGATGGTGTCGTAACTTCTCTTGATTACAAAACTTCCAAAGTAGATGACTCTAGTGTTCCGAATGGTCTAGGAATGCAAATGAAACGATTCGATTGGTATGATTCCAAAAACGACCCAACCCCTTCTGTAGACGATTCCGATACTTGGAACAATCAGCTTGAGGTAGCTACCGGGAACTATATCGGCACTGTAGGAAAGGACTATATATTAGTAACATATTCGCAAGCAGACAGAGATGGTAACATTCATACCACGTATTACTATTATGTAGTAAAAACCAATACAGGTAAACGATATTCTGATCCGATCTTCTTGACAGGTGAAGTTCAGCTTGCAACAGAAGATACAATAGGTGGATTTCTAAATGTTCCAGATACTGCTTTAGATGCGGGATACATATATAGAGATGACACCGGACATCTCAGATTATTAGACTATGCTCTATTGAGATCTGGTACACTCGCATATCAGCTTGCAACTGATCAATCCTATGGAGATGGACTCACATCCGAATCTATACAAGAGCAACTAGATGAATATGTAAATGATCGTGTTGCATTCCCTTCAGCAGATAAGCTTGCAGATTCAAAATACGATGGACGCATATTCATAGCACTAGATCTTCCTAAAGAAGAAGATGCGACAACAATAACAATCCGAAACATTGATAGTCGGTTTGGCACAGCTGTTCACCTTCATCTATCCGGTACTGCAGATAGTCATACAACAATAAATATTGAAAATTGTGAGAAAATACGAGTAGATTATACGTTTACAGCAGAAAACGGAAATCGTCCTACGCTGAATATCAAAAATTGCAATCTATACTATGATGCATATGTGCTATCTTGTGCTACTAAAATTGAGGGCATGACATTATGGTACAAGAAGTACGACAGTACAGACCCTAATATCACTGTATCAGGTATGAAAGTTATTTCCTTAGACGAAGTAACAACTGTAAAGGATATAGATCTGTGGAATGAATCTGTGGACAATGACATTCACTACAACTGGGGACTAAAGAGCGTTACATTTGGTTCTGACGGTTATATTTTAGGCTTCGGCATACTTGTTAGAAACGAAACAACTGCTAATGTATCGCTAGGAAAATCGATCATTGTATCTAAGTTCAAAGTTCCACAATCAAACGGTTTATCTTATCCTATAAGTAAAGTAAATAAACAAATCAAAATATCCGGTACATTTGAAAGTGCTTATGCGACTGACAGTCCTCAAGGATACTTGATGATGACAACTAATTTTACTGCACTATCTCAATACTACGATACAACAACTGAAACGGAAGTAGATGGGCAGCTGTCAATATTCATGAATGCAGAAAACATCACAAATGTAGTAGGCGTGAACGCAGGAGAGATACTAGATGGCTGGTCAACGGATTCATATCATCCATTTGAAGGGGTGATTGTATAATGAACTCACTTATCCATGATATAATAAAAATCAAATACTCTAGTGAAGGATATTTACCGGATACACCATATCATCTAGTATCCGACGAAGAAATGATCGAAGCATTCATGAATCCTGATAAAGATTTAGGTTATTTCTTCGATAACTACTACGTCACATCGGATTCATTGACTGAGGCATATGAGAAATTAGTATCAACAATTAGATTCCTGCTGAATCGATATATTTCAGATGCATCTGACGAAAAACGACTACCTAACTGGATATATTCTTACATGCTAGGCACAGTTATTTCGGATACATCTCCGGACATAGATCGACACGATTTACTTGTGTTATTAGATAGAGATAACGTAGATGATGCGATAACGGACAAGGAAAAGAGCTTATGCCTAAGAATCAGCAAGAATTGGATACATAAACTCTCTTCAGATACAAAATATTTGAAGATATTGCAACCTGACGGGTCATACAGTACAGTTGACATAAGACCTCCTACAATGTTTGGAGAACCTCACATAATAAAGAGCCTTAGATTAGACGTAGAAGGAATATAGAGGTGAGCTACATTGAAATATCTACAAGTAACGAATGATACTAAACTTACAGATATTGCAGATATTGTAAGCTCATATAATGTTCAACATGTATTAGCTGCAAACAATTTAGAGAGAACTCCGATGATAGGAAAGTCGTTTCTATCTAAATGCAAGACGATAATTGCAGAATCACCTGATGTGTCTTGGCAACGGAAATCAACAGTGCTTAATACGCTGACTTCAGACTCAGATGTATTTGAAAAGGCGTCCTTGCAAAGTGATGAAGACTGGAAAGTTTTAAGTACACTTGACACATTCTACGGTATGCTGAAGATTCCAGATGATTTAAATGTACCTACTTCTTACGGGTTACTTGGAGACGAAACACCTGTAGATAACACGATATATAAGAATGCAATGAAGATGTTAGCTGATCCTCCTCATTACATTGATCCATCAATATTTAATGAAGTAAGTACAATTCGACCTGCTCAGATTTTAAGTAGATATAGAGACAACTCTAATTTTACTCAATTTTTCCATTTACCCTGGGGTGATATTACCTTATACTCATCTTTAGAGTCATCAGGTGTAGACATTCCTGCTTATCCAGAAGAATACGAAGATTCGAGAAAAGCGAATTACACGACAATGCCTGATATGCTGTATCAATATGAACCTTGGCAGCTATATGAAAGTTCTGGACCTAGATCGAATAATTTTGATTTTCAGCTACACAGAGATATGTGGACAGGTGATCATAGAGACGCAAACGCGAACAACTTAATACGATTCTGCCAAGCAAACTGCTATCCAAGATATCATGGATCCGCAGTGAATGTACCTATCGTTAGTTTATATGTAAAGGGTAGATGTTTGATCTCAGGTGTAATGACAGACTGTAGTGTAAATTGGAACGGACCTATAGGACTAGACGGATGGTATCTGGCTTTTAAACTTTCATTGTCGATTACAGAGATATCTCAAACTGCGTTGAATTACGATACAATACGATCAAAATCGATAATCGGCTGATCAAATCGGATTAACATCTTATATAGACCGTATAAAATACTAAAATTTCGTATATTTATAATTTCATTTTACTAGAAACTTTAGTCAGCTAAAGGAACGTGTTTTCTCTCTCATGAGAAACACAAAAAGCGAAGATAATATTATGTAGATGATCGTATAAATATACGATCTAAATGAGGTAAATACAATGACTTTCTACAACACTTTGACGCCTTACAAGGTAATAGAAAAACGTGGAATTCAATACAGTGTATGCAAGGATTACAGTCATGTGTCTCGATATCGCAATCTTCGTCAAGTTATACATCTGCCAACAGATACTGACAGAGTAACAACACTAGAAACACCAAATCCATTTACTACAAATGTCGATGTAATATATTACGAAGTACCTAATCGATATGAAGATCGGTTAGATCTTATCGCTAGAGATACATTAGGCTCAGCGCAATATAGCTGGGTAATTGCATACTTCAATAAGATTGCTGATGGATATTCTGCTAAGGAAGGGCAACGACTAGTTATACCGAAATCCTTCTATGATTTATTCAATCCAGGAGAGGTTCTACAATCAGTCTCCGCAACATCGTTGAATTTAGGGCAAGAATAGTATCAGCATAAATAATATTATCAGTATTTGGAGGAAGTTATATGAGTAATCGCACATGTGAAAATCATCCGTATCGTGTTTCCGAAATGGTATACAGATCTGTTCCAGACACAGATAATCGACAACGATACATTGAGTATCTCAATAAGCATATTGAAGCAGTCAATACAGCATGGAACGATATACTGAAGCCTGATCTCATCAAGTACAGAAAAACTGTGGGTGAACTATCCGATGAATACATTTCAGATGGCGTATTGAACAATATAACAAACAATATTAAGCATCACGATGCTACTTCGTTCATGCCTGATGAAATGAACGGTACAATGAATTCGCTGTTTCCTTCAGATTCAAGCAAAGATAACTCAGTTACAGCACAGATGTATGAATGCGCAAGAAATCTACATTATTTAAGAAACAATCACCATTGGCAGCACTGGTTAACTTTTAGATCCATTGACGGAATTGGTCCAGTTGAAATGACATTCTCCGCTATTTGTCACATGTTATGTTACTATTCATCTTCGCAATTTACGCAAGATAAATCAATGACTGCGCATCTTTGGTGGAGTTCTTTTGATCCTACAGATAAGATTCACCCTACTACTTGTGTAGAAATTGAAAGGTTACTTAGGATTTCACCTAAACTATAATCTATGACTGGAGCAATCAACTCTATGAAAAGATACATCAAAGCATCATATAATCTTCGTCAGTCCGAATACAACGAGTATCTAATGAAACACATCAACGGAGTAAAGACAGCATGGCATGATATTCTATATCCTGCCATCCTTACCGAAAGCGATGAAGATGTTGAACAGATTACAAAGGTACTGACGTTAATAGATAATCACGATAAGTCAAAGTATCAAGAAGATGAATACGATGCATATCTAAATTATTTCTATCCTGATAAGAACAACAAGAAAGATTCGAAAGCATTTGATATGGCTTGGCTACTACATCAAAAGCGGAATCCTCATCATTGGCAGTACTGGTGCCTTATTAGAGATGAAGGCAAAGTAGAAGCAATGGATATGCCGTTTGAGTATATTTGTGAGATGCTATGTGACTGGAGTTCGTTTCAATTTGCTGTGGATCCAAAGTCAACTGCAAATAGCTGGTATGCAGCTAACAAAAATAAAATGACTCTATCTGATAAAACTAGAAAGGAAGTTGAACGACTTCTTGCTTTAGCACCTGAACTATAATAAGGTGATTAGATGTTTAAACAATGTTTTGCAAATGTAGCCCTAGCAGGTGTATCGCTTACAGACTTCGGGCTCAAAATCCCGTCTCCGTTTACATCATTATCGCTAAGTAATAGTGAAATATCGTCTATGACTCAATGGACGCTAGAATGTATAGTAGGCGGAGATGATACAAATAGAATAAATGTCGCTGCATTTGAAGCGCTACTTTATCAATCAGCACAGAATGCAAGTAATTATTCAAATTCATCAGGTATTCCGTGTTCATTCATATTTGGATGGCTCAATCCAGATGGCAGTATTGCTGAATCCTTGTCGTATCAAGGATACACGCTTACATTTAAAGTGTCTACTTCCGGTAGATACATGAAATACTCTATAACAGGATATGCATCACTTGCAATACAGACAAATTTACCTGTACTTAGAATTCCAGAAGTGTCTGGAGTGGTTCAGCCTTCTGCTATTGTTGAGGGACTTGCTATCGCAGTGAAAGCAACAAATTACTATGATTTGGATATTGACCACAATGATCTACCTACACTTGTGACTCATGGTGCTTTAACAACTTCGTTCAACAGCTACGTCAGAGGTTCATACAACGGAAAAGACGATTATGAAAACTTTCCTGGACTACTCAAGCTCTCTAAATCATATAATTCATCTAGAGATAGCGCAGGACTAAATACATACAAAGTAAACAAACTCAGTCAAGCAATAAATAATCGAAGCGTTTCAAAACTTGACGATTTTTTGAAAACAAGCTTTACGGATACTAAGCCGCAGAGTAGTACATTTTCTTATTGGGTAGATGAACCCACAATGACACAACGCGGATGTATACATTATAAGAGCAATGCAGGATTAGTTGGAACACATTTAAAAGATACACTAGAATACGGCACAGCAAATACAAATGTATTGACACTTAGCGGTTCGTATAATGGCGTCGCTTACAACATGACTGATATGAATTACACTCAAGTCGGATTCATCGTAGACGGTAGCGGCAACACAGTACTACAAGATGAGCAGGTCATAAACAGCTGGAGCAGTACATTAGCAGATGTGTTCCAATCTGCTAGCATTGTAAATGACGTAAACGCTATCGCTTCTCAGTTCAGCGGAGATTTCACAGTAACTGTTGCTGGAAGTACAAATAAATATGAAATTGCTCAGCCGATATCTCTTCTAGTAATGTCAGGTAATACAATATCTCCGATTACAGGAATATACAACATAATATCGGTATCCCATGATATTGGAGCAACATTCATCACTACTTTGAAACTACAAAGATTAGTTATGAGCACAGCTAATCAGGTCGCAGCAGGACAAAACATATTGATAAGAGGAAGCTCATCCTATCCTACATTATCATATACAACAACTAAAAATATTGTATCAACAGGCAAAGTAGAGTTTGGAGATCTGTATCCAGATTTCACACATCTTTCAACTTATGTAACAAAATAATATAAAATCATAAACTACACCTAAAATTCTAATAAAACTTAATAAAGTTTTAGTTATCTGGTACGTATTCAATGACATCTTCAATTTTACAATCAAGATATTTGCAGATTTTCTCAAGTAAATCGAGCCTAACATGTTCGTTCTTTGCAAATTTTGCAAGTGTTGGTCCGGAAATATGAAGGTCTTCCGCCATCTTTGTTTTCTTGATGTCTCTTTTTGCAAGAGTTACATTTAATGGAATATAAGAAATCATAATATCTATCTTTTCCTTTCTATAAATCTTTTTTAACCTTACATTAAGATACAAGGTTTCAAAAGGAGGTGAAAATATGCAAGTTACAAGATGTTATGAAATCAAATTGAAGCCGAACCAGAAGCAAAAACTTCAGTTGAATAACTACTTCTATGAAGCTAAAGTCTTGTATAATTATTTGTTGAATTGTTCAAACCTTTTTGCAGTTCATTCTTGCAAAGTTAAACATGTTTGGAAGTTGAACAAAGATAAACAGAAAGTTGATGTTGAATTGAATTCTCTTCCATCAAAATTAAAGCAAAATGTTCATCGGCAGATGATGAATTCTATTCAAGCTCTTTCAGCTTCAAAGAAGAAGGGAAATACAGTTGGTAGTTTGAAATTCAAATCTGAGATTAGAACTATTGACATCGACAATCAGAGTTACTATATAGCTGATTCTCATCATATTAAACTTTCTGGTTTTGGTCGACAGAAGATTCGATGCTTAGGGTTGCATCAATTTGATGAATCCGTAATAAAATTCAGGAATGCAAAGTTGATGAAAAGAGACGATGAATATTTTCTCAAAATTTGTATCTTGAAAGAAGTTACAGACCATACATCTTGTAATCGAGATGTAGGCATTGATTTTGGTATTGAAAGTAATTTGACTCTGTCAACTGGAGAGAAGTTCAACTGCAAGATTGAAGAAACTGCTCGTCTGAAACGACTTCAACAAAAATTAGCGAGAAGTCATCTTATCAACAACAGACGGATTAACAATCAGCGAAAACTTCTCAAGCAGATTCACAAAGAGTATCAAAAAGTTACTAACTGTAAGAATGACTTCGTCAATAAACTACTTCATCAACTTGATCCTTATGACTATATTGTTTTCCAAGATGAGCAGATAAGAGGATGGAAGAATCTCAAATCTTGTCGAAAGACTATTCAACATTCTTGTTTAGGTTCAATCAAACAAAAACTTATAATGAAATCTCAAGAAGAACCTGAAAGGTACATCATGCTTGACAAATGGATTCCAACTACTCAAATTTGCCCAGAATGTGGTCAAAAGAATCGACATGAGCTTGACGAAAGAATCTACCATTGTTCTTGTGGATATACAGAAGACAGAGATATTCATGCTGCAAAGAATATGCTAAGATTCGCGCAGCTACAATAAATTTCAAAAATAGGTGAGGCTATCGCCGAATTCAAGCCTTTCGGAGAAGATGTAAGACAGCTAGAAGTCTTTCGACAAATAAGCTGCAATTTTCGTTGAAGAAGGAAGAAGATTTATAAAGGTTATATAAATTCTTTAAGGGATCTTATATTTCTTTTTTAATCTTCGTAGCATACAATGTAACTATTTTATATGTACTGGTTGTGATAACTTGATAATAAAGAATTGTAAACTTACTAATACCGATGTAACTTGGCCTGAGCGCGGTTCTGAACAAAGTTACGGAGAGTCCAATAAACTTATACATACAGGAGTAGACATTGCTTGCACCGACGTCTACTCCATTTGCGCAGGTACTGTGATAGAATGTAGTTACTACAATGTAGGATACATGATCGTTATTCAATATAACAGCGAAATATTTTTGAAATATATCGTTCAGAGTAAACCAGAAGTAAGCTGTGGAGATGTTGTACAATCAGGTCAGCACATAGCAAAAACAGACAAATTTGTGCACTTAGAGTATTTACGAACCGATGGCGGAGATATTGGAGCTGTTGTAATTTATAGGGACATCGCGCTACATCCTAACGACCCTATTCATTTATTTGATGGTTCAGTAACGTTTCGTGATTACGCTATTGATAGATCAAAATCAGAACCAGCAATTGATGGATTATACGAAACTAAAGTGATTACAAAGCTTGAAGATATTCCAAACTCTGCGCTACAAGAATTTATCAGCATGGGTCAGAACTGAGGAGAGTAACTATGCCAAAGTATAGTAACAGTTCATTAGTCACTTACAAGAAGCTCTCTCCTATGTGCAGTTCTAGAATATTAGATTCTAACCCAACTGGTAAGATTGACACGATTACAATTCATCATATGGCTGGAAATCTGTCTATTGAGGCTTGTGGAGAGGTTTTTCAAAACCGAGAAGCTTCGTCCAATTATGGAATTGGATCTGATGGGCGCGTTGGACTTTACGTAGATGAGTCAATGCGATCTTGGGCTTCATGCAGTCCTGCAAATGATTCAAGAGCAGTTACTATAGAAGTTGCTAATAGTGTAGCTGGTGGAGAATGGCCAGTTAGCAAAACAGCTTACAATGTCTTGATAAAGTTGTGCGCAGATATTTGCAAGCGTAACAACATAAAGCGTCTCAATTATACTGGTAATAAATCTGGGAACTTGACCATGCACAAGTGGTTCGCAGAGACTGCTTGCCCTGGTCCCTATCTTTCTGCGAGATTCGCAGATATTGCTACACAAGTAAATCGACTATTAGCTAATCCAACATATCAAGTTAAGTCAGCGCCTAGCTCTTTTTCTGACGGCGGTAATTCTCCGGATGCTGTAGATACTGCGACTGCTTACGATGCAGCTGTTAGCGGAGGTATACTTCCTCCGGAAACAGACATCACACCATACATAGTCACGATCAATCAACATGCAACAGCTATAAATTTCGATAAGCTAAAGGAGCTAGGTGTAATCGGTGTAGTTGTTGAAATCGGAAGTTTATTTGATGTAGGCCATAATCGTAAAGCTTTCAGAAATCCTAATTTGATTAAACAAGTAAATTGGGTGAATGATGCTGAACTCATGTGTGGATTGTATTTCAACGCTCGGGCGCAAGATATATCTGAAGCAAAGGATGAAATGCAAGAACTGTATCTTGCTATCAAATCGCTTCATCCAAACTTAGGGTTATGGGTCATCCCTACATTTAGTTTAAATAAAACTAAAAACAACGAAATATATAAGTATTATCAGAAATGTTTTATTCAGATGGGTCTAAAAGGCCAGATAGGTATATATACAAAACGATCTGAGATAAAAAAGTTTGACTGGAAAACATTTAGCGAAGACTGGTACTTGTGGATAGATGATCATATAAACAAGTTTGACAATGTGACTGAGCTACTAGTTCCGTCATTCTTTGCTCTAGATAAAAATTGAACAGGAGTTGATAATGATGAATATTATCAATAATCTAATACCATCAGGTAACTGCTTTATTGGAGATACAGAATTCATAACAAAACACGGCATCATAAACATGAAAGATCATGTCGGAGAAATTCATGAGGTATATTCACTAGAGGGTGAATGGCGTTCTGCAGTAGTCATGTACTTTGGTAAGGGTAATATCTGGAGTGTTAAATTGTCTAATGGCAGCGAGCATCTGTGCACAGATACACATGATTGGATTGTGAAGACACATTCAGACGAATACAAACGAATTCACACATCCAATATATGGCCATTCATGATACTTCCTACTAAAGATAAGGAGTTTGTTTATGTTAAGAGTATTGAAAATCTCAATAAGACAGCTGATACGTATTGCATTGTTCAGCCTCATTCTCATTCTTTTACGTTAAGTGACGGAGTAATAACAGGTAACTGTACTTGTGATCTAAGCAGAGATAAGTAATTATGAGCTTCACAGAGAGAACAACTGGCCCAGCTAGAAGCGGTACAAAGTATTGGCATACAGATAATCCATTCTATCCTGCGTATGGTATGCCGAACTGCACTGCCTATGCCTGGGGCAGATTTTATGAAATACTAGGACAGAAGCCTAAACTATATACAGGTAACGCAGGTACTTGGTACTCTCATACAGAAGATGGATACAAGCGAGGTAAAGAGCCTGCTTTAGGTGCTGTAATATGTTTCAGCCGACCTGGAGACGCAGGGCACGTTGCAATCGTAGAAAAGATAAACGCAGATGGGTCTATAGTTACATCAGATAGCGGATGGGGAAGCCCTAACTGGTGGTGGAGAATGACTCGTACACCTCCTAGATATAACAATGATGATAGCGGTTTGGTGTTTCAAGGGTTCATCTACAATCCGGCTGCTTCTAACGCTTCTAATGTTACATCTGATTTTATCGCTGCTGCACAATCACAGATAGGTAAAGATGGAACATGGTCTTGGAAAACTTCAGGATTAGCTGTAGGTCAGCCCTGGTGCGCTGCTTTCGTCGTAGCTTGTGCAAAAACGGCTGGAATACTTGGAAAAATAATTCCAGTAACTTACGGAGCAGGCGAAATTCCTCGACAAGGCGTTAAGAAGAATTGGGGAACTTGGTATTCGGGTCCGTATTGGGGAACAAATTTCAAACCTCAATGCGGAGATATAATATTGTTCCGATGGGATGATAGATCAGCTTATGCTGGATATGATAAATATCTGTCAGACCATGTAGGAATTGTAGAAAAAGTGAACGGCAACTTCGTAACAACGATTGAAGGAAATTCAGGTTCTGGTGACAGTAACTACGCTAGAAGAGTAAATAGAGTTGAGTATAAGTATACATCAACTTGCATAAATGGATATTATCGTCCAGATTGGGCAAAATGCGGAGGATCTGCTGCGGGAGCCGGATCCGGATATTACATAGGCGCGTTGTATGATTCCGAAAATACTAAACAAGATGCTATAATTCGAGAGATTGGATATGTAAATTCTGCTTGGGAACCTTCTATCAATTCATCGAATATTAGATTATCTGCTGTAAATTACACCGCTTTGTTCTCTGCTTTATTTGAGGCAGGTAAATCAACATTAGGCGGATATGAATATCAAGCTTCTGACGTCGATCTAAAAGATACAGATGCTGTAGCGAGGGAAATCGTGAAATTCTGTATGAGTAAAGGCATGAATGCTGCTGGAGGCATTGGTATTGTAGCTAATGTAAACGGTGAATGTGGACTAGACATTAGCTTGAGCGGAACAGACAGCAATGGTCTTACTTCTGGCGGAATGTGTATGTGGAACGGAGCTAACTGGAGGCGGTTTCTCGAATATTGCGGACCGGATTGGAAGACCAACTTAACAAAACAGTGTGAGTTCCTATTTTATTTTATGGAACATATTGAAAATGGTTTCCTGAATTATCAAGTCCATAGATACTACGGCACAAACTGCAGCTTACTTGAATATTTGTGTCAAGTTCCTAATACAGAAGCAGGAGCAATCAAAGCAACTGAAATATTTGTTTATTGCTACGAGAATCCTGCTGACCCTGCCGGTGAAAGTCGAAGACGTGGTAAATATGCTTCTCAATTCTGGAAGAAGCTGAGCCCAATATTGAAGAAAGGATAGCATCTAATGATTGTATATGGATATGCAATGCAGTACCAATACACAAGCGAAGGTACTTTGTTGATTCAGGTCAGAATCCCGTCTATTCATGGCCCGATGAATAAGTCTGAATACAAAGGAAAATCCGTTAGAAACTACACAAGCGACGAAAACCTACCTTGGTATCCCTCATTGCTACTATCAGTTACTCCCGCTAAGGGTCAAGTAGTTGCATTATCGTCTCTAAATGAAACTTCTAATAACTTTCTGGTGCTAGGCTTGACAGGCGGTCAATATTCTACTAGAGGATTTTCTCAGATATAGGTAGGAGATGTAATACATGAAAACTTCGTCTATAGCATGGCCTAAGATGTTTGACATTTCTAGAAACAAATTGGCTGTATATGAAGATAACAGATCTGTAGTAAATCGAACAAAGCTTTTGATGCTGTCAGATCCTACAGAGCTTTATATGGAGCCAAATTTTGGTGTAGGATTGAAAAAATACTTATGGCAATACAATAACGATAATCAAAAAGCTAGAATAAAAGATGATATCATTTCTCAGCTTAGGTTACATGAACCATGCTGTATTCCAGAGGATACTCAATTTGCTGATGGTTTGCTATACACAGGCACAAGCGGAGTGCAAACTGTTAAGGATGAGCAGCAATCGTTGAAGATGACGGTTGCTATCAAAACAACTTTTAGCACAATAGCAAACATAAATACATCTGATCTACAAGCTAGAATAGATTATATAAACTCGTCTGGAAATTAGTTATCATAGGAGGCGTAACATAAATGGCAGATAATGGATTGATAAATTATACTAGTAGAGACTACGAATCGTTGGTATCCGAATTCTTCAAGATTGTCCCCGCGTTGACAGAACTTTGGAAGCCAGAAGCAGATGCAGACCCAGGAGTCGTATTAGGAAAGTATCTTGCCAGTATCGGAAATATGCTGTCAATGAATCTAGATTTCATGGCAAATGAGGTATACGCACCCTCAGTCTCTTTGCGAAAGAATGCAGAAAAGTTATTCTCACTTATTGGATATGACCTCGGGTTCTATACAGCCGCACGAACTGAAGTCACATTTACAAATTCATCTACAAAATCAATGTCAATTGATTTTGGATTCAACGGAAGTAATTTCTCTACATTGAACGCATATACAGATATTACTAATCAATCTAGAGTCATAACGTACAATATTCTGCCGCTAACAAACAAGTATGGCACAAAGGAGTCTAGAAGCCAACGCAGCGTGCTCACGGAGAACGTGAATGTCTTTGTTAACTCTGATTCAGTTCAACTAGCTCCTGGTGATAGCTGTACACGAGTTGCAATTGAAGGCGAGCTTAGGAGTTACAGTGTTTCGGTAGATAGGATAAAATCCAGTAACTACATAATTAAATTACCTTCTCAGCATATTGACACTACTGCAATTTGGGTCAAAGCTAAAACAAGTCAAACTGCAGATGACTTCTTATCAACACAGTGGATACAATGTAACAGCCCTGCTGAATTCATCCAGCCTGAACCTAGATTCTCTGTAACATATGATAATTACTCAAATGCACAGATTCAGTTCTCTAACTATTTGAATCAGCTAGAAAACTATGACAAAAACTGGATAACGGTATATTGGATTGACTGTTCAGGTGTGATAGGATGCGTAGGCGAGAATGTTCTACAAGACTTGCTTCTAGCTAAACCTAATCAGGGTATTAGTACAGATGCCGGTGAACTCACTATATCTAATCTGTCTAATACAGTAGAACTACCGCATAGTCATACAGTAACTGGTAGAAGCCCCGAAACTGCAAGAGAAGCTTATCTGAATAGCCGAAACTACATAAATACATTCGACAGTCTAGTTACACTTCCAGATTTCAATAGATTTTTGAACAGAGAACCTGGAGTAGACTGCGGACTAGTATTAGATTGTCAAAAAGCTTTAGAGATCAACATGGCGATATACAACAATCAAAATCTGACAGCAAGCCAGAAATCTAAGATGTATATTACAAAGTATGATTTTCCTGAGGGTGATGCTACGTTTGATTGGGGAAAAGTGTTAAATCTAGACTTTGATCCTACTGATCCAAATAAGTTTGTATTCGCAGCCAACTTCAAACAATATACCGCAATGTGTTTTGCTGTGCACAATGATTTCCTTTCTAGTAATTATGGATCGGGTCAGGTAACCAAAGCTCAAATTCGCAAGCAAACTACCTTTACTCGATACAAGCCGCCAATTCAATTCATAGATAATGTCAAACGAGATTATAAACCGCTACAAGCGATGACAGTAGACATAGATTTCGGATGGTTGAGATTATTCGACTTCTACATAGTAGGTACAATCACACCAAAAAAGTCTCTGGATAAAGATACAGCTGCAGTCATCATCAACAAAGTTAAAGAGGATCTATCTATCTACTTTGCTCCTGCTAGCAGACAGATTGGAGTAAAGCCCACATTGATGGAGATAATTGATGTTGTAGAAAACGCAGATAGCCGCATTCGTCATTTTGATCCAGGTAGCGCAAAAACACTAGGCATTGTTTGGAGCGATTGTGATATTGAATATTTCAACCCAATTAGCTTTGCTAGATATAGACCAGATGCCGGATCATCTATGAACATACGAATCAATCCTGAATACTTAAACTCCTAAGCTGAGGTAGATGACCATGAAACTACAAGATGTAGCCTTACCAGAAATATATAAAGAAAGTGCAGACTTTCGTTTCTTTTTAGATTGGTTCTCTAAATCATTGAGCCAGATTCAGTATGATACAGAAAACCTGATTGACTGTTATGACCCTCTTAGATGTAAAGAAGATCTATTGTGGTTGCTCGGTGATACTATAGGGTTCAAATATGACGACAGGCTCTGCACAGCCTATAACCGATTAGTTATGCTGTATTTCATGTCAATGATACGAAATAAAGGATCTAGAGACGGTGTGACGCTTGCAGCAGAAGTCAACCTTGCTCAATTCAATATAATTGAATACGGCAAAGAAAACGACATATTACAGAACCGACTTGAAGACACCTCAATTCCAGTAAACGCAGTATATGTTACACAAAATGTAGAAAAGGGATATATAGATATTGTTTATTTTACAAGTAATGAACTTCCGATTGACGCTTGTATCGAATATGTTCGACCTTTAGGAATGTATTGTTTTCAGCATTCAGGAGTGCGATACGACAGCAGAACAAAACTGTCTATTGATGCAAGACTCACTAATACAAATGACATGAGCAACATCTCTAATATGATCACTAGAGTTGGACACTACAGCCGAAATGATTATGCTAGAATGCAGCACATGTATAATGAACCTGATCATGAAGTGAACACAGAGGATACACGCAGAGGCGTATGGTACAGAAATAAAACTTCGGAAGTAACCACAAACAAAGATATTGATCCTGGATATCGTGCACTGTATTCCTTGCAACTATCTAATAATGAACATATCGTTAAATCGTTGTTTGGACCTGATACAGATGTTGAGAAAATATTTGGACTAGGTAAAGAGCCGATTACGCTGGACTACACGTTCTCCGATGACTATGTAGTTTCTAATGACGGACCTGAATATGAACAATACAATCTTCGCTACGATAAAGATAGAGAAGAAGCTGTATCACCTGACGTATACACAATAGATACAGATAGGTCTAAAGATATCCTCAATCCAAGACCCGCAGTAAATCCTGTAATGTCTGAAGTAGGATCTGGTATTGTACTAGATGACGGGCATAGCTACATTGTGAAAGATGAACACGGTAACATTGTTAAAAGGGATCTAAAATCAGAATAAGAACCTTCTATTTAGATGTCAGATACAGGATACTGATTTGACATCTATTTTTATTCAAAGGTGAGCTAACATGCCAATTGATATAAAATATGTAGGCCAGGGTCCTTGGAAACCTGCTGAAGACGAAGACATATCAAAGGACAATTTAGGATACACGCACCCTAATCTTCATAGACGGTTAGATATTCAACAACCTACAGATCCAAAAGAACTTCTTCCTAGAGAATATCAAGTAGGCATATATGGAAGAGATTCATATCGAACTACAACAATATACACGCACGATGAAGACGATGAGTACAATGAAATTCCTTGAGGAGGTGAGCAGCATTGAACGATCTTAGAAATATTGCAAAACGAATACCTATACAGCACAATGTTTCTATTCGAGTGATAGATCCAATCTCCGGTAAGGTTGTATCCAGTCATACAGGACATAATGCAGCCACAAATTCTCTGCTAACCGGAGTTGCTCACTACTTAACTGGTGATGGTGTCTTAAACCAAGGATATCATATGCTAAGTTCATACATACCTAGATACATATCTTTAGGCACTATGGGGCTTATAAGTCAAGATTGCGATGAATTTGGATTACCTACAGGTATCGGTAATGTGTCATATCAAGATAAATATCCCGATGATCCTGATATAGAAGAAGCACACAGATTTGTAGATTACTTAACACAAGTTCCCGGATATGGAGCGGACGGATATGACCCTAATGAGAACAATGGTAGACCGTTTCTAGGATTAGGTCCAGTTTTTGCAGATCGAAAAATAAGTACAATCAAACAAGAGATTCTACAAGTAGGCGACATAAATTTTGACGGTAAAATAGATTATGCCGATGTCATGCTACTTGTTGATTATAATTGTGGGGCCATAAAGCTTACAGATAAGCAGCTATTTGTTGCAAACGCAGATAAAGATGGAAACGTATCATGCGATATGGTTCAGAAAGTAAAAGATTGTGCCGAAGGTAAGATACCTCGTTCGGAATTAGGTTCTGTTGTATATCAGCCATCTACCGCTCCAACTATAAACTGCGAATTGATTTCTGGCACATTTCCTAGAGCAGACATATCTTTTCGTGATATTGTTCCAGAAACGGAAGCCGAGTTCCCTCAAACTATTGATGTTGTGTTTAGTGCGATGATATCTACAGGTGCGCTTGCACAGTTTAGAGAATCAGATAAGGACTACATATTCATTACAGAAGCAGGACTATGGTCAGACCGGACTTGGAAAGAAGGCGGAGATAACGGATTACTTGCGGGATATAGAATCGCTCCTCCGAATTCTAATAACTGGAAAATGGCAGAATGGGACCCAGATCGGCATGTATACTATGATAGCCCAGAATGCAAAGAAAATAGAAAGATTTTGAAACAAAATATAATAAGAGTAAATAGAAATCAAGTTGTTCAAGTTGTGTGGAAGATACAATTAGGAGGTATGGATCAGCTTGGTGGATTAACTAGCTTGTATCCTCAATATACTCCTTCATTGACTTGGAACAAATGGAATTAACAAGAAACCGAGGTGACACAAATTGAAGAAACGATATATCAGATCCACAGAGCTTAAGAATTCTACATTGTTGTTTACTCCAGCAAGTTTAGTAGATTTCTTGAGTCAGATTGACGAGTTGTCTGAAAAATCTATATCTTTGAATTCCGATAATGGATATATTGAAGTGTCTATAGGAGAAGCGACTTATCGTATTCGTCCTCAAGACGAAGTCAATGTTCCGGTTTCGGTAGATGACATAGACGAGGTCAATGAGGCGGCTGATGACACATATGATGAATTAGTAGATAATGGATATATTGAAAATTCAGATGAAATTGAATCCGGACTCATTAAAGAATTGATCAAGACACTGGCAATCGGCGGGATGGTTCGACTTGCTGCAAAGAAACTTAAGAAATGAGGTGAGAGATCTTGCGTAAAAATAATAAAATTTTAGCCGATGATGTAACTAATCACAATTCTGCTATCATTGGTAAGTTTTCTGGTGAATGCGCAGACTCTAACATAACTAATCTAAACGGACTAGACATTACGCGAGAGGTCTGGGAACACGTATTTGCATCTGAAGATTATAAAAAAGCCATAGAACTGGGTCATTACATCGGTTTTCTAGGTCACCCAAGCGATGTAAATTGCATGGATTTCAAAGATGCCTGTATTGTGATGACAGAAGGTCATATTGCAGATAACGGCAAGGTTTATGGTGAATTCAATCTAATTGATACTCCTGTAGGTAGAATCGTGAAATCATTCATAGACGCAGGTGTAACATTCGGCATATCTGTAAGAGGCGCTGGAGATATCATAAATAATTCCGTAGATCCCGAAACTTTTGTATTCAGGGGGTTTGACCTAGTATCTTTCCCTGCATTTCCCGAGAGTATTCCAAAATTCATTGCAGCGTCTGCAGATGGGCAGCAAAAATATAAATCAATCTGTGCATCTGTTAAATCTAATCTTAAGGACATTACAAGCTGCTCTACATTGCATACGCTGTCTCATCAGTTTGCATCTCTGTCCGATGTATACGCAGATATTCAGAGCAGAATCTCTGAACTTTCAGAAGAATCAACTGATTCCGGTGAACTTCCAGATAATCCTGCAGCTGAAGAAGTTCTACAGGATGACGATGAATCTATTTGTCAGGCAGTAGCTCAAGAAAAGATTGATGCGCTAACTAAGCTCTATGTAGAACAGCTACGTAGATCAAAAGAACTAGAAGCTCAGCTAAAAGCGCAGACAGTTCAATGCGCTAGAAAGCTATCTACTATGAATAGACTTGTAAATGAGCAGATAAGATCTGCGGTAAGCGCACGATACAAAGCAGAGTATGATAAAACATCTGCTATAACTGCGCATAAACAAACTATCGAGAAGCTCAAGTCCTCTATAGCTGCAGAGAAAGATGAATTTGCAAGTTATAGAAAGTCAGCTAATAGAGAAATTTCTGATATTAAAAAACGTATAACTTCCGCTAAAGAATTGAACCTTAAATATCTTCAGAAAATAAGAGCCAATGAATCTGATATCAAATCTAAAGATGAATTGATCTCCTCATTGAAAAATCAGCTGCATGAAACTGTCACCGCATCTGAAAAACTCAAAAGAGGGCAATCAAACCTTGATGCAGAATTAAATTCATACAAAGATAAGATATCAGAATGCAGAAGAATGCTAACAGAATATCAAAAAGCATATTCTGAATTGTATTCACAGGCAGTTGGCGCTGATTCTAAAAATATCAAAATCACAGCTTCAACAGACGTATCTTCTTTAAAGGCAGCAGTAAGGGAGTCCATCAAATACAATCCAGTTGTTCGAGATGAACCTACTGAAGCGGATATAGAAGATATGCAAGATATCGACTATTCCGATTATTCCGATTCCGATATCGTATCAATGTAAATTAAAACTTAATAAGGAGTGCATAATAATATGATTACAAGACGTAATCCGGCTCAGATGGGCAACGGTCGCAGACCAATCCGAGCAAGTCAGAGCATCACCTCTAACGTACAGAATAGAAATAATCGTTCCATTATGGCAGCAACGAATCTTACCTCAGCTCAGAGAGCATTTGCTTCTCAGCTTCAGAGAAACTGTAATCGTTCTTCTGCTATCATGGCAGCTACGAATACGGCAAACATCATGACTCGTCCGGAATTCACGGAGCTTCTTCCGATGTTTGTTCAGCAGCTTATCATCACTGATATTGCTGGTTCTGTTGCAATGAAGTCTCGTCAGCAGCTCATCCCGTATTTCAAGTTTATCGCTGAAAACACCAAGGGTGAGACGAAGGCAGGTACTGTTCTTGCTTCTCCGTTTGCTAACCGTCAGGGCGTAGATCCTAACTTCACTGGTCGTGTAGTAAAGAACGAAACGGTTGAAGATCAGCTGATGTATACTCCGGTCCTTCCTGGTACGGTCACTATCAAGACTGAGGCTGGTGTATATGTCGATAAGGGTGACGGTAAGCTCTACGACAAGAACATGACTGAGCACGGCACCATTGAGTATGGTACAGGTGCAATCACAGGCATTGATGGCGATATGGTAGCTACCTACCAGTACGACAACGAGACTGTTGGTCCTGACACGAATAGCCAGTATGGCGCAAAGATGGGCAAGGGCTACCTCCAGCTAGACGAGCTCAACCTCGTAGCTGAAGCACATGAGCTTGCTTGCTACCACAGTGTATTCTCTGCATTTGCTGCACAGCAGGAATATGGCGCATCTATCGCTGATATGCAGAAGGAAGCTGCTATCGGTGAAATCACCGCAGAGATCAACACGAACTGCCTTGATCAGCTTGCAAAGGCTGCTTCTTACAAGCCGCAGTTCAACTGGGACGCATCTCCGGTACTTTCCGGTTCAGTTGTTCCGTCCGATTACCTCAACATGTTCAAACTGAAGCTAGGTCAGGCTGCTGCTTCTGTCTATCAGCAGACGAGAATGACTCGCCCGAATAGACTTATTGTAGGTACCACGGCTGCTGAATACATGTCCATGATCAACGGCTTCCAGTCTGCAGGCGATCACGCCGATGAAGTAGGCCCGTATCATCTTGGTAAGCTTGATGCATTCGAAATCTATGTCAATCCGTCTTACAATCCGGATACATGGGTCATGTGTTCTAAGTCTAACGACCTTAGAAAGAACAGCTGCCTATTCGGAGAATATATGCCTGTCATGACTACCGATGCCATCGGCCTTGCCAACATGTCTGTCCAGCAGGGATACGCTACGATGTACGCGTTCAAATGCACGGTACCAGAAACGATCGTCAGCGGCAAAATCCTTGGAACATTCTAATCTATAGTTTAATAAGTAGATAAATCTTAGCCTAAGTTCTAACGAGCTTAAGCTAATTTTTTTTTGTTGTTTTGAGTTGAATCGTTAAGATTATTGGAGATGATAACAATTGGCTATCGCTAAAGTTCCAGATGATTTATTTAAAACATGCCAAACTTGTGGTGAAAAATTCCACCCTAACACATACAGACAACGTAATTGTGGTAAAACAAGAACTAAAACATGTCCAATATGTGGTAAGGATTTTACATATACATGTACTCCGGAAGGATCAAAGAAGAAAACATGTTCCAGAAAGTGTGCAGATCAATTCGCTGAACAAGTTAGAGAATCTAAGTCATCCGCAGTTAAAAAAGCTTGTGAGTACTGTGGCAAACTATTTACACCTAAAACAAAGTTTGATAGATACTGCTCAGGTCCTCACTACAAGAAGTGTGAAGTTTGTGGAAAAGAGTTTGAGTTTGACATACTATGCTACAAAGGAATAAAGACATGTTCTAAAGAATGCAGATATAAGCTTGCAGCAGATAATAGAGATATTCCTGCTATGGTGCAAAATCTAGAAAGCACAATGCTTATGAAATATGGTGTAAAGCATGCTATGAATATTCCTGGTGTAGTAGATAAAATAAAAGAAACAAACAGAGCTAGATATGGAAGTGATTGGTATACTCAGACCGATGAATACAAACAATCTGTAGAAAAGACTTCACTAGCTAACTATGGAGTTAAACACTTTCTTTCTAGTGAAGAAGTAAAGTCAAAACGAAGAGATACTTGTAAAGAAAAATATGGAGTGGATAATGTATCAAAATCTCCTGAGATTCAAGAAAGAATAAAAGAAACATATGTTAAGAAATTCGGTTTAGAGAACGTGAGTCAGACACGAATCGGCAATATATCTGAATGGATACAATTCAAAGCAGACCCTAAAAAATATCTAGAGACTACATTTGATAACGCTCCTACTATACAAGATCTTTGTTTGTATTTTGGCTGCTGCAGTGCGTCATTGTACAACGCGCTCAAGGGTGTAGATGTCAGTAATCTAATTAAGCATACTAATTCAAACGTAGAATCCGAAATAATTGATTATCTGAAATCTGTTTCGTCTGAATCTAAAGTGATAAGAAATTGCAGATCTATCATAGCTCCTTATGAAATTGATATTTATCTACCAGAATTGAAGTTAGGAATTGAATGTGATCCAACAGTAACGCATAATTCATCTGTTTCGGATCCTTGGGGTCAGCCTCCAAAAGATAGTAAGTACCATCAAATGAAAACAGATATGTGCGAATCACATGGTGTCAGACTTATTCATCTATTTGGATACGAATGGAATCATAAACGTGCTATTATGGAATCTATTTTACGAAATGCATTAGGTAAAAATGATAAGAGAATCTATGCAAGAAAATGTGAGTTGCATGAAGTTTCTTATACAGACAGTAAACTATTTCTGAATGCTAATCATAGACAAGGATTTGCAAATTCGTCTGTTAGATTAGGGCTATACTATCAGAATGAACTAGTTTCGCTTATGACATTTGGCAAGATTCGACGAACTATCGGAACAAATAAAGATGTCGATGGTTGGGAACTCATAAGATTCTGTAATACGCTGAATACCTCAGTTGTAGGTGGAGCTTCTAGGTTATTCAAACATTTTGTAGATACATATCATCCTGAAGTTATATTATCATTCTCAGACAGAGCGCATACAACCGGTAAATTGTATCAAACTTTAGGGTTTACAGAGAAGAGCAGATCTGCTCCTGGATATGTTTGGGTAGAGGAATTAACTGATATAGCATACAACAGAGTAAACGCTCAGAAAGCAAACTTGAAGAAATTTTTGAACGATGATAATATCGATTTAACAAAAACTGAAGCTCAGATAATGGAGGAACACGGATTCGTGAGAGTGTACGACAGCGGTGTAATAACGTGGCAGTGGAACAAACCAATGAAGTAGATATAGAAGAGTCTGCAGAGGATTAGCTTGTATCGTTAATTTGATTATCAACAAACTCACCAATCAAGGAAGGAATATGATAAATGAGCAGAGAAGACGAATTTGAATTCAACAGTTATGTACCTCCTAAATACACATATAAAATCTGCTACAAGGATAAAATGCATGTATTCGATAGGCTATCCGAATGCTGTAAGTTTTTGAATTCTTTAGACGTACTAGATAAACCAATAAATACTAATAAATTATTGAAGTACCTGAAACATATTGAAGACGGTTCTTACTCGGTTAAAGTTCCAGATTTTATTCGTAGTAATGTTCGACAGGAGGAGCTGCCTTACAAAATTTGCGAATACTGTGGAAAGAAGATTTATTTAGGCAGGCCGTATTTCATGAGAGATTACAGAAGCAGCATATTCTGCTCTCCAAGGTGCATCGCGTATAATGATAACTCCATCAGACGAATTGATGACTGGCGAGGTTGATACTTACTAGCGACGGATTTTTTTATTTAGCAATTTCGTCGCTTATATTTTTAAAAATTTAAAAATTTATCAATCGTTAATATTTGTATCAAATAAATCGGAGGAACATCTTATATGGCAGCTAGAGGAAACAACAAGTATTACTACTACATACGAGGTGTGAACAAAAGATTTACTACATCTCGAGAAGTGTGCATGTATCTAAAAACACATCTAAATGTAATGATATATGAAACAGATCTGCTAAAGTTGCTGAACCATCCAGACCAAGTATTCAAATGTGATTTTGATAAGTCCTGGGTTATCGACAACGTGTACAGAGAGGAAGTGCCGCATACATATTGCAATCGATGTGGAAAGCGCATATATGAAGGCTCAAACGTCTTCCACAGACCTGGAGCAGAATTCAAAGACAAACTATTCTGCTCTATAAGATGTTTTGCATCAGAATACACAGATTTGGTAGAGTCTACATATCAGCCTCAATAAAATCAATTTAATTCAATAATATCAACATACCTGGAGGTACAACATGACAAGAGAAAAACAGTTAGAAACACTTCATAAGATCCGTGAGCTCAACCTCAACATCGCGTGGAACTACGATGAACTCAGACGTGAGCAGAATCGGTGCTTTCCGTCTCCGCCAGCAGCACCTACAATGCCAGAAATCAGAAAGTCATATCCTGTTGTGAAATCTAATAGGAAATATGACTGGAAAACAAGTTTCGGTGTAATGGGAGCAGGTCTCCTTTTGAGCATCATGTTCATTACAATTTCGTCGATCATTCCTATCGGATTTTTCTGGTATCTGTCGTCTCTTGCAAACATCTTTTTCGCATGCGCTGCTATCATTTGGCCTATCGGATTTACAGTTTGGTGGTACGAGAAACGTAAGCAAGATGTAAACAATATTTTGAACTCTGCAGAGTACAAAGCTAAATGCGCACAGATTGATTTAGAATATAAGGCAGCTGTAGAAAAAGCAACTAATACATATAATAATGCTGTACATGAATATAAAACAGTTACTATTCCGAAGTATGAAGAAGAGAAACGTAAATTTGAAGAAGTCAGAAATTCGGCTGTACGAGAATTGAAGCACAAGCTGTCTGAAGACGAGGCAGAGCTAAATTCACTTTACGATTCAACTAAGATTCTGCCTAGTCCGTATAGAAGTATCAAAGCTATTGAATTTATCACGAACTACATGGATACGTCCGATGCCTCACTTGAAGATGCAATTCTTAGCTATGACAGAAATCTTCAGCTGGATCTTGATAATCAGAAACTTTCTGAGCAGATCAGAGAGAATGACATTAAAGATAGAATGGCGAATGCACAGGAAGCTGCAAATGATATTGCCGAACGAAACAACGAAATTGCTGAACAGACAAGACGTGATGCAAACCGAGCAGCGTTTATTGCTGCAGTACAGAGACATAATACTAACAAACACCTCAAACGAATGTGATTCAGATAAACAAAATAGAAAGGATGTAAACAATTATGGTCGCATCTCCAAGATACTATTACTACGTGAATAACACTCGGTTCAACTCTGCTTCAGAAGCTGCAGCATATATCAACTCGAATGGATTCTGCGATAAACGTATCACAGACTCTCATCTCCGTATTATGCTCAATTATCTAGAGCACCCGACCAAGCCTATTAAAGTTTGGCCGTGGATACGAGACCATGTCAAGCGAGAGTTAATTCCATACATTGAATGCAGCTTCTGCGGGAAACCTATCTATGTAGGAGAATCTTATGTAACATTTAATGATGTAGATCACGGTATTCATAGATTTTGTTCTACGCATTGCGGTGCAATGTATAACCACACGCAGATCAAGTATGGGACTGTAACTCTGGCAGATACAAACCCTATGAATATTCCGGAAGAACTTCAGTAACTATGAAATACATATATAGATGCGGATCACGCTTATTTGATGATGCAGCAGCTTGCGCAGCATATATAAAATCTACGCTGAATCTGTCATATATGACATCAAATCTGTTGCTAGATATTGTTGCTGGCAAAACAACAGGACAAGATAGCAAGACTGTAAATTGGATAAAAAAGCATGTAGAGCAGCTTCCTGCTCCTTACATACCTTGCTGCCGATGTGATAGACCAATATATACAGGTGATTGGATATACACAGCTGGTAAATCAGATAATATGGTGTTCTGTAGCGTAAATTGTTTGGCCAGCTATTATTTGACCATAACAAAACGTAAATTCAAGTTAGGGGAAGCTTTGACCAACATTTCTGATGACAATGAACTAATCGAAAATTGCAATCTGTCTAAACGAACTAAGTATGCACTGCTTCGATCCGGATACAGTACACTAGGAAAAGTTGCAAGGTTATCTTTCATGGATACTGAAGCAATACGAGGATTTGGATCTACGTGCTTAGCAGAACTAATGAATTTTCTAGAGGATAATTCATTCGATATAACTAGTTTATATCCGCCGGATGAGCGTAGATATCTAAGAAAACGTCAATCTGTAGAAATCATTCGTGAGAGGTTAAGAAAACAATGAGCGTGCAAGAACGAATCAAATTAGCTGAAAAATCTTACGAATATAAAAATGTAACAATAAACTGCTATGCCTATGGTTGGTTTATTTATTACACCGATAGAAATATGGTCTATCCGATGAAGCAACGTGTGAACTTTGCTACTAGCGAGGAAGCAGAAGAATTCATCGACACACATCTACTGTAGTACAATATTGTAAGCATACTGGTGAACCTTATATTTTACGTGAAGGTCACTCAAGCAGTAATGTTGTGGCCTAGATTAAATCGCCTATTAGATACTAGGCAATGAATTAAAAATCGTTTTGGAGGTTTTATCAATGAGCTACAAGATTACTGTTAAGTATGTAAAGCCGGTTCAGGCTGAAGCTTCTATTCCGACTTATCCAATTGCACCTGAATTCATTCTAGGTACATCTTATGTGGATCAGGAAGCTTTCCGGAAGGACATCGATGATGCGGCATACCCGAAGAACATTTGGGGCATGAATGATGTAGGCATGGCAGAATCTATCGAGCAGTTCCTCGGAGAAGTTTCTGTACATCCTGGCGTTGTTTTTGCTTGTAAGTCTGCTATTATGTCTGCTCAGGCTGCAGCAGCTGCCTCTACTGAGGACAAGGGCTATGAGTTTGAGGCTGCAGGTTATGAAGACAAGATGCTTTACGAGGACGCTGCTCGCGCTCTAAAGGATCAGGGTTTTGAAATCACTGTTTCCCCTATGTAAAGGGTCAAGTAGATATTACATCGGCTGATAGTGAAGATGCAATTCAACGAGCTATTTCAAATAACCCGAGTAACGCATATATTCACTTGACCCAAAACGTAGCGCAAAGCGGAATTCAAACAGAAGCAGGATCCAATGTAACGCTTGATCTAGACGGACATACCATTACATGTGTCGCTCCATTTGTGGGTTCTTCTGAGGAATATACAAATGGTATGAGATTCATGAAAGGATCAAATGTAGTTATAAAGAACGGTACAATCAAAGCAATCTCACCTATGTTGGCTATACTTATTCAAAACTTTTCGGATAGTTTAGTTTTAGATAATGTCACGCTACAAGGTAAACTTGCTACGCAGTACATTCTTTCTAATAACTACGGACATGTAACTCTGAAGAATAACACAGTTGTTAAAGCTTCTGGAGGACATGTCGCATTTGATGCGCATTACGGACTGTCTGAAGAATACGACGATGGATGTACTGTCACTATTGCCGATAACACGGTTAAGATTATCGGCGAAGTAGAGTACACTAAATCTGATAGATGTTCTGAAGAAAACTTCTTCGCAAAAACGCACATCTATATTCCTTCAGATTATACACTCACTGCTCCTGCTGGATTTGAATTCAAGCTCACGGCAGATGGTACACAAAAAGAGTTAGTTAAGGCTCAGTAAGATAGGAGGCCTAGTACATGACGATGGATGAGATAACAGAACAGGTAGGATTTATGCTAGGCCTCCCTACTAACGAAAACGTAGAAGAAGTAGATCTGAGAAAAGCTGTATTGATTGCATTTAGAGAGCTCAAGCGCTATATACGTCAATCAGTTGAAAAAACTATTCCATTTCAAACTAGGATTGATCTAGTAAAGAATGGCATTCATACAAAAACAATATTGAATGTCCAATCAGCTAGCCCAAGAATAGGGTTGACGCTAAGTAATATTGATAGCGCAAATGTATTCCAAGCCGCAATGGCTGTGAAAACATACAGCGGAATCGGAAATAATCGAAACATCAATATTGATCCAATTCTAACTGAGATGGCAATGGCGCAAGTTCGAAATACAATCTCTACGGATTTTCAGTGGAAATTTGATCCATACAATCAGGTTGTATATGTAACACATCGAGATCCAATACCTGCAATGATTACAATAAGATATGTGCCGGACCTGCAGGATGTATCAGAAATCCAAGGAAATACTTGGATAGATTATCTTGTCAGAATGAGCATAGCTTTTGCTAAGATATCATTAGGTAGATCCAGATCCAAATATACAATTGAAGGCTCAAATGTAACGCTTGACGGAGACACACTTCTGTCAGAAGCTAATGCTGAGCTAGAAACAATACGAACTGAATTGAATGATAAGAAAAATAAACTTATAGTATTAAATTAAGGAGGCCAAATATGGTTATTCATCGCAAGCGTTCTACTAAGGCAATCAAGGCAGACGATGAACTTGATGTAGAAGACGAACTTCCAGAAGTCGAAGATACTGATGTCGAGGTTTCTCCTGAAGCTACTGAGCTTCTTTTTGAAACCGAGGATGTTGCTCAGCTACTCGCAGAAGTAACTCAGCAGCCAGTAGATGTTGATACTACTGACGACGGTGAGTCTGTAGAATTCACTGTTGGAAAAGATGTTTACACTGTTGAATCTGAGGGCGACGAAGAAGTTCTTGAGTCTGTCAGAAAACCTTTCAAGCGTAAGAAAGCAATCAAGTCTTCCAGACAGATGAGCAAAAATATCAAGAAGCCTGTTAGACAGATCAGAAGAAAGTAATATAAGTTTCATATTCACCCTCACTGGCAGGTAGCGTTGTTAAATACGATTCTACCTGCCAATATATTTATATGGAGGTAAGTACATTGGAGAAAGAATATGTGCAGAGCGGGTTGATTACAAATCTGCTCAAATCTCTGCCTAAATTCATCGGTAAAGGGATTGAACAAGTCTCTAAGATGGGCGTAAACGTAACTGAATCAAAACCTGTCGATGGCAACTATGAAAATGGTGTTATTTTCGTTGCAACTGGCGGCAAGGGTCACATCATAAAGTGCAAAGTTGTGCCTGTACCCGAACTAAAAGGTAGATTCAATTTTTACATTAAGTCCAAAGATGGTCATCAAGCTAGCTGGCCGTCTATCAAGGAAGATCAAATGGACGACAAGATCACTGAATTTTTTGATAAATTCTACGACGAAAGCTTTGAAGACGCAGAAGATAACAAAGATGACTTCAATATGGATGAGTTTTCAAAAGAAGACGAATCCAAGAAAGAAAGTCCTGAAGCACCTCCAGAAGAACAAGATATGAATTCTAGTAAGAAGCTATATGTTACTTTGTCTAAGGTAACTGCAGGCTCTAAGATTTCCGCTAAGGTACATAGCGTATATGCTAACTACGGCGCTGTTCCGGCAATGGCTGACATGACGTGCCTGCTGAACGACACAGATTTTGTGAATTCACTCACAGAGGAACCTCAGTCATTCTGTGTAGAATCTTGTCCAGAAGAATTGACTACAGAAGAAGTAGACAGTGTAGAATCTCATGATCCAATGGACTGTGTTGTTCAGCAGCTATATGTAAGCATTCTGAATCTACAGTATTTAGGTATGACATGTTGTACTCCTAACATGTCTAATTTCTATGATGGATTCAGTATAGCCAACGATATAATGTATAGCGTCAGAAGAATGATTGCAATATTTGTAGCATCTGGATGGAAACCAAAGAATCCAATCTCTTTAGTTCAGCTAGGCGAATGTGTTTCTATCTTAAGCACAGACGCCGATTCTATTCAGGCAGATGTCAAATCATGTTTAGAGAACATTGTTTGTACATTGTCTTTGTATCGTCCTGAGTTTTCACCAGATATTCAAACTGTATTTGATGATCTTATAGCACAAATCAAATGCTCTTATTTGTGCGTGATGTAATATTTTAAGGATCGTTAATTGTATCTATAAATACATCAATATAAACATGGAGGATGTATAATGAAAGATACAATCGGTTTTATCACGTATCCTGAATCTTCGCACGAAATATCAGATGTAGATAAACTTCAAACATATATAACTAGCGGTCAAGGCGTAATTACTTTAGAGAATCCAGAAACGGGTGTTCATAAAACTTACGCCTTCAATGACCCTAGACACAAGGATAGATTCACAGACGGTACAATCTTTATATATTATCATTCATCTTCTGGATATTGGCTATATGTAGGAATGCTCAGATATGGAAATATACGAGTAACTAAAGCGTCTAATTTCTATTCTGATAATCCGGTGTACCTTGGGGCAAAATACATAGTAGACGTAGCAAACAATCGTCGCAGAAACACAAAGATGAAAATATATCATTGCGGTATGTGCTGTGTATGTGGACGAAAATTGACCTCTCCTAGATCAATACTAGAAGGTGTTGGACCTAGATGCAAACGTAACAAGCAAAAGTTAGCGGGCATCTAGGACGTGAGATCGTGAGTATTCGAGACAATCAGAAATTCGATGTAATATGTAAAGAATGTGGAAACAACGTATTTGAGGCTGTAAAACTAATTTCAAGTTGTGCTGATTATATATCTAAATCTACCTTTCATAAAGTTGATGAATCAGATGCAATAGAGTGGATAATGAATAGAAAATATCCGAAATTTGAAGATCTTTTATCTTATCCACAGTCTAAACAACATCTGATAGATACGTATATATCTATATATACCGAATTAGTTGACGACGCTCAAGTTACAGCAAGTGTAAAACTCTCTATTTATTCTAGCTACAGAAGCCGTAAATTGAAGTTTATTTATGCTTTTGTATCAGATGACTACAGAAGAAGTAGAGTGAGAATACTAACCCGAATGATTTGGTACGCATTATATCCAGTACCTAAAAGAACACAAGGAGGTATAGATGATGGAACCTGAAGTAAATTTGAACGAATCCGCAGAAAAGACAGAAGTGAAAGAACGAAAGAAACCTGGACCTAAGCCGAAACCCAAACTTGACAAAGCAGCAGTTGAGACAGCAGAGAAAGCCGATCTTGAGACAACAGAAAAGCCAGAGATTGAGACAGCAGAGAAATCCAATCCTAATGTAGATACAGCTGAACCCGTTGTAGAATCCTCTGTAGAAGTTGTCAATGAACCTGAAACAAACGAAGGTGAAGTTGCTGATAATCAGGCAGACGAGCCTAATGAACATCTACCCGTAGGATCTATCATTGCAACACATGGTAGGGCTATCGTCATACATAAGTATGCTAATTTGTCTGATATCGGCATTCGGCACTCTGGCGTTGTTCGAGTTGTTGAGAATAACAATGGCGTATGCTGGGTTAGATATATGGTAAGCGGATTTGGCCCATGTATGGGTTATATTCACGAAGATAAATTAAACAAATACATGAAGTAAAGGAGTAGTTAATCATGCCAGAAACAAACGTAATTGACCAGATTCATCCTGAAGAAACTGCACCTGTTGTCGAAGATGCATCTCAGATTTCTGAAGAAACAATTCAGGAATTTACCGGTGGTAAAGGTGAAGAGAA